TTACTCATCTTCATCTTTACCTTTTAAGGAAGGAGCGCTTTCCAGCGCTCTCATAATACGGGAAATATCATCAGCATAATTAGCTACACGCCATTCGTTTAGCATATGCTCGATGACAGGATATTCTTTCTCAAACTTTTTGAATGCAGCATCTACTTCAGCTGAAGCAGCATCCGTGAGTTTATTATAAATCCGAACACATAAAGCTAAATCTTCACGAATCTGTGAAGAACCATCAGGACTTGCCGTGATATAAGTGTTCTTCAGATTGCGTCCGATTTCATTGATACGAGATACTCGCTCACCGTTATCTTTGCCAGTAATGAACTTCAGAAGCCACTTTAACTCAGGAGTATTGATGATGTTACTTACAACACGGCGGTTAAAGAATGTTGATGGCAAATATTCATCAGCATCCAGGTCGTCAATAATCTTGATGAATTCATCAACAATGAAACGGTCCAACGATTCAAGATTATCATTCAATTTAGCAACCTTGGCTGAGTTTGGACGAATAACGTAGAACTCAGTTACGCCCAGTTCTTTAGCCAAAGTTCTGATAGTTTCAATATCAATTCCAGACCAGTACAGCTCTTCAGGGAACGTACGAATCTCATCGCGTGAACGGAAAATTGCATAACCTTCAAGTTCCGCAATATCGTCCTTGTTCATAAATAAGTCTTCAGAAGTCCACCAACCACCTTTAGCATCTAACTTATGCAATTGGCCGTTCGGAGATTTTGGACGTGGTCCACCATCACCTTTAGATGAGTTTGAGTAATGCTCTTTTTCAAACTTACGGTATTCTTCCATCTCAGAAGACTTCAGAACAACAACTTCATCTTGGTCAAACAGTTTGATAATTTCATCTTTAATTTCAAGATGTTTAGGGTCTTCTGGGTCAATCATGATAAAACGCTGATATCGGTGGAAGTCTTTCAAATACATTCCACGGAACATTGCTGCGCGGCGAGATGGCTTGTCATCAATCATGATATGAACTTTATTCTGCTGAACATTAAGCAGATTTGAAACTGAAGTACGCTTTCTCGTTGACCAAGAACTCGTAAGACGCATACGCTCAGCATCCAGGTTCACAAGATAAGTGTAAACCATTGAAGACTCAATTTTCTTCTGAAGTTCATTGATGTTATAAGTTTCAACCCATTCGCCATAAGTCTTATCACCAAACATGATGTTCTGGCGATTCAGAATAGCACGTTGGTTTGAATCAAATTGAGACAGCTGACGAACTAGCTCACGCTTATTCTCAATAGACTGAAGATGTGCAATATCAGCTTCAAGAGTAGCTTTTTCTAAGCTGTTAACACGTTTCTTGATGTTCTCAATTGTAACATCGTCCAGTGAAAGTTCTTCACGAGATGGAGTGATATCCAATTCACCCAGAGGGAAATTGACGTAAACACATCCATAACGATTCAGAAGCCAAGAACATTCAAGACCCTGGAATTGGTCAATCGGATAAACAATCTTACCGTAAACCGCATACAGACCACGAGAATCTTTTCCAAATCCATTAGGAGAATGGAACCACTCTACATCTTGTGGGAAAGAGTCAATGTTAATGCTTGCGCCAGTAATGATTGGTTTAACTGGCATTGGACGCATTACATAAGCAATTTCATGCGCAAATTTTTCTACATCTTCAAGACGAACAGGAACCGTAATTTCAATACCAGTCTGCTCACCTTCTTTCATTGGCTCAACAAACAGAGGACGAATATCAGGTTCACCATTGTTCATCACAGCCATGTAACCACGAGCTTCACCGTCATGATAAGAAACAATAGTGAAGGACTTAGTGTAGCTGAACGGAGATTTTGAACCAAGACCCAGAGCACCGATGAAATCGTTACTTTCAGCTTTTGTCGAAGCAAAGTAGCTATTGTACAGACCGGGTTCTTCGTCATTACCACGAATCTGGAAATCACTCATACCAGGACCAAAGTCACGAATAATGAAACGCGGGTCTAACTTATTCGGACACTTGATTTCGCATGGAACATCTTGCTTTCCGTTCAGAATGTGAGCATCAAGCCAGTTAGTTGTAAGCTCACGAACAACAGCACGGATTTTGTTCTTATAGAGCTTATCAGACAAAATCATAAAGGCCTTGGGAGAGGCCTGAATGGTGAACTTAGTTTTCTTACCAGCAGAACCTAAAACTTCTTCATTATCAGCAATTAATTTCATATCTCTCAGTCACAGTGTCGTTTTATAAGTTCAGCTACTTCAAGGAGTTCTTCCGCAGTAGCCGTATCGGTAGTAAAAATTTTATTACGAATTTCTTTAAAGCGCTCTTTGAATTCTTCAGCCTCTCCGATGTCAAAGAAGCGTTGGATGATACGATACTCTTTGTAAACAGCATCGTCGAACAGTTCAGCAGAAGGTTTTAAAGTTAACATTTGATAGTTCCTATTGAGTTAAGGATTTTCGCCATTTGTTTTATTGTATACTTTTCTCGGCGATTGTAAACCACCTTCAACGCGAACGTACGAAGGTTCATAGGAATGGTCTGGCGAGTTTCAATACAGTTGACAATATAATCTATTGCCTGTTTGAATTTAATGTGATAGGGGTCATCTGGCGAACCTCCATGCTCAGTGAGATGCCGTTCTCCGTTCTGTTTGATACATTCTGCCACGTTTTCAAGATTTACCAAAGTTCCATCATCAAGAATCATCTGTTCACCTCATAAAAATGGGACTCCCGAAGGAGTCCCTAAGCATTACCACGAAGCACGAGAAACAATGCCTGTGACTTTAGTATAAGAGCCGTTGGTATGTCTTACACGGATAGTGACAGTATCACCAGGGAGAGGCAGAGCATCTCCCCACATGTAGCCGTAACTTCCATCTACTAATGTTACCCAAATCTGCGACATAATAGCTCCTTATTGTACCGGGCAAGACGCCCGATATATTTATTCGCTCATCCACACTTTACGTGGAGCAGCGTCATCACCCATAACCATTTCGAAGAGTTCTTTCCAGTTTTCAGGAAGAGAAACTACATCATAATGAGGTTCTTGGATTACTCGCTCATATTCATCTTCTTCCAAAGAACCCAGTCCTTTGATGTAACGAAGTTTCCAACCAGCAAGTTCATCTTTTTCCGCTTCATATTCAGCGGCGGTGTAATACCACTTCTGTTTGTCTCCTTTACTCATAATGATAACAGGAGTTTTGACGAAGCGAATTCGGCCTTCTTCAAACAGACGAGGCCAATTACTGAAGAATGCCAGAAGACTTGGATAGATTGAACCTGTTCCGTCAACATCCGCATCTGTCATGATAGCGATGTTTTTGTAGTTCAGATTTTCATAATCTTCACCAATAGTCAATCCAGTGATTGCGCAGATGTCGAAGACCTCTTTGTTCTTCATTGCTTCTGCTGCGGTCATTCCCCACGTATTCAGGAACTTACCGCGAAGTGGATAACCACCATGAAGTTTACGGTCACGAGTAGTCAGAAGATAACCAATTGCAGAATCACCTTCTGTTAAGAACAGAGTGGTTTCTTCTTTATCATTACCATAAAGTTCTGGCTTAATATGTTTAGCAACCTTAGCTTTTGAAGCAGCTTTTGCAGCTTTAGTTTCAGCAGCTTTTTCTGCCGCCAATTTACGAGCCAGCATAGCTTCAATAATTGGCATATGAATTGCTTCGGACTTCATAACTTGTTGAGCAAGTTTTTTGTAGTCCAAGTTCAAATGAGCTTTAACTTCACCCCATGGAGATGTCAGACGTTCTTTAGTCTGAGAATCAAATCGCATGTTGCTCATATCACGAACGAACATCACGAAAGTAAAACACTCTTTGATACGAGCCTTGTTTACTTCCAGTTTGTACTTACGTTTGAGCATTGGGATGAGTTCATTTGACAATTCGTCAACAACCAAATCCACATGAGAACCACCCTTAGAAGTATGGATGTTGTTCACATAAGTCAGTTGGCGGAAACCATCATCTGAACGACCAATTGCAATTGAACAATTATCTTCATCAGCTACAATAGCTTCTTCATCAAATTGCTTAGCGAATTTCTTGAATCCGCCATTGACTTTTTTGCCTTGGAATTTGAATTCAATATCCGGGAATACTACCGCCAGAGTTTGAAGACGGTCCAAAACAATTGATTCATCTACTTCTGTAAGTCCTGAACTTTCAAAGTGACTGAAGTCAGGAATGAACGATACTCGAGTTCCGGTCTTGGTTTGAATGAACTCTTTTTCCTTTGCTGGCTTACTATCCCAAGAGATATTCTCAGCCCCATTAGAGCATCGGACGATAATTTCATTCTGGCCGTCACAAGTAGCTCCTGCAAAAGTCACAGAGAAAATATTAGTCAATGCAGAACCAACACCGTTCATACCACCAGTTTTACGTTCAGCATCATCACCAAAGTTACCACCAGCGCGTGGACGAGTCCAAGCAGCTACTGGTCCAGGAATTTCATCTCCTTCAGGAGTAACTACTGGAGCTTGTGGAAGACCACGACCATTATCTGTTACGATAACTTTATTGCCTTTAAGCTCAACAGAAATTTTATTTGCAAACTTGAAGTTGGTACGAATTGCTTCATCGACTGAGTTATCAATGATTTCGTCAATCAGCTTGATTACACCCGGAACGTAAGTTACACTTTGGAATTTACCAAACAGAAAACGTTCGTGAGCTTCCATAGCTGAAGAGCCGATGTACATACCAGAGCGCTTAATGATATGCTCTCGGTCTGACAGAATTTTAATTTCGTTCTTAATCATCATTTGTCCTCGTTTAGGTGAACATTCTATCAACAGATTCTTAAAGCATTATATCTGCGACAATTTTTCTTCAAGTTCAGCTTTATACTGCAGTAAATGGGTTTTAGCTTCTTCACCGAAAATAGGATTATAACTTGGATTGTATGCAGCCCAGCGGGCAGAACTGTAAACCTTTTTATAGAACTTATGGCGCACTTCACGAGAATTCGTATATGCGTATATATCAATACCATAATATGCTTCGCACTCATAGCTTCCATCTTCATTTTGATGAACATGCTCATGACGAATCTCATAATACTTTTCAAGCCAAATATAGCTTCCATCGACTATACGGGTAGGCCATAAAGCAAACTTCCAGCGCCCAAGTGCACTGTTCACAATTTTGAGTTGCTTGAGCAAATTTTTATGCTCTACTGTTAATCCAAATCTCATAATGTTCTCCTCTTTTGGTAGAGCTATTTTATCATACTTTGTAGAGAAAGTAAACAACAAAGGGCCCGAAGGCCCTTTCATTATACTTTACCTTGCAGAACGTTAGTGAACTGCGAACCACGCCAGAAGTAACCTTGGTCATTCGGATGGACGTTATCATTTGAGGTGTACAGATTTGCGTTCTCTGCAGTAACCCAACCTTTAACATCTACGAACTCTAAGTTCAACTCAGTAGTAAGTTCAATCAGTGCATCACGAACTGCCGCGATTTGGTCAGTCATTCCAAGAGGAGTTGCCGGTCCAAACACGATAATTTTAGCTGCAGGTTGATATTGCTTAATCAGAGCAATTGACTCTCTGAAGTTAGTTTTAAGCAAATCAATTCTACCAGCCGGAGCATCGTTATAGCCTAAAGCTAAAGTGATGATATCCGGAGTGAAACTCAGAGTTGCAAGCTTAGCCGTGATACGAGCTTGAGGCTGAGTTGAGCTTGTTGAAGTCCAACCAGAACCACCGATGCCATCAGCTAATCCGACTAAACCAAGCTTATCACAATAGAAACGGAAATCGTTGAACGATGCTTGAGTTGCCATTGTACCGAAGGTGTAAGAGTCACCAAGCTGCCAAATCATCTTAGCTGGACGAGTAATTGCAGTGATAGTTTTTCCAGTGTCTACATAAATTCCGCCAAAGGCAGTATTCACGCCAACAAGAGAATATTCACGCATTTGCTCAACACCGTTCCAATCTATGCTATAGATGTAAACTGCACCAGACGAATCAGTAGTGACTGAAGTTGCAGAAATACGTTGTCCATCTACATAAAGGTCATACTTGGAGTTATTCCCGGCGAGTTTGAAATCAATTTTGCTTGAATCAGTTTTGAAATTAACTCGACATTGAGTTCCGTTGCCAGTACCATTTCCTCTGAAACCAGAAACAGCGTCCTTGATGTCAGAACCCCAATAAGTGATTTTAGCATCAGTACGAGCAATTGTTACGCCAGCATAAATTGTTGAAGCTACACCAGCGTTGGTCGTTACAGTGAATTTAGCGCCTGTACCAGTACCACCTGTTGCTGAAATTTCACCAGTAGGAGCAGTTGCATATACACCAGGTTTACGAACTTGAGTAGTCGTAATTTCGCCATTACTACCAACAGCCGTTACACGGATTTGTCCATTAACATCACCAGTGGCTCCAGGAATATCCAAAATATCACCGAATGTATATCCAGTGCCACCTGAAACTAAAGTAGCATTTCCAGAAATACCTACGCCCTTAATAAGCTTTTGCGTTGGTGGATTTGACATTACTGCAACTGGTTGAAGCATTGGCCCTAATGGTGGTTGAGGGTCTGGACCATCTACTGTATATTCGCTTAAAGTATATTGATATCCATTTCTAGACTCAATGAAATTAACTTCACCGTAGTCTACATAAGCTTGTTTGAGAGTATCAATTTGAAGTGCATATTGAGGGTCAGCGTATTCACGCCAGTCTTTACCTTCTTCCTTGGCTTTAATAAGGATGTTGTGAATCCACCAAGGAAGGTAAAGGAAGCTTGTGTTACGCCACGGAATAGGATGTACCGTGGTCCAAATATCTGTAGCCATAATGTTCTCCTTATAGTCTACAGATATTTATTTTATTCAAACCTGATAGTTGAATTTTTGAACAGAATACCAGAACAAACAGCGCCTTCTACTTTAACACCAGTAGGGCCTACTGCTTTAAATCCAGTAGATTGAGTATCTTTTTCTGAGCAGGAGAACCAAGAATAACCAGTGATTTCAATATTGCTGAAACCATTTGCTTCAAGAATACGAGTAGCATTATCTGCGTCAGTGCATCCAGCTACGCCAAAAGCAAATAAAGCGGCTACAATAGCACGATTGATATATTTCATTTCTTAGTCACCTTAATAATTTTGCCGCTATGAAGTTTAATAACCCGGCTTTCGCCGGATTTCATAAAACGAATACGTGGACGAGTACCCATTAATAATCACCACTCTTAAGTCCGTCATAATGAACCGCCGGAGCAGAAACTACTCGTTTCATTTCGCCTTCACAGTTCAAGAATTTGCACGGCTGTGGATTATCTCGCTCAGAAATTTTAACATTCTTTTCTGATTTTTCACCGCAAGCTTCACACTGATAATCATATAATGGCATTGACAGCCTCCGACCACTTTTTAGTTTTAAGACGAAGTTGACGATTTAACTCTTCAGTAACTGCAAGAGCAACTTCTTCATGAGAAGCTCCGTCCATTTTATCACGCATATGCAGCCAAAGAGCATCGATTACGCAATTAATTACATCTGCGCATTCGCCAGCGAAGATTTCTTTCTGACGATGAGGACGATTAATCCAATCGCACATTTCACCAGTTTCAGAAGAAAGCTGCAACATAACAGATGTGATGTTGCGCCATGGTTTATTTTCAGTGTATCTAGCAGATACTTGGAGTACTGGAGTGATATCTAATACTTGCATTATTTCTTCCATTTCATAGTTTGAAGAATTTCAATAGCTTTCTTGCGTTCAGCTTCGCTTTCGATTTTGAACACCATCACGCCTTCAACTTCTGCATTCCACTCTTCTGGTTCTTCTGGTTCTTTGATAGCAGCAATCTGCTCATCCAAAGATTCCATACTGCAAATTGGACTATACTCTTCATAGTCATCTTCTGAAATTACTTTAAAGTAACGATATTCACCAGGAGTGAAAGTGATTTTCATCTTAGCTGTGTAGCCATCGTTGTGAATGTATTCAATTTCTAAAGTGCGTTCACAGTCGTTCATCATCTTAGAAACTTTGAACACTTTAGTTCCAACTTCTCTGACAAAGCGAGAGTTAATTGAAGACGCTCCGACAGCACTGAGATTAATGCATTTGTACACTACTCCTGCACGCCAGCTTCCGCCACCAGTTACATCTTCGAAGTATTCACGTTCATCTGCAGTGATATAGAATCCGTCCCAAGATGTTTCACCAGTTCCTTCAAAACGGACCTTAACTGCTGAATCACCGTTACAATCTTCTTGTACTTCAAGAACGGTGAATTCAGGACCCTTAGATTTGATATCATCTAAAAGTCTTTCGTTATGAAAACTCTGAGATAAGAACCACTGCTCGTTTTCTTCCGGCAGACGATAAGTACGACCTTTAATGAAATTAGGCATTATAAGTTTCCTTCCAGTATTCTGTGCCATCATCAGAGATTTGACGGAACATACCATAGATTGGCAGAGTGTCACCAACATTTTCATAAACATAAGCGATTTGAGTATGCTCAAGGTGACCCGCAACATCTTTCTGAACTACTACTAAGTCCGGGTTGTACAGAGTATCTTCAAATTCGTCACGAGTGATACCGGTAATGATAGGTTGGTTTTTCATGATTTTTTCCTCATTAGTTTTGATAGGGCTATAGTATCATAGCCCTCAAAGAAAGTAAACGGTTAATTACGCTTTGCCTGGGCGATTGCCATAGCTCATCACGTAGTTAATGTTATCGGTAGGAACTACAGCGTACTCACCCATGAACACAACGTTGGCTACGATTTGGTCAGTATCTTCGTCACGATAAACCAGAGATACCCAAGCACCCATGCCGTCGATGGTTTTACCACTGGAATTTTCAAGTGCGTTATGCAAATCTACAGAAACTGGTTTGCGTTCGAACTTAGATTTTGCTGTAACAAGCGCAGTGTCAATAGGGTCATTGACTTCAACGAAATGATACTTAGCAGAAATCTTAAAACCACTTGAACCAAGAGTAGGACCTGCAACATTGATGATGTACTGACCGCGTGCTGCATTGTCAGAGATAATCCAACCGACCAGACCTTTGTTCTGACCACCAATAACTTTTACACTTTTACCAATCATTTTACTAGCCATCTTATCACCTTATCATTTAAGAGAATTCAATTCTAACACATTAAGTTAAAGCAGATTAACCGCGGCCTTTTGGTAAAGACAGAGGGTCAATTTCATCACCTTCAGGTGCATCTTCTAAACCAAGGGCGTATCGTTGAGCGTATTTTAACATCAAAATATCTTTAGCACAATCGTGAATAGAGTCATGAGCAATGAAACCATCCAGGACGCCCTTACGAAGAGGAGTTGTCGTTAAGTCACGAGTTAAAAGAAGAGCTTCAATCGCTGTACGAACATCTCGTTGATTCCAGAACTTACAAGGCTCTAAGCCGAAAGTATCGATATCTTTTTCAGCAATACCTTTACGAGCTTCACCTTCACGGAGAATATCCACAAGAATTGGGAAGTCGAAAGATTGACCACGACACCAACCGAAAGATTTCCACGGGTCAACTCCATTATCTTTCAGGAATTGAAGCAGCTTGTACAGACCTTCAACATGGTCAATATCTTCATCAGATGGAAGCAGGTTTTTACGAGCTTCTTCAGATTGAGATTTCCACCACTTCATAGTAGAAGCACCGAATAGACGAACACCTTGTTGTGCTTTAAGGTTGAACTTCAGTTTCATACCGCGCTGAACGAGTTCATCAAATGTTTCAACTACTTCCGGGTTCGGGTCAAATACAACAGCAGCCACATCAATAACAGCAGAGCGAGAGACGTTACCGAACGTCTCCCAGTCAATAATAAAGTCTTTAATCATGTCATTTCCTTAAATTCACGGATATTACCTGCAACAAATTCAGACAGAGCAATTTTTGGATAATATCCAGTATACCACGAAATAGCTTTAGCATCTCGGATAATGTCATTTAATTCTAACACAATCTGACTGCCTTTGATGTTAATTCCACGCTCTGTTGTAGTAGATGGATTTGACACCATGTTATCTTTGACGCCGGCTACAATAGCCTCGGCGTCTTCAACGGTAATTGTGTACATAAGCCTCACACATAATAAACATTTTTACGAGCACGAGTCGTGCCGACATAAAGCAACTGTTGAGCTAATTCAGCATCTGCCATATGAATACACGGAGTGTAAACATAGCAGTTATCAACAGAAACACCCTGTGCTTTGTGGAAGGTTGAGCATGGAAGTGCTTTCACCTTATGATAACGACGTTTAGCAGCCCAGAAATCTTTCCAAGGTGCTTTACCACCTTTGTTCCAATTTTTGTAAGTATCAGCTGCTTTAGCCAAGAAGAACTGGAATTTGTTCTGTTCCTGCTCATCAGCAATTACTCTGATAGTCTCTCTGTAGTAATCGTCTTCATCGCCGTAAGTTTCAAGTTCTAAATCCCAATGACGAACCATGTACTCGCCTGGAACTCCTTTCGCCCCAATGAAATCTGAGGACTCTTTACACGAAAGAATACGAACATATTGACCGTTGTTGAAGATGACCTCAGAGAACTTCTTACCGTCATATTCCAACTCTTTGATGAGTGGTTCCTGCATCACTACTACTTCACCAACGATAAATGGCTCTTCCGTCTGGAAAATCCGTCGACGAATAATAGAGTTCAATTTATCAACGGATTTGTTGGTGAATGCTAACATTCGGTTCTCAAACATATCTTCCATGGTTTTGACATTTTCAAAGTATGTCATCATGAAATCGCGTAAAGCGGTCTGAGAAGTAAAGCCATGAACACCTTCGCCATCTACGAGATGCTCATAAATCCACTCACCATTACGAATGTCAGTAGCAACTTTTATGATTGGAGCATTACTTCGCATTACCTCAGTAAGATAAAGCTGCTCAAAATCTTTGTGAGTGAAGAACGGAGATAGAGCCGGAACAGTGCTTCCTGGTTCTACTGGACGAATCTGAGATTTATCACCGATAGCGATAATCAGACACCAGCTTGGAACACTGGCCATGATAATTTGGAAAAGCTTACGGTCATACATTGAAGCTTCATCACAAATTAGAACTCGGCATTTAGCCATGTCCGGAACTTCACTTTGTTCGAAGAGCATGTTCTCTTCGTAAGTGGTCGGGTTAATCTTCAGAATGCTGTGAATAGTGTTTGCAGCCATACCTGCAAGCTTACTAAGTACTCGTTTAGCTCCGTGAGTAGGAGCAGCCAGCATTACACCCGATACTCCGGTTGAAATCAAATAATTGATGATGAACTTTGTCATCGTGGTCTTACCTGTACCGGCAGGACCATTAATAGTGATGTGACCACCACGACCAGCTTTAATACGTTCAACTACACGATTGAACGTAGCTTTCTGGCCTTCGTTGAGCATATCAAATGTAATATTCAAAACTTCTCCTACGCGACTTTAACCTTTTTAACCTGTAATGTGTTAATCATTTGTTGCACATTTCGGCGCTCTTGTTCAGTGAGCGGTATATGTTCAATAATATCACGTTTGAAGAAAAGCCATTTTGTTTCTTGGTACTCAATTTTACGTCCATACTTCATCAAATATTGAAGTTTTCCAAGTTGAGTTCCACAATAACGCTCAGCTGCATATTTACCTGTGAAGATAATACACATTCCAAGTGGGTCTTTGTCCCAAGACTCATAGAATGGAATCTCAAATCCATCTTTATCTTTTGTAATCAGCGCGTAGCCATAGTGCATCACATTTTACCTCGAATAAGTTGAAACATTGAAGCAGATAATGGGAGACCTTTATTCAGCTTAGCTTTATCAATAAAAGATAAGTTCTGGAAGCGAGTTAATCCCTTAATTACTATATCATAATTATGGACAGAATTTTCTGCTTTTGTAGCCTTTTTACTTGTAGTTGCGGCTTTTGAAGCCAACTTGTCAGTGTTCCCAGAAACTTTACGAAGACGCTTAAGTTCAGCTTTACCGCCAGTGATACGAGCCTGTAAAGACTTTTTCACTTCCGCCGTGACACCTTTTTGCTTCATATGTTGTTCACGTTTAGCGATATTATTCAGAATAGCCAAGTACTGCTTGTGGTACTTTTTGGCGATACCAGCCAGCGGGTCTTCAGATTCTGGTTCTTGTTGGTCGACAATGACGTGACCACCTGCATCTGCAGCACGAACAATACGAGAAGCTAACTCATCTCGTTTCTCAATCAGCTCCTCTAAGGAGAAGTTTCCACGAGCAGAGTTGTACTTCTTCTTAACTGGAATGACATTACCTGGCACATATCCTTTGTCGTTGTCAAAACGCTCAAGAGTCATCATGTCATCGTTGACACCTTCACAGAATGGCTCACCTGAGTAAGCACACACTTTCTGTTGAGCGATGTTGGCAAGATATGACATCGTTAATCCGAAATCTTTTTGACGTCTCGTAGCTGAAGCGTAAGTATTTACTAAACGAGTTGCAACGACAATTTCCAATGGCTTGGCCATATGATATCCTTATATGCTTTTGCGAAAGTAGCGGTATAATGGTTTCAAGGAGTATTCTATAACATCTGATTCCGGTTGTAAACGGTCAGAATGAAATAAGTTCTACATCATAGATTGTATGCATTCCACCTGGATTGAAATCCACATCCTCAATGCTAGTTACTCGGAACTTCGTTCCGATTGGCAATCATCCATTCTTGTTCATCCTGGACCATGTTGATTTTATTTTTACGGTCAATTTTTGCTAAAGGGTCGTAAGGTGCTGCGCTGAACTCACAATTTGGAGCTGCGGCTAAAATCTTTAGCATATCTTCCTGGTAGTTATAAGCTATTGTAGGGTTAGACCAGCGAATGATGGTCTTGGTCCCATAGCATCCAAAGCTAGCAAAACTTCTTGCTGTGTTAAAGTCGGTTGAAAAGCTTACAACTCTTTCAGATGTAAAAACCTCTCCAACTTCGACGTTTTGAAGAACATTGAGCATTCGTCTGTTGACTCCACGATAAAGCATTTCAGGAGTAACGGTTGTCATACGACGGCGGATAACTTTATCCAACCCACGATTAACCCAGTCTTCCACTTTATCGTTCAAACACTTCCATAAAACTGCTTGTTCTTCATCAGTGAACATCGAGTTAACTTCAGACTCGAGCATTTTACGCTCGACTTCCTCTGAGCCTTCCCAATACTCATAGATTCCACCAGAAGGAACTGGTATTGATGGTGTGATTTCTACTTCAATGACAGGACTTTGATAGAATGCCATGATAACCTCCGTTTGTTTTACGGAAGCTATCATAACACAGAAGAGAAGGGATGTAAACGGTTATTTTGCCCAGGGAGTCCAAGGCGGAGGGTCTGCCCACAATGAGGACAGTTCTTCACATAGAGCTTTTGTGCAATCTACCCCATGCTTTTTGAAGATTAGTTCTAACTCAGTAGCGATACTCTGGTCCACCTTCGGACCAGATTTCATATCAACTTCGACATATCCTTCAGGAATGTCTTCTTCAAACATATCGAAAATGTTACTCAACGCGGAAGTGCCTCCGTTTTAGGAACACCCAATAGATGCCAAATACCTTTACGAAAAAGAATCATATCAAACTGGTCTGTGATTAACCAATTATTCACATGAGTAATTCCGTATCCATCAGTGTGCATCATATTCGGAATTTTCACAGTATCGATACTTTTATCACCGAATTTAGGTTCTGGAATAATGTCAATCAGATTAGTTTGTGGAATTTTCCAGCCACCAATTAAGAAACTGTCTTGAGTATCAAATGGAGAGTTTTTGGTTTTAACATAAGTGTTGTATTCTTTGATGATAACGTCAACACCTTCAGGCCAACCATTTTTCAATTCACTTGGGTCAACATTGTCACGATAGCTAGTTCCATATTCTAAAAATGGATTATAGCAGATAGCTACCATGATTTCCCTTTTATGAAGAGGATGTCTTTTGTCAGTGAACGATGGAAAATCTCGAGAAACAAATTCCAGACCGAATGTAGTAATTTTGTATTGTTTTTCGTCAGTCACAGGTGAAGCCTCCGCCAGTGTCACAGGATGTATTTGAGGGACTGTCAATATAAGACGTTGTATGTATCATTGGACTATCATAAGAAGATACTCTGGATGAACTAGAGTGATTCTGGTGATTAACCGGAGTATGAGTTACGCGTCCAGTATAAGTCTGTCCATTTCGTTGGACTTTCTCTTTCTTCACTATCACTTCTTCCATCATACCATCGCCCATGTAAATCCATTCACGGTGTTCATTAGCGCCTTCTTCATAAGCTACGGCCATATCGTTGGCTCCGTACATATGCTCTTTAATGCTTTCATCAAGTCGGGTTTCTTCAGCTTTGATTTGAGCATCTGGCCGAGGATTACCGAATAACCCTCTGACAAAATTCATAACCATCAATAACTCCAATTCAAAAATTGAATGTTGAATACGTTTCTTTTGTAAACACCATCTACTTTAACCAAATCATAATACAGAACTTCGATAGCACATTCAATTGATGTACCAACTTCTCTGTATGCATGTAGCTTAACATCGACAAAGAAATCAGTATTAGTTTCTTTTTCTATGTATTTTAAGCGAACCAAGTCACTGATTCCGCCACAATCACCTACTGGTTTACGCCATGGAGTTGTTTTAACATTCATAGTATTTTCCTCATTTAGTGGAGTCATTATACACTACTCTACAAAAGCAAAAAAGGGACTCCAGAAGGAGTCCCTAAATTTTAGTCATCAGATGGCGCAGGCCCGTTGACCAGTTCTTCGTTGAAAGCTACCCAAGCATCACGCTGGTTGTACTCAAACTTAGTAGAGAACAGAGCAGTTTCTGTGGTTGAGATGATGTACATTGTACCAGCAATCTTGTGAACGTCAGAGTACAGTTTGAAATCTACTGAAACTTCTTTCGCTGGAATTGAAGTACCTTTGAATGTACGAGCTTTGGTCTTAATATTAACGTATGGCATAATAGCTCCTTTAGTGAATATGCAATATTATTTATTCACTAAGAACTTATCGGTAACACTGAAATAACCACCACCGCGCACGAGAATTACCCAATCACCATCAATTAAAACAGCAGTGTATGCTTCAATCTCGTTAAATTTCCAATGAAGACGCAGGTCGTATGCATCTGAACCCTTATAAGGAGAGGCCGGACGCCCGGCCTTCTGCCATGCATAAAAATCAAATACCATTAATAACCTCTTTCTTGACGAGCAAAGTTCTCTGCATTTTTCAGGTAATACAGTTTGAATACTTCTTCCGCTGTCATGCCAAGAGCCATGATTTTATTCAGGAAGAAGTGAAGCTGGTCAATAAGTTCAAATTTGATTTCGAGCTGGTCTTCTGGAGACAGGTCTTTAATTTTCTTAGCCTGCATTTCTACATGCTGAGCTTTCCATGGTTTCCACACAGCAGATGCTGCTTTTTCACCATTGCTCATGCCGCCCAGAGCAGTGTACAGCTCGCGAGTTTCATCTGCGATGTAGTCATCTTGTGCACGCAGCCAAGCAAGTACTTCACCAGCAGTTTCCAGAGAATCTGGGTGACGGTTACTGAATGGCTTATCTTCAGCCAGTTTAATCTGCAGAGATTTCTGCATATCGAGCATTACTTGCAGAGGGTCTTGACGATTATCAATTACTGCATTATACGCACCATTTGCTTGGTCAGCGCCTTCAATCAGATGTGAGCATTCATTAAAGTGAGCCATTGTGTTTTCCTTTTATCAAATCAGAAATAAATTATATCATTAACTTTATTTAGCAACGAATCCAAGATTTTCAGAAATCTTACGGAACTTTTCCATCTTTTCAAATTTCTTCCAAACTTCTTCTCTGTCTTCTACAAAATCAAAATCAGTGTGTACTCGCAAATTCAGAAGACACCCCATGATGTCATTCAATTCAGCAATTAATCTGGCGCGATTAGTTTTGCCTTCATATTCAGAATCAATTCCGAATTGAATAATTTTAGAGCAAAGCATTGCAACTTCAGTACATTCTTCACCTAACTTAAGAAAAGCATGTTGTTCTTGGTTCATATTTTAGCATACCGAGTAAATCTCATCTTAGCCATTAAGCCTGATTCGATATTGTTGTTGATGTAATCCATGATTTGTTCAGGCGTAGCACCTTCTTTCATAATCATGTCGTTCACGTCTTTTGAAGACCAAGGTGACTTATCCCAAAAGACCACTCTTTCTCCAGCATCAATAAGCTTCTTCATACGCTTTATTGTATCTGGATGACGAGGTTCATGGTCCATAATCCAAGCACGATTACCTTCATATGGAACCATGCTCAACTCAATAGAACCACCAGTAATTGCAATAGCATTGTTGATGAACAAACTATCTAATGGACCTTCCATTACAAATACGAGCTTATTAGGGTCTACTGTATCTTGACCATAAATCTTCGTAGCAAGCTCATGAGCTTTAATTGTCATGTATTTTTGGGGAGCGTCTTTTGAGAGGGCTCGCCCTTGGAAGGATTCAATTTTGCCTTTTTCATTAAAGATTGGAATAACCAAGCGCGGTTCATTTTTCTCATGCGAATATGTACCTTCGTTTACTGAGTTAACGAGAGCCGGCCATTGTGTAGTAAACCACAGTCGGTTCCATTTATCTTTAGGAATTTTACGTCCTGCAACGTATTTGCATATTGGATGAGCCGGTGAAAGCCTATCTAATCGCTCACAATAATCAAGCTTTTGAATGAACTTCTTTTCAACTGGAGGAAGTTTAACTTCTTTCTTAGGAGCTGCACGGGATTGACCTTGTTCTTTGCGAACTTCAAGAATGTACTCTCGATATAAGTCCGGTTCATTTTCTCGCAGATATTTAGCTAATCCTAAGTGTGCGTCACAGTTATAGCAATGGACTACAATTCCGCCAGTTGGTTGTTCATACGCCCATCCACGAGCTTTGAATTGGTCTTTTTGCGAGTCGCCACAAATTGGGCAACGAAAATTCAATTTAAAACGATGACCGTTTGTTACTTGTTTAAATCTTGGAAGGTGTGAAAATGCGCGATACGCAAACTCGTTATCAACCCAACTCACTATATTCTCCTTAGTGGCCTTATTTCTAAGGCCATTATATCACAGTTTATTGAGATTTACTTTGATGCGCTTACGTTTCTTTGGTAGGGTCTCAGGACCTTTATTGACGATTGCTCCGGTTGTGGTACCAGAGGCGATATTCTGGACACTTCCACCGGAATCTCCGGCTACCATGTCCTCGAACAAGGGAAGAGCCTCAAATATCTCTTTTTGTTCGGATTCAGTGATATTGTAACGTGAAGCTACTGCTGACCATGCACTCATCATGGATGCTACTCCATTGAGTCCTGGGACAGTTGTTAACATTCTTTTGATTGAACGCACAGATGCGTGGAAAGCAGTATAAGATGCTTTCTCTTCTGGAGTAGTAGGTCGCTTCAGAACCGTACCCTTTTCATCGATTATCTTGGCTTCATATGCTTTCCATTCAGTGAATGGTTTTTGCATTAGCCTGATAAACTTATACGCATAAACGGCGTCAATACCGCTTTTAATAGTTGACATAGTCTCCTCTTCTATTTATCGTTTAACACAGACGAATTTAGCAGAGGTTGAAAAATCGCGAGCAGAAGTGCGCCACTCTTCACCAGCTTGATTGCACAGTTCTTCAGCAGTTGGACCAGTTTGAGTAGGTTTAAACTCAATTTGGTTCATAGCGACTCCGCCATGTTCACTAATAAGAGTCATGATTAAAATAAATGTGCTCATCGTTTCATCCACGCGTTAAAAATGTCATCATCACTACCGGTATAATCCAATCGCTCTTCAAAGGATTCGCAATCAACACAGATTACTTCAATTCCTTCCCAGAGCAAATCATCGTCAATACCAGATTCCCAGGCAGAATCTTTAGCTAATTTTTCAATCAGCTGTTTTGTCAATTTTTGACCTTGATGAACGAAGCTAGACTCAAATGACAAATCTACTTTAAGTACTCTTTTAAAGATATCATAATGAACTGAACCGCATTCGCACCCACACTCATCGATGAAACGAATTAACCCTTGGTGTTCATCACAAACAGCTTTCATTTTGTACATCGTCTTTCCTGCTCTATTTTAATTGCGACCAATACTAAGCCTTTACGATAAGATTCGCGAGGGTCTGCTGGAAATCCCCAACGAGTAAGGCCAGTGTCAATTTCACGTTCAAAACGTAAACGAAGCTGAGCTAGTTCAGCATCATGATAATCTACAAGGTCTCTGCCTTCAAAAATCATAAGCCAATCCACTCTAACACTTCTGGAACAGAAGCATTTTCACAATACAGATTTGTGCCAGCTACTACCAGGTCACTTTCACCTAGGTCTTCGATGAGCATCTTCTGATTCTTATCTGCACCAGCTTCAAGGTCATGAATCAGCTTAGGCTTAACTTTGTCCCAGTCGCCTTCAACGAACTTGATGCATGGAATTGATGTGTAATCTGCTTTAGCCATAGCTGGAACAGCGGAGCAAGATGATATAGCAAAGATTAGTGCAAGTACAAGTTTTTTCATTTTGAAACCTTACGCATGCTTGACGTTAGTTAAACGAATGAGACGATAGTCATCGTTTTCTAAAGTTGTTACACCAATTGTTACACCACCGTGTTTATCGTTAAATGGAGGAATAACTACAATAAGCGTTTTTCCAAGCTCAAGAGCTTCTCGGACAGGTCCTGTGCACTCTAGCTTAGCATCATCGGACTTAACCACTAAGGTTCCCGGAAGGCAATCCTTGATTTCAGCCTGTGGTTTAGTGTTATCGTAAGTGTTACGAACGACAAGAAGCATTTGATTCAATTTCATTTTATTTTCCTCATTTTGTTGATAGGGCTACTATAACATAGCCCTACCAGAATGTAAACGGTTAGAATTTGAGGTCTTCAGCCAATGCATCGAGTTTAGCTCTTGCACTAGCGTTTTGTTCAACACGAGTCATTCGGTTACCTTCTGCAACTCGTTGCTGAGCACCGGAAGTCTCTTTGACTGAAGTCGGTTGTTCACCATGTTCTTGAGCGATTTCAACCCAACGCTGATTGCCTTTACTTACACCAATCAAGAACTTATTGTTGATGTTCTTATCGCCGTAACGAGACTTAATCTGCTTAATGAGCTGTTGTCCTTGTTGAGCAAGTTCCTCAGTTTCAATTACCGCTAGCATAAAGTCTGCTGTTGCTGGTAGACCTGCGGATTCTGCAACATCACCCATAGAAATATCAGAAGCATCCCAACCTGAACGAGTTGTCTGAGCTGCTGTCCACAGAACAGTTTCAGATTCAACAGCCAATGCACGAAGTTCTTCTGCAATAGCTTTAACTAATGTGTAGCTGTTTTCGGTGTAAACTTTAATACGACAAGAAGCGCAGATACCCAGATAGTCAATAATGATGACATCAGGAACGAAGTTCTTCTTAAGTTTAAGTTCATTCAGTAATGCACGGAACGTATTTGCATGAGCTCCACCAGTTGGATATTGCTTGATAATCAGACGACCAAGAGTATTCTTTGAGCGCCATTTTTCCATCTTGCCTTTGTATTCAGCATATGAAACGTGACCATCGTCAATATCATCCAGTGATACATCAAGTAAGTTAGCATCGATACGTTTTGCACAAACTTCTTCTGCCATTTCCATGGAGATATACAGAACGTTCTTACCCATCTGAAGATAGTCAGCAGCAAGAGAACACAGACCTAATGACTTACCGACGTTTACACCTGCGAGTAATACGTTCAGAGTGCCGGTCTCTGCACCGCCTTTTGTGATTCTGTTCAGAATATTGAGTTTGAATGCAACCTTACGAGCTTTGTTTTGATAAGCTAACCAACGAGCCTCATGGTCTTCCATCCAATCATGACCAATGTAACTATCAAATGAAATTGACAGAGCAGCTCGCATGATGTCCGGAATTGCACCTACATCAGGAAGTTTTTTGTTTCGCTTTTCTGGTGGAAGTTGGGCGTTAGTCTGAATTTCAATAATCTTTGATGTTGCATTGTACATCGCAGATTCTTGAACAAAGCGTTCAGTTTCAGCTACGAGCCAGTTTAAATCTTCTGGAGTATCTTGAAGCTTATTAATTAACTCACTTGCGCCCTGTACTTCAGTTTCAACTAATTGACTATTATCCAAAGCCACTGCCAATGCAGTTTTACTTGGAACAGCTTGATATTTTAATACGTGCTGATGAATCAGTTTGAAAACATTTTTGGCTGGGCCATGTTCAAAATACTCATCTCCCATATAAGGCCAAACCTTCGAGAAGAAGGCTTGGTTATACAGCAAATGAGATAAGATTGTTTCTACCACGGGAACCTCATTAAAATAGTTTGAAACGTTTTTTCTTTCTCATAATATCGGCATGAGCCTGTTGAATTTGTATTTTAATACATTTTTCAACATGTGGTGCAAGGTCGGCTTTTCGTGATTCGTCCAACGTAGAGAACTCTAGTGACACCTGGCCGCTTTCATCCAAGTGTAATGAGGTAACATATACGATATGTTCTTCGCCGTCCTCTAGTGTTATCAGGATTTCCTGGACGACATTCTCCATAGCCTTTTGGATTATCTCAAGACTCTTTTTGAACATCCGTTCGGTTCTTTCAAATTCCCCCTCCGAAGAGGGGGTTTCATCTTGAACTTCAACATCAGTCAAATCGAGGTCTAAGTCCTCGAAATTATTCTTCATCTTCGTAATTTTCCAGTTCATCTTCGATTGAAGCTGGAGTTGCTCTTACTTCGCCTTCCGGAGCATGGAATTCTTCGGTCTTCGAATTAATCAGAGCATCAACTTCTTCATCTACCACTGCGTTGGTTTCAATAGCACCCAACTGATAGCGGTTCTTAATTGCATCACGGAATGGCTGATGTTTAAACAGAGGACCCCAGAATGCGGTGCTTGAAGTATCTTTTGCACGCCATGATTTCTCTTCGCGAACCATTTCACCGGTGTCTACGTCCAGATATTCACGAGCGTACCAGCCATTTTTAGGTTTAACTACAAAACCAAGTTCCAGCGCCATATCTAACAGACCAGAGTAAGGGTCAATACCACCATCGAATTTAACATCGATGAAGAACTTACTCTTCTCTTTAACAGTACGAGATTTCTCAGCGTTCAGAACAAACTGATAACCTTGAAGGTCTGTACCATCTTTAATTTGACGTTTACCGATGATGAACACAGTATCTGCTGAGTACATTGGGCCAGTACCACCAGTCATTACAGTCTTACTGAACATCTCAATTGTTTCGATTGTGTGGTTAACCGCAACGCATGGAATGTTTTTGATAGAGAAGTAAGGTGTAACAATACGGAACAGAGACTTCAGTGATTTCGCACGAGTCATATCCGCAACTGATTTTTCGTTCAGAGCATCTTCTGTTTCTTTCTTAGAAGCCAGGTTACCGATGGAGTCGATGAATACGATAACTTTCTCACCGCGTTCAATTTCTTCCAGCTGATTTACCATGTCAATCTTAAGCTGTTCAACAGATTGTACAGGAGTGTGTACTACACGGTCAGGGTCAACACCCATTGCACGAAGATATGCTGGAGTGATACCGAATTCTGAGTCGTAGAATAGACAAATAGCATCCGGATATTTTGTCATATAAGCGGAAACCATAGTCAGACTCATATTTGACTTGAAGTGCTTTGACGGACCCGCAAAGATTGTTAAACCTGATTGCATGCCACCATCTAATGCACCTGAAATCGCGATATTAAGCATCGGAATCTTAGTACGAACTACATCCTTTTCATTGAAGAATTTGGATTTATCCAGAGATGCGGTCATTTTAGAAGTGGATGCTTTAATCAGACGAGATTTTAAATCAGACATTAATTATTTTCCATAAGTCTCCATAATATTTTTCTCACAGGTTTAAGATAGAGTAATTATATCAACTACGGTTTAAAGCGGATTGCAATGCGGTGAATCATTTTGACAAGGTGTGTAACAACAAGCATTACAATGACCACCGACAAAGTCGGTGGTGTATTCTTTAGATTTCAATTGCTTTTTTGAATTCAGCTTGCCAAATTGGTTTTTCATCAAGATATTTTTGAAGAATTTTGTGCTGATATTCAAGAGTTTCAATTCTGAAGTCCTCATCGTTTTTAATTTTATTAATTTTATCAACAAGCTCTTGACGATTGCTCACATAGAAGAACTCATTGCCTTCCATGATATTCATGTCAGGGTCAAATGTGCTATCGAAGAATGCTACTGCAGTAGATGCCAGAGCTTCCCATACACGTGGAGTGATTTGGTTATTATCGTAAGTCTTATCACCGAGCACGATAGTAGCATACGCGGTTGAGTTACGCTGAACCATTTCACGAGAATCTACCTTGCCAGGAAATACTGGTGGAGTAGTCCAAGGAAATTCTGGGTTCTTGAATTGGTCTGCCTTAACTGAACCGAAGAACTCAACGTCCAGTCCAGTGTCAAACAGATATTCAACCATCTTTTGTTCGCGATTACCAGAACGGAAAGTTCCACCATAAATCAGGTCACGCATTTTGATGCCATCAGCAGCAATCTTGAAGACGCTGTGATACATCTTATGACGGTCCAGTGCAAAATGAACAAATTCCATTCGGTCCTTAGAGACACCAACTAAACGGTCAGAGTGAATTCGTTTAGCTTGTTCCAGGTCACGGCCTTGAGAAATTACACGAATTGGAGAGCGAACAATGAACTGCTCTTCTGTGTATTTGCTGGACCATTTTTTCTTCGACATTCGACGCCAAGCTTGTTCCCATGGAAGACGAATATCAGTGAACAGATAATAAATCTTTGACTTATATTTGTTCAAGAACATATAAGCCGCTTTATTCATCTTGTTCTCTTCACCGCCGTAGAAGTTCAGAGAAGCATTCACTACCAGAACTCGGTCATATACATTCGGGTCTGGGACATCATCAAATGCGATGCCATAAATTGTCTGTTTCATTGAAATGAGGTCAACATCAAGCCCCATATCTTTTAAGCATTCGGACAGATAAATTGTCTCAGAAGCAGGGGTTGTTTTAAACCCCTGGATGTTGTTACCTAAGTTCAGGATAGCAATTTTCATAAAGTGGGCTCAATCTCACTGAATTTGTTGAAAGCGTCTGACTTTTGTTTCTTGGCTACGCACATACGAAGTACTTTCAGAGGTTCGTCAGTGCCAAACATAGTTTTGGTTGGGTCACCTTCTGATTTCCAACGAGCTTGAGTTGGGAAGTCAGCATGAATTTTTTCTAATGCGCGGTTTTGTTTAGCCGCATTACGCATAGATGATACGCCGCCAGGAGCTTGTCCTTTGCCAGATTTGACGAGATATTTGAAAATCGCCAGATGAGGATAACCCATATTAATGAGTTTAAGGAACGCGTATGTATCTTCGGACAGGTCTACTATACCATATCCAATGTCATCAGCAGAAAGTTTGCTTAAATCGTAAAAAGTGTTAGTGAATCCGTAAGAGTTCTCACGGAAATGACCCCACTTAGAATCAATCTTGAAGATAGGCAAACGAGCATGACCATGATAAAATCCACAGTCCATAGCTGCTTCAACATACTGAGTGAGTTTATTGAATTCGTCCCATGTCATTCCAACATCGTGAAGAATACGACGGTCGTCTTTAGCACGAATCTCAGTAGTATGAATTGTAGTGTCATCGTCCAGCATCCAGATTCGTTGACCTTGATACATTTCAGTAATAAGACGACGAGTACCAGCAATACCATTTACATCATCTGGAATAGTTACGATTTTAGCCAACGCACCATAATGCATCTCATATTCTTCTTTCTGAGACTCACGTACTACTAAATGAGGTACATAACCAGTAGGGAACATGTCCAGGGCAGTTACTGCCCCAGCACGATTGTAACTCGGAATTACAAATTGAATCATTTCCATTTGCCTTTGTAGTCAGATTTCTTAACATCAATCCGGCCGGTTTGACGATAATAGTCAACCAGATAGAAATGACGCTCATACACATGCAGAGACCCAGCGTTCCAAATAATGTCACCTGGAACATATTTTTCACCAGAACCTGCATTAACTGTTTCTACTAATGATTCTAATACATATTTCTGCCAAGCATAATCATTGCGGAAACCAAATACAACATCATTGCTTCGCATATTAACGATAGCGTTTACACGACCATCACGAATAAGATATTGAACTGTGTTAGTGCACATGAAATCACTCATACCATCACGTTCAAAATCAACTTGCATACTCGGACGAGTGTAAATCATAATTGCACGACGAGAATCTGGTTTTTCAATCAGCTCAGTTGCGCAGAATGAGAATTGATTATAATTTTCAGCAGACCAAATAGCCCAGCCATAGTTTGAGTTAATTTCGCCCTTTGAAGATGAAACCTGTTCCCAGATAGCCGGAGTACCGCCTGGAATATCTTTCACGAACAGAGACTTGGATTTGTACCATGCAAGTTCACGTTCAACATATTCTTGGTTAACTGTTCCGAAAATTGAATCTTCGGTTACTACAAAAGATGGACCAATTAACTCAATGGTCTTTGCGCCAGTTTTGTCAATTACAAACATTTCATTGAACAGAGCATGGCACAGTTCATCACGAATGTCTTCGTTAGTCAGTGGAGTTACAATCATTTTGCCTCTTCGTAGTTTTTCTTCATACAACGCTTAAATGCTTCATATTGGCCAGAAGACCTGAAGTTTTCAAATGCGTTGATATTTTTGCTGGTAGGATTATTATACATCGTTTGATATAAGCCTGCACCATGGAACTCAACGATAGCTTGACACTTACGAGCAGCTACTTGCTTCTCATAGGTTGCGTCAAATTCGCGTTGTTTCTTCATGACACGTGCCTGGTCACGAGCGATAGGGTCATTAGCCTGCTGTTGAGCAAGATACTCTTCGCCTGCACGAACAGAAGACTGATTGATTTGAGGGGTTGAACGAGCATACACCAAACCGGTGCCGCCTACATACTTAACTTGCCCTACAGTACTAGCATGAACAGTGTCTCCTTGGTAAGCACAACCTGCCAGTAGCATAGCAGCAGCTACTGCTAAAAATTTCATTTTCAATATCCTCATTTGTGTATAGAAGAATTATACCACATCCGTGTGGTAATTTACAATGCTTTAGAAATCAAACATATTGTCTAAAGATGCTTTTTCTTCATAGTCAAGACCTGAAGCTTCTGACATACCAGCAAGCGGCTTAACGAAAGACTTTTGGAACAGAGTCGTGTAGTCTAACCAAGCCAGAACATCTTGACGAATTTCCTGTGGAAGTTCTGTACCTGATGGCCAAGCGATACATTTGTCACCGAATGGGTTACCCTGACGAAGTGGAAGAACCATCACCTTGTTACCCTCGAGAATCGGAGTGACAGAGAATCCGGCTGTTGCACGATTATAAGTCAGTGCACCACGAACGTGATATGGACATTTAAGACCAGGGAAACCATTATCGTCATATTTACCGATGTCATTACAAGTTTTAACTTCTGCAATAACTTTGTAGTCCAGCTGACGATATTCTTTTTCAAACTGCTTGTAGTATTCTTGCAGCGATTCTTCACCTTCTTGAACCATGCGGCGAATACTTTCTTCCAATGCTTTCTGAACCGCTTTCGGAGTAGAAGACTGCTGAGTCTCCATGCCCATAATCTTCAGGTGTGGTTCAGCATAACGCTTATCTTCCATATCGTAAACGTTCAGTGCATAACGTTTCTTAGCTTTCCAGAATCCACCACAACCTTTTGAACCAAGCGGCGGACATGAAATAGCTTCTCGGTCCATATGCATGAGGTGTTCACGGTTATTGAAGTACTCGCACAGTTCACGATAAGCGGTATCAATCATCGGTTCCATTTTCTTCTTACCGAATTGGTTCATAAATTCAACCACTTCGTCAGTTGTTTTGAAACGTTCAAGACCTACTTTTTCAATAACTTTGTCAACTGAAACATAGATTGAGTCAGTATCACCTGCTGCGATGAAATCAAATCCTTCGGTTCCACACACTTTATTCAGATACTCGTTAACTTTACGAGCAATCCAACGAATACCTACTTGACCAAACAGTGTAATCGCAGATGCGTTACGAAGGTCATAATAACGGAAGTAAATGTTACCCAAAGCACCATAAAGACTGTTGATAAGAATCTTACGGTTCAGCTGGTTTGTGTTTGCCAGAATAGCAGCAGATTCACAACGAGCCAGCATAGTTTCCAGCACCAACTTAGTGTACTTATTTAGAGACGCTTTCTGTTCGTCAGTGTACTGAGTGTAACGAGTTTCATCTGGAGTATCAATGTCACCGAATACGCCAGCAGCTAAAACTTTCTTAATTTCTTCTGCGTTACGTTCTTCTGCGAACATCTTTTTCTTCCAATCTTTACGCTGGAAGAACACCTTAGCGATTTCTACCGGGATGACACCCTCAATATCTTTACGATACATCCAACCGTTCGGTGAACATGAATATTCGTCACTTGGTCGTGGAGCAGTCTTATTGATATAAGCTTCGATATCATAAAGTTTGAATTGACCAACAATTGTTTCCGGAGAAATATTCACCTGACGAATGATACTCGGATACAGAGATGTTAAGTCGAAACTCATGATGTACTTACGAGCACATGCTAATGGTTCAAATACATATGCACCTGGATAAGTCTGCTTGATGTGACGCTTACCTTGAGGAATTACTTTGTTCTGTTCTTTCAAGGAGTTAAAGATGATTGCGTCCCAAGTTTTAATTGGAGACATTACACCACCGAACGGCATCTTAGCATAATAAGACATACTCAGCGCCAGGTCAATGAATCCACGAACTCGGTCAATACCACCCACAGACTCAACGTCCATGATGTTATAAGAAATATAACGTTGGTGATTTGTTTCACGAAGTTTGTTAATTGGACCGTCATATGGTAACTTACCACGTTTCGTCTCATACAGAGCGATGTAGTCCAAGTTATAAGTTGGTTGGTTCGTGAATGAATACTTCTTGTACAAATCCATGTAATCCAGAATTGTTACACCATCAATACTGAATACTTCTTTTTCACCGTACATGTTCTGAATGAGTTTTGAATTCACTCGGTTAATTGGAGAGAATCGTTTCATTGTACGTTCACCCAACACATTCTTAACACGGTTCATGATGTACGGAATATCAAAGCCTTCAATGTTCCAGCCTGTGAAAATTGCTGGACGCTTTTGTTCCCAGAGATTGATGTATTCCAGAAGAAGTTCTTTCTCTGAATAGAACGGCATGTACACTACGCGGTCAAGAATATGCTGCGGAACTTCATCACCGCCTTCCTTATCGCTTCGTGCTGCTAGCTTCACGTCCCATTCTGAAACTGAGCCATACAGAGAATCCAGTAAGTCGAAAACGTAGAACTTATCATCGATTGAATCATAATGAGTGATTGCATCGATTTCATACATCGCTTTCATTGGGTCTGGGAATTTATCACCTGTAACTTCGATGTCACAGTTAGCAACACGAATGAATTTCTTGTCATAAACAATCTCAGAACCATAAGTGTCGGAGATATAAGCAAGTTTGAAGTCATCCATACCCATGGCTTCAAGACCGATATCTTCCATACGACGAATCCAATCACGAGCATCTTTCATGGTCGGGAAAGTATTCTTGACACATGGCTTCCCATAGATATCAAAGAACTTTGTCTTCACACCTTGTTGAGCATGAGAAAACATAGTTGGAGAATATTCAATTCGTCGCTGACGTTCTACACCATTAGAGTCAATATAACGTTCAATGATGTCATTACCTGCGGTTTCAATAGAGATATAAAATTCTTGTGCCATGAGTTTCCTTAGTTTTTCCTATAGACCGAGTGATTGGTCTTTGGTGTGTCTATTATACTCCGCTCTGCCGATAGCAGAAAGGGCCCGAAGGCCCTCTTTAGATTTGTGCAGCTTCGTATTGAACTACGCCTTCTTCGTCTTTCCAATACGCCATGAAAGCGTAACCATCAGGATAAACTCGTTTTCCATCTGGAGTCATGGCAGCACGAAGTTGTTCTTTTTGACGTTCAATTTGTTCTTCTTTAGTACCTTCAAACATTATGCACCTATCGTGTATTTTGATTTGAGAGTCCATTCAGATTTCTGCTGGAACGTAATAACGCGGAAGTTATTCTGCATTTCAGCAAGATGAACATCCGGAGTCACGATATCAAGTAAGCCCCATCCTTGTAATAGTTGGGCAATTGAATCTCGACGGATGTAGTCTTCAGAATCAATAGTAACAGGACGACCATCGAGTTTCAACATTTCTTTGAAGTGAACGATGTAGTACTTGCCCTGTTTCTGAAGAATGTGGCAACTTTGATATAGTACCTTATCTTTGTTATTAGCAATACCCATACGAGTTAGGGTTTCTTTCACTTTCAGAAAATCTTCAGGTTGTTTCAGAGTAATTTCAATCATTTTACCATTCCAATGCTAATTTTTTAAGTTGCTTTTGTTCTTTCACGTTTTTGGTAATGCTTTTGACCAGCTCATCAGTCACTGTACCTTTAAGACGTTTTAATGTCTCAGACAGTTTATTTTTGTTGGCTAGAGTCACTCTATAACGCTCAGCGTCATTGATATTGATTGTATAATGATTCATCAATACTTTCAGAACAAGTGTCTCCTGGGCGCTCTCGTTTAACTTAGCCCACTTACCAAAACGACGTCCACGAGGAACAGCCGCTTTCAGATAATTGAAGTGAGCTTCATCTGACAAGCCAGAACCAACTAAATTCATCACATAAACTGATGGCATACATTCTGGAAATTGAGATAGAGCATTTTCTACCATGAACTTCGAATAATCACGAGTTCCGATTGAGATATCTTTCTTCTCGTTAATTGCACCGATTATTGCGAAGAATTCATTTTCTGCTGTTTCTTTGAAAGTATCAGAGAGACGTTTAATCTCCGCCTCATCTTTACTATACCAAGCAATCTGGTGTTCGTTCAGCTGAACGTCATCTTCGAATAAACTCATTTGAATTGCATCTCTACAACAAGTTGCATGAACATATAAGTTATGTGCAGTTCCGTTGAAGCTGCTACACCATGATATTGATTGTTCTCACCGACAATCTCATACATCCGAATTATGCTGGCTTTATCAAGTTTAGTGTAAAGCTCGTTGGCAAGTTTCTCGATAAACCAAGAATAATTGACCGCATACTTAGGAGCCAGTGCACGAAGTTGTTTAACGTCTTTAGATTTCAGTGCATCAAGAACATCACTGATATCACCAGAAGTTTTTGTCACCAAATCCAAAATTCCCGAGTCAATAACACCCTTGGAAGAATAATGGTCCAAATCACCAATCGTCTTACGAAAATCTGGGAAGTTCTTGTTAACCAAAGCCGCAATGACTTTAAGGTCTTCAACCTTGATATTTTCATTTTTGCAGATTTCTACACAACGACGAATCATCTCTTTCATCATGTTGCGTTTATCGTCATCAGTTGCTTGACCGAATTTGATAACACGGCAACGAGATTGAAGTGGTTCAATAATACCGTCAATGTTGTTAGCAGTGATGATGATTGTACAGTTGCTTGAATAAGCTTCCATGAAAGAACGTAAGTGACGTTGAGATTCAGCAAGACCTGAACGGTCAAATTCGTCAATCACAATAACTTTCTGCTTACCAGATAATGAAGCAGCAGTTGCAAAGTTTGTTAGTGGTCCGCGTACGAAATCAATCTTACAATCTGAACCGTTAACGAACATCATTTCAACACCGACGTCGTTACAAAGTGCTTTTGCTAAAGTAGTTTTGCCTGTACCTGGAGATGCAGATACTAGAATCATATGAGGGATAGTGCCTTTCTTGATGATAGCATCAAATACTTGGCGGTCAAATTCCGGAAGAATACATTCCGAAATTGATTGTGGACGATATTTCTGCTCGAAGATGTGTTCTTTTTCGTTAATGCTTAACATAATTTCCTCATATTGAATTAATCAAATCAGTGGATGGTCCGAAGACCATCCTATCACAATTAGAAATCGTGAGTACTATCTGCTTCCATTGCTACTACATAACTTGCATGTTCGCCTTCGAACTTAGCAGCAGTTTTCTTACCCTGTGCCCAGAGCAGCAGTTTATAATCGGCAGGCTGCATCTTCATGTTACCCATATTGATAACAAAGTTGAAGTTATTCGTGCCGTCATAATCACCGAGAGTCAGAGAATATTTGGTACGAACCAGAGCAGAATCTTCTACCTTATTGAAACCGTTCAGAACAATCTTACCATCTTTATTAGTGATGGTGATTGTGTCAATCTGCAGACCGCGAGATACTCGCATCAGCTGTTGCAAGTCTTCAGATTTGAAGTCAACGATAACAGAAGCAACCGGGAATGGAATTGGCTTGCTTGGGAATACGATAGTGCTTGGGTCAGCTGCTGGCCAGAAAATGGTTGAACGAGCATCGGCAATTTTGATGTTACCGTCATCAGCCAGAGAAATTTCTGCATCTTCATTAACCAGAGACAGAATACCAAGGAAGCCGTTCAGTTCATAAATCGCAACTTCAAAATCAATCTCGTCGGCGATAGTTGCTTCAGCGTAAGTTGTACCATTAACTGCACGAGTCATGATAAACTTACCAGGTTTCAGCATAATACCAGAGTTGATGGTAGAGAAGTTTTTCAGAATATTCAGAGTATCTTTAGACAGTTTCATGTTTTTCCTTAGTTCAATTCAATTTCAGTTTCAGATGATTCAGATTTTACAACAAATGGAGCGAAGCTATCATAAACTTCTTGAGCAACGATTTCAGCAGCTACCAACAGCTGTTCATCAGCGTTAGTACAGAATTCGTCTTCCAGACGTTCACCACCGACCTTATCAAGAATAACTTTAGCACCGGCTTTAATTGAACGGTCGTAGTGCTTACGCATTACTTCAATCCACTTTTCAGAGACTGAATTATCAACAGAAGAGTAATAAGCGAAGCGAACTTCTGCATCTGGCAGTTTACGTTTAATAGCTTCTTTAATTTCTTCAGGCAGCATCAGAACCCATGCACGACGGATTTTATTCTGATTGTTCGGGTTGGAGTCAGTACGTACGTTTTTAGGTTGGATTTCTTTAACATCAGTAACGATATTCAGCATATATTATTTTCTCATTCAAAAAATTCAGAAACTGTCCAAGCAGGATGCCTGTTGGAAGATATTTTATCATAGTCTTTACCGAAAGCATCTTTTAAATGCTGTTCAGTAACGATATGTTCTTCACCAGAAAAATTATTGATGAGAACATATCTTTTAAGTTCAGGGAACGTTAGTAACTCGTTCCCGGTTGCGTATTGTTTCATTCCAGTACCGTAAAGCGACCAACTTTCTTCATTTGAAGATGTTGACCGTATGCTTGAGGGTCATGGTCACGATGGCTGATGATGAAGATATTTGAATCTTGCATCTTGTTGAGTATTTGTGTGATAGATTTTACACCATCAACGTCCGTAGCAGAATCGAATACTTCGTCTAAGAACAAACAGTTAATCTTAACACCAGATACTAATTCAGCTATATCACGCCAAGTGAATAACAGCGCAATATCAATACGTGCCTTTTCACCCTGACTAAAAGAGTTGTAACTAAATTCTTCGCGTCCGCGAGATTTGATAGTTTCATTGAACTCTTCGTTCAAAGTAAAGACATAATCAGCATCCATCACTTTCAAATAAGAATTAATTTGCTTATTGAACAACGGAATGTACTTCTTAATTATTAAGCCTTTAATACCAGAATCCTTGAACATCTCCGTAAGAATACCACGAAGATATTTTTCCATGACTGAATTGGATTTGGTATCAACTATTTTATTCAATTCTTCATTAAGCGTTTTGATTTCATCTGAATAATCAATGAACTCTTCAGCTGCTTTATCAATAGCTGCTTTAATCTTGCGAATACGCTCAACAGCTGCTTTCAACTCTTCAGTTTTGGCTGCTACCTGTCCTCGGATGTCTCTGGCTCGGCGTTTAACCGCTTCATATTCCATCTGGGACGCCTGAAGATTCTCTAGATGCGTTTTTAACTCAGCATGTTTGATATTACATTCATCAACTTTCGAGTTAATCTGGCCGATTAGAGTGTCACTGGAGTGCAAATCCTGCAAACATGTTGGACAATGACCACCTTTATCATACAATGACAGAACTTTTGTGTATGACTCGATGCGGTTCAGGATAGTAATCCCAGCCATTTGAGTCTTTTGAATTCCTTCAGACACATCGTCTTCTTCACCGATTACGATATTGGCCAGGTTCTTGTTCAACTCATCAATAGCAGAACGAATATTACGAGCATCCGCCATAGACTCTTCGTACATGTTCTGCCAACGAGCAACGTTTTCACCAGAAAGTTTCTTTTGCTTCTCTATGTTTTCTTCATAGATTTTGATTTGTTGCTGAATTCCGTCTTTCTTGGCATCTAGAACTTGAACTTGAGAATTCAGTTCTCGAACCAAAGACTTATTCAGTTTATCCATTTCAGCAATGATTGAAACTTCGAGCAGGTCTTCTACTAACTTTCTTCTAGCGGGTGTACTAAGACCCATAAACGGAGTGTAGCCTGCTGTTCCGAGTACCACGACTTGTTTGAAACTCGTGTATGACATTCCAATGAGTTCTTCGAAATAACTTTGGAAGTCTTTAACTGAAGCCGCTTCATCAAGCTTAGCACCATCGCGTTCAATTTCAAAGACATTTGGTTTCTGCCCACGTTTGATGTAATACGAATGACCATCATATTCCATCCACAATTCACACAGCAATCCTTTCTTGTTTGTGGAATTGATTAATTGGCCTTTCTTGAAATCACGGAACGGTTTGCCAAACAATGCGAATGTAATTGCTTCAAGCATTGTACTTTTACCGGCACCATTCTTACCAGTGATTAGTGTTTTGTGGACCTTATCAAGTTGAATATCAATGGGCTGTCCGCCCACTGACATAATATTCTGATACTTGACTCGGTTCAATTTGAAAATCTTCATTGATTCTGAGCCTCAACATAAAGAGCTTGTGCAAATTTTTTCAATGCAGCGTTATCAGTTGGAGATAAGTCTTCCAATGCATCAATATATTCTGACATCAAATCTAATAAGCTTTTAACTTCAATGTCTTCTTCATCGTCAGATTCAACTGAATTGTCAATCTTAGAAACCATGCGTAGTTCATGAACTACTTTTTCAAGTTCGGTTTCAAACTTAGTGATATCTTTATCAACATCAGTGACAATTACTCGGACTGAAAGATTTTTGTAGTCGTTGTAATCAATCTTACCAGTGAATGGATATTGAAGTCTTACATGCCAGGTAGTTTCGTTTGGCACAAAATCCATACTTTCCGTTGCGGTATCGAAAATCCAGAATCCGCGAGGGTCGTTCTCGTCACCTGCTGTAAGGGTCCAGGGAGTGCCGATATACTTAACATTGGCAGCAGAGGATATAGTATGGAAATGCCCTGACCACACTTGCTTATATGACTTAAGGAAATCTGGCTCGAGACCATGAGATTTTAAACCTTTGTAGTAATAGAAGCCATTAAGCTCCCAGTGCCCAATACAATACTCTGCAGATGATTCTTTAACATGCTTCATAATAGAAGCTACGTTTTCATCGCAAAGCCATGGAATTAGGTCAATTAAGCATCCGTCAAAATCAACAGTAGTAGGCACATCATAAATTTTGATGTGGTCATGTTTGCCTAATACTTCTGTGATAGCATTGGGATGAATTTTATTCTTATAATGCATGTCGTGGTTTCCGATGATTGTATGCATCGTAATCCCAGCTTCTGCTAGCATATCAGCGATTTCACGAGCGAATTCCATCGTCTTGTGAGTGATAGCTTTACGTACGTCAAAAATATCTCCGTACTGAATCCACACAGTAATTCCGTGCTTCTTCGAATACTCAATTTTTTGACGAATACCATTACGTTGAATTTCTTGAAGCCAAGGGTCATCACCCTTTACGCCCAGATGCCAGTCACCTGTGTGTAATATTTTCATGTTTTCACCTCAAAGAGATTATATTCCATACTCCAGAAAGCAGAAAGGGCCCGAAGGCCCTTAATTAAAATCCGTCGAATTCATCAAAGACATCGACATCTTCTGCATCAAATTTTCTTAACGAGAACATAACCCAATTCCTCGGCTAATTTCTTAGCTTCATTGAATTTTTTCCACATTTCAATTTTTGAATTATGAATAGCTTCATAATCAATTTTTGGTTCTGGTCTTTCAGATGTGTTGCAGATATTGCAAAATATAGAACGCTTTGGACCAATATAATTGATACCACAGTGTCTACATGTGCACATATAATCGCCAGAAGGCCAATCTTCAGGCATACTACGAGGTAGCATTAAAGTTTCCACCATGGTTTAACTTGGAGAGTATCAACCCATACAACTTCTTTTGGAGAAGCTTTTACTGCCGGGCCTGTGCTTCCAAGAACACGATAATGAGTTTCGGATAGTTTTACTGCCATGACTCCGTTGGAAACTGACAGAGTAAAACCTGCATTAACTTTTAAACGCTTAAACGGTTTCTGTACCAGCATTGATGATTTCCCATACTTGTTGGCGTGTAGTCTGCCAGTTAACACGGATGATTTCGTCATTATAAGGTTGTTTGTAAATGTCACGCAGTTTACAGAGAGCGTACTTATATGCTTCGAAATTATTTTCGAGGACTGCGCCAGCGGCATGGTCATTCAGTCGCTTAATTTCACGACGATTCTTTTTGAAGATTTTAGTTGCCATAGCATTTGCACGTCTCTGGCTTTCTTCTTCAATTAAACGCTTAATACGTTCTTCTTCGTTATCGTCGATTTGTTCTACGCTGTCAATATTACGTTCGTTCATTTGACCTACTTACTTTTGTAATCAATTGTTATGCTAAAATCATTTTCTCCTAGATTATAACTGTGAGTTATCTCAGCATTATCAGAAGTGAATTCAGCGTCATGTGGGTTCTTGGGGTCGATGCGAATGTCCAAATCCAATACCTCCCTCATATACATTTTAAGCAAATAAGGGATAGCATCATAATCGGGCACTTCTTCCAGGAAACCTGCGAGGTTAATCGTCAGCCTCATATAAAAAATCCAAGTTCGGACCTTCATCTACAACATCGCTCTTTTTGTCAGACCCTGGCTGTTTGTAGGTGGAGGTTTCGTAATGCGTCATTTTATCGTAGATGTCTTGAATAAAAGTTTCATCTACTAACGCAACCATATCATCGTCACGAGCGTCATAGACGTTGTGAACAAAATAGCTATACTTTTTAGCAACTTCCTTACGTTCTTTCTTGATACGTTGGACGAATGCGTTAAAGCAAGCACGGGTTATATACGCATGCGGGTTGTCGTACTTTGTTTCATCGAAGTTGTGTAGACCTTTAATAGAAGCCTCTACACCGTCTGAAATCATTTCATCTTTCCAAGAGCGGGTGTACCCCGAAAAGTTAAAACGCTTACTCAGACCCTCAGATATCAACATAATTGCTCTGCCGATAGTATCATTCTGACGAACGGGTTTACCAGCTTCGCGACATTGCTGTTTCCACTCAGTGATGGCTTTCAGCAACTCCTTATTATTTACATAGTTAGCCATATTACCTCTTCCGCTTCATTTAATAAGAATATTATAACACGTTTGGAGGAAGGGTATTTTAAGCATCTATTTAAGGAGTTCGTAAAGCGAAAAGCACTTAATCATGAGTTTGCGGAAAGTAACAAAATCGAGTTCTGGCTCAAAAGCATTTTCATTACAGAATCTGAGCCATGATTTCCAAAGTTCGATGTAGCCGTTTTCATTCAGCTTAGATACATGGCCTCGCCAGACGTATTCTAAACTCGGGCCAGGTTCATTTGAGTCTGAGAATGTAATTCCCATCCACTTATCTACGAAAAATTCACCTAATCCAGTAACACGGAATGATGTGATTTCAATATTATCTAAAGTAATTCTGCTCATAGGTCAAATATCCTAAAAGTATCTTCGATTAAAGTCTTGAACGTATTGAAATGCATAGGTTCAAGGTCTTCACATGTTTCTTCACAGAATTCACGATAAAGAATATCTGGAGTGTAATCACGGAAGATAGCAATATCAGATTCCCAGTAAGCACCAGTTTCTTCATCAGAGAAATAAACGGTACCATCACGACGAATAACCCAGTCGCCGTAGTTCAATACTGTGATAGTGAATTGATTATATTTCATAGGATAAGTTCCTTAGCACATTCAATAGCTTCATCCATACTTCCGAATGCATCTACTGAGTGATAATCTTTCCCAGTGTATTCATAAACCCACCAGGCGTCAAAATCTTCTTCAATAACGAAATCAACATCGTTCTTTGAAGTACCTTCAATCATTAGGCGGCCGTCTTCAGTACGCTTTGTTTGAAATCCGGCTAACTGTAAATCACTTTCAATTTTATTCATCGAGGTACTCCTTCAGTTCTTCCTCTGTCATTCCTTCTTCCCACATATGATAAAAAGGATAATCCACACTTCTATCTTGAACTGGGAAATATCTAACTTGGAAATTTTTGTTTATCATTTCGCATGCTTTGAGATAATCAACAGCATTATTGATATCTTCCCAATTGGTTCCAAAGACGAATCTAGCGTGCAGTTTAGCATGCCAAACGTCTATTTTATGAGATATCAATATGATAACACTTATGCCTTCGTTCATAACCACTCCTCTTTATAACCAGGCACAGTCAAATGGATTTCATAACGTGAACGATGACCGTGATGAAGATGAAATTCCATATGAGCCTTAGCACCCATAAAGAAACCAATAAACATTTCAAGGTCCATTCTTGTTTCAATCATATCTGGCAAAGGCCAGATGAGTTGATTGCTACCTTTAAGCTTAATTGCTTTAAGACTTGGACCAAATTCCCGGCATAATTTCACCGGAACATAACGCTTATTTGAAGTAAAATCAGCATAAGGCTTGAATCCAGGGTCACATTTGAAGTAGACCTTGACATTTATCATTTGGCGGCCTTGACAATTTTAAGGTCAACGAATCCTTTCTTACGCTGGTTCTTCATCTTACGGATAGTGCTATCAGAGATTTCTTTACGCTTTATAGTTGGAATACCGAAAGCATCAAGATTAAATTCAGACAGAATGTAAGCAACAACCAGTTCACGGATACGAGCTTTACCAATTTTCTGGTCATTTTCTTTCATCGTACCGTGCAGTTCAACTTCCCACTTATCCAGCAACTTAGGAGTCACGATAACGTCTTTGAACTCACCATCAACTTTCATTGCTTCCACCTTCGGGAATACGAAAGCGTTCAGTACGTTTTTGATAGCCTGTGACATATTGATTTCCTCATTTTAACTAAGTTTGACATAAGAGATTCTATTCCGAATCTCTTATAGCAAAATTAGCAGTTTTTGACGTATTCGTAGATAGCACGAGTCAGTTCAGCCGCTTCATCTTTTTCAATATCTGAAATCAGAGCATAGATAGCATTAGTGATTGAGCTTGGGCGATGACGAGCAGCACTAATTGAAACTTCTGTCATACACGAACGACCACGAAGAACAACTTCAACGTTGTTGATTTCAATGTTCATACGTTCTTGACCACGGCTTTCAGAACGAATGAAAACTCCTAACTCGACAGTTACTTTCTTTTTCAGTGTAATCATGTTACTCTCCTTGGTTGGTGTAAGAGTATAGTAACACCTTCCGCAACGGATGTAAACGGTTGGTAGAAATAAAAATGGGGACCGCTAGGGTCCCCGAAGATGTGAGCCATATGTTTATATGGACTTCAAAAGAAAGTGTCTTAGAGTTAATCCAGCGAATCGAGGTCGTAACCTAGTTCACCGAGTCTTTCTTTTATTGTTCTTAGATTTGGGTAATATACACCACCGAGGATGACGACCGGGTAATTGACGCGCTTGCTTGGGAAAACTCCTGAGGCTTTAGCGGCTTCTTCAATCGCCTTGTAGTTGTATTGGACGTCACCGGCCATGTAGATAACGTCGATGAACTCATACGGAATTTTGAATTCGTCAAAAATTTCTTTGACTGCTGCGCAACCAGCGCAGCGATAGACGTCTTCCGGAATTCCATAAATTTTAGCTCTTAGTTGTGAGTTTTCCATTGACTGTAACCTCAAGCTTATCATCTAAACCAATATCCTTAAGCGCATCAGTCATTCGACGAATACGAGCAGTAACTTCTTCAGGAGAAAGTTTAGGCTTATCATCAGTCTTCGGAGCGATAATCACTGCCATTCCGAATACCAAGAGTGCAGGTACAGCAACAATAATTCCGTAAGCAATAACAATATAAGCCAGAAGCTTAGATAAAGCAGTTCGAGTTCCGTTGAAGAAAGATTTGATATGTTTCATATTTTTCCTTAGGAGAAAGTTACGATACCGGCGAAAACATACAGAGCTGGAAATTCTTCACCCCAACTTTGAATGATGAAGTTTGCGTTTAATGCGAGTTTATTCAGGATGTTCATTGTGTTCCTCATTCCAAGTTCCGCTGTTAATCCACAGCCTTTGATTATCACTGCCTCTCCAAAGCTTTTTAGTTGGTAGAGACTGTTCATATTTACCATCGATAATAACATCAACATAATTTAGCAGTTCCAAGTCCTTGATATCTTCGAACTTGTATCCCGTCCACATCCAAACATCTTTGTGAGGGTGACTATTATGTAAGCACTTGAGTAGTGCTTCTATAGTTTCTCTATTGTCTGGATAAAGAGGGTCTCCACCTGTAAGAGTGATTCCTTGAATGTAATCTTTGCTTAAAAGCTCTCTGATTTCTTCAATGGTTTCACCGGTGAACTCTGTTCCATTACGTGGATTCCATGTGGATTTATTATAACATCCTTCACATTTATGCAAACACCCGGTGACGAAAAGAACGACCCTGCAACCAGGGCCATTCACAAAATCACAAGGATAGATTCTGTCATACTTCACAGTGTTTCGTCCTGTGCATTATTTCTTTGTTCTTACCAAGATTAAATCCGCGTTCAGACGGATTACCAAGATATCCACAAGTGCGTCTGATTGTGTTCATCTTTTTAGGGTCTGATTCACCGCATTCATGACAGATAAATCCATCTTCCGTTGGAGTCATTTCATGAGTTGAACCGCATGTAAAGCACTTATCAACTGGCATGTTCACACCGAAGTAATCAAGATGCTCAACAGCATAATCCCATACAGCTTCAAGGCCTTTGAGATTGTTCTTCATATCAGGAAGTTCTACATAACTGATATGACCACCTTTGGCAATAAAGTGGAAAATAGATTCACGGTCAATTTTACCGAACGGAGAAATCTTTTCTTCTACTGAAACATGGAAGCTGTTAGTGTACCACCCTTTATCGGTGACGCCTTTAATGTCACCATGGACTTCAGCATCAATCTTACAGAAGCGATAGCACAAGTTCTCTGCTGGAGTTGAATAAAGACTAAAAGCAAAGCCAGTCTCTTTAGTCCATTCAGCAAGATAATCGTTCAGGCATTTCAGAAGAAGCTTACCGATATCAGCACCCAATAGAGTTTGAACTTCATGGATTCCGATGTACCCTAACGAAATTGAAGAACGACCATTTCGGAAGATGTCGAGAATCTCATCGTTTGGCTTAAGACGAACACCAAAAGCACCTTCTTGGTAAAGAATAGGAGCTACCGAAGCTGTTACACCACGAAGCGATTCAATACGAGCTAAAAGAGCTTCTTTACAAATCTTCAAACGGTCATCAAGAATATGGAAGAACTTGGTCAAATCTGGACGACCATCAACCATACAATCGAGTGCTACTCGTGGAAGGTTAATTGTCACTACGCCAAGATTATTACGTCCGTCAAGAATTTCTTCACCGTCTTTGTTCTTCCATACGCCAAGGAATGAACGACATCCCATTGGAGAAACTGGAACAGAAGAACCAGTGATTAGACGGTTATTCTTTGAACTAATGATGTCAGGATACATTCGTTTACTTGCACATTCCAATGCAAGTTGTTTGATGTCATAATTCACATCAGTTGGATGAAGGTTAATTCCTTCTTCAACAAACATAACGAGCTTAGGAAAAATTGGAGTGATTCCGTCTCGTCCAAGGCCTTTGATTCTATTTTTGAGAATAGCTTTTTGAATCATACGTTCATAATCGCTTGTGCCAGTACCAAAGGTAATTGTCACGAATGGAGTTTGACCATTTGAGCTGAACAGAGTATTGACTTCATATTCATAAGCCTGGAATGCATCATATACGTCTTTTTCTGTTTTCTCAATCGCGTATACGTAGTCATTGACGTGCTCAATACCGTATCTTTCTGCATCACGTAAATGCTTAAAGAAAGTCTTCTCTACAAAAGGAGCAAGCACAACATCAACATTAGCAAATGTCGTTCCACCGTATTGATGAGAAGCTACTTGAGCAGTGATTTGAGCCATGATAGCAGTTGCTACACCAATTGACTTTGGAGTCTCAATTTGAGCATTACCAAGTTTAAATCCATTGCTGAGCATACCCTTCAAATCGACTAAGCAACAGTTAGTGAATGGAAGAGCTGGAGAATAGTCTAAGTCGTGAAAATGAATAAGACCTTTATCATGAGCATTTAGAACAGTAGGAGAGATAACCTGACGAGCAATGTGTTTTGAAACAATTCCTGCCATCAGGTCTCGTTGAGTTGGAAAAACACGAGAATCTTTATTAGCATTCTCATTAAGTAAGTCTTTGTTGGTACGGTTGATTAAACCCTGGATTTCTGATTCAATTGTCATTTTAAACTCTTACGAAGTTGCTTTTTGAATGAAGCAACAAGCTTTGGTTTGGAATCATCTTCAGAATAGGTAAACCCGTAAGCATTCATTTCAGCTATCATCTCGGGTTTACCAAGTCGACTGAATTCTTTTGACTTATCGCCAATGAAATTAGGATGAATGTTATTTTTAGTATAGTCATTCTTCAGATAGGTCAGCAAACTCTCAAGCCACTCGAGGTAGTCGACTTCACGACCTTTTAAACCAGAGCGGTTGAACTTATGCTTCATTTGACCTTCTGCTGCGTTACACAGATTACATAGTAAACCACGAACTTTACCGGCTTTTGGTCCGTTCAATTCATGGTCGTGGTCAAGGTGGTTACTTTGAACATCGCCGTCTAATTCGCGTTTACAAATCGGACAGATACCATGCTGTGCATCAAATAGTCTTTGTTTTTCTTCTTTGTAGAGTTTGCTGGTCAATAACATAGTTCACCTCAATATTAGATGAACTATTTATAGTTTAGAACTTCCTTGAGTTAAATTCAAGTTGAGCTTCAAGCCAACGAATATAATCTGCAGCAGCTTGCATCAAATCGTATTCTTCAGAATCACAATTTTCTTGACCAGCCATTTTATAGAGCTGTGCAGTGATATCTTTTCCGTTAAAAAGGTTACGAGGGATATCTCCAGAAGAGCCGTATTGGTCAGAAGAAAGTTCTTCAAGTTCTTCAAGTTCTTCTAAATGATCAATCTCATCAGAGTAGAAGCACCAGAACCATGAATCTTGTCCGCTGATTTCTGGATGAGTAGCAGTTTTAACATGAACATAAGGGCCGTTCTTAAATTGAACAGAAGTCATGCCAGTTGATTCGCCTACTTTACTGATGCTCAGAACTTTAAATTCTGCGCCCTTAACAAATTCAGGGAATTGAGAAAGCAGCTCTTCATCTTCTGCAATGACACGAAAAACTTTATTCAGGAAACTCATATCCAAACTCCATATCGATTAATTCATTGTTGGTAGGTTCATTATAATCATCTTCAGGAAAGCGTTCTTCTTCCTCTGGCTCGAGGGTTTCCCATCGAGCCGCATACCAAGGTTTTAGAGCGTAACCCATTCTGTGATAGTCTTAGTTACTTCACGTTCGCGTTTTTCAACCAACGATACGTCAGGTTCCATGTAGTACCAGTCAGTATGATACGAACCAGAACGAGTTTCATTTACGGCAACGTGTACATCATGCTTCTTGCTGTAGTAAACTACTTGACGATATTGATACTTGTGATTCTGAGTCCATTCATCATGGTCTACTTCTTCAAGATAATCGGAATCTTCAAAGTCATAATACTCTGAATGCCCATCATGGTCTTCCATGATTTCTTTCAGAATCTTTTCTTTCATTTCAGAAATCATTATTCACCTCGTAAAGTTTCAAGAACTTCATCATCAACCCAAGACTCTAAACCACTTGGAAGAGAACGTTCAACTTCCCAAAGCAAAGCTTCACATTCACGAAGACGATTGAGCTCAGCAGAGCAAATTACTTCTTCTTTCTTTGGGTCAATCAATACAGAGTTCAGACTCATTTCAAATATTCCTTCAATTCAGTGAATCCACCGATAGGCGAACCTTTTTCGTCAAAAATCTGGGGCATTGTCAGACCAACACGAGATGGTCTATTCAGACGCACCAGAAGCTCAGAGATAACTTCTTCATTAAAGATTGGTGTACCATCAGCTTCATTACCTGAAGTCACAGAGATGAATTCGTAATCTTTACGTTTAGCATCTAACAGACGCTTAGAATTAATGCATGGAACACATTTAAAATGCTTGCTGTCGTAACCGAAAACCTTGAATGTCACTAGAGATGTCCTCAATAACGGATGAGACTACTTTATCATAGTCGGGATGATTTTGTGTGCGATGGTCCCATTTAACACCAAGTCGTTTTGCAACTTCACGGTTAATTGAACCAAACGCAAATGAATGAGCACGGGTTAAAGCACTCTTCAAGACTGAATAAGAATCCGGCATTTTACCATGGTCTTTATGATAAGCTACCATCATTCGGAGGAGGCTGTCTTCGGCCTCCATCATATATTCTTTACGGCTCATAGTTCTTTTAATCTCTTATACGATTCGTGAGCTGCAATAGCAATCTTTTCACTCATTGGAAGAGAAGTGTTAGGTTGACTATTCAATTGATGGTATGCATATGTTTTGAACATTATAACATCAAAATCAATTGAAGCGTGAAGAGAACGGTGGACGTGGTCCATGTTAAGATTTTCACCTTTTTCTTCAGCGTATTGAAGACAAATACGCCCGGCAACTTCGCGAAGCTCTTTAAACAGAGATTTCATCTCTTCAGTTTCGGAAATAGCACTGCTTTGAAATGGATTCATTTGACCGCCTTAACACCAGGAATTTTAGAGATAGTTTCGAATACTTCGTCAAAATCGTCTTTATTGATTGTGACTACAATAGTACGAGTTGTTTGCTTCTTTTTCCAACGCTTAAAGAAAGTTTCTAAACGAAGGTCATGAGCTGCAAAACTATCTTCATTATGCTTATAAACATACCCAGATTCGATTGTAACTACTGCGTCTGGAGCTGGGTTTTCATATTCTTCAACTTCTACATCATCGAATAGGACTAATGTGTCGTCATGATAATAGCCTTCCCAGAAGGCTTCATCGTTATAGAATTCTTTCCAAAGTGCGCCAGTAGTTTTCATTTCTTCACCTCAGGGAAAGCTGCAGCGATACGTTCAGCAATTGCTTTATCGAGCATATTACCAAAGTGATTATTGATACGAGAAACAATCATTTGTTCCCAGCGATGTTCAGTCATTCGAAGAGTATCTTCAATGCGGTTTTCTAATTTTTTGGCGGCTTCTTCAATGCATTTAGCGATTTTGTTTTGAATGATATTTTGAGCAACTTCAATAGCCTCTTTACGCATTGCTTGGTCTAACTCAAATGTCGAGTCATAGTTATTCCAACCGCGCTTAGTGAAGAACGTTTTGAGTTCAGTTTCAACAGCAGCCTTCACTGAAGGAACACGAGCGCCAAGTAATTCAATTTCCTGCGAAACTGCTTTACGAATTTTGTTATCAGAGTCTTTAAGCACCATCTCTTTGACGATGTTCTGAATAACTGACTGTTGCAAGGCGGCACGAATTTCTGTTCCTTCTGGGAACAACTGACGAATTGTGTTGGTGTCTAATTTTAAATCAATGAGTGACATAATATTTTCCTCTTAAATAATATCCGAATTCATCCAATCAATTACTGATTTAGGTAAACATACTATCACAGAAAAGAAGAAAGCAAGTATATAAGTGATAATATAAAGGAACGCTGAACCAAATGACCAAGCAACGTTCCATCCTTGGCGATATTCAGAATAGATTAGTTCTGGTCGTATTTCTAAATCGTATGTTGAACCAACTTGCGCCATGCTATAAAAGGCAGGTGAAATTTCTCGGTCAAATCTTCGTCCGTTTTGGTCTTCATATACAGCGATGAATTCAAGATGAGAATACTTACCGGATGAAGTTCCGGAATAAAGTTGAACTAATTCTGCTTTAATGAGCTGGTCTTTTGAAAAGTCAGGACGCACATCAGTGAAAATAGAGAAGCACCAAAAGCAAATTGCTGCTATGAGAAATTTCATACGAGTTGTCATTTTAATTCCTTCACAAATTTATGAAAACAGATTCGGCATTTCATCTGAAGTTGAGGAGTTTGCCAGTTAACTAATTGTACTTGAATACTATCACATTTTGGACAAGGCGTAACTTGTTTAGCTGCTGCTTCACGGCGTTCAACCATTTCCATCATCGCTTCCCAGCGAGTAGCGGCCAGAAGCCGCTCCATTCCTTCAGGGTCATCTAAAATTTCTTGACTTAAATCAACGTCTTCTGCTAATTGCTTTTTCATACGCCAGCCTTAGGTTCAGAAATAACTTCTAATGAGATTCGCAATGTTTCCATTTGGCGTTTCAGCTGAATAGTACGTGAACTGATTCGTGAAACTTCGTCATTAAGATTACGTTTTTTCGTTTCAAGTTCATTGAACTCTTTTTCAAGCTCGTTAATTTTCGCTTTAATAACTTTGCCTGCATCTACAGGAGTTTCAACAATTTCTTTGACTGTGTTAGGAGTCACAATTGGCTCTTCTGGAGCAACAAAATCTTCGCTTTTCTTGATATTCAAGTTCACCATAATTTGATGCTGACGCGGTGTTTCCACAACAAGATTATGAAAACGAACGATATTCATTCGCTTAAGAGCTGAGATAATCTGCTTTGAGATTCGTTCCATATCACCGTTTTCACGCCCGGCACGAATGGTGATAGTCATTACATCTTCACTTTCTTCAATAAATGAAACCGTCGGAATGGTCCATTTACTAGTTGAAAGCATGAAGTTAGTTTTAGCTTTGTCGTTTTCAGTCAGAAAAGCTGCACCCAGACGTAACAGACGAGGAAACTCAAAAGAAAACTGATTAATGATGAAATTAACAGCGCTTTGATTATGCATTTTATTCGTGTGCACATTAGTTTTATCACCATCAGCGTTATAATAAAGAGCATTGTATTCGTCAGGAGCTTGCATTAAGTAATGACGAAGACGGTTATTTGCTTTAACACGACGGAGAATTCCACTGGTGCGCAGTACATCAATCCAGGCGTCGGGTTTATTAGCATCTCCAGTAGCTATTCGCGTAGCGTTGATGCGAGCATCAATTCCCATTTTACCAAATTCAGTGTTTAAAATGGTTGAAATCCACTGACGAATACATCCAAGTTTTTCAATTCGGTCAGCTCGTAATCCTTCGCCTGGGACGAAGTTGAAAGATGCTTCAGCATTAGCAATAAGTTCTTTGATGTAAGTATTGAAATTGTTGTTGGTCAACACATTTACTAATTTCATATCTATTCCTTCATTGTCAGGCGTAAATTTGATTGAGAATCCGTGAAACCATTATACATCACGGATTTTAAAGCATTAATCGAAGATGATTGCGCAAATCCAAAACAGTGGCCAAGTTGCTACTTTAAAGATAAAAATCACCCAAACGATTGGCCAAGTCATGATAATCCATGCAGCAGTATCACCATCGATGTCGATGAACCAGTCTTCTACAAGCTTAAAGAATCCAGTTGATACTGCGCCGATGGCTAAGTAAACCAGAATAGCTCCTATGATTTCCATAATATCTCTCTCGCTTCAATGATACAAAGTTGTGCTTGCTTGTAAGTATACACTGCTTCTTTTAGTTGAGCATTTGAAACTTGAAGATGGTCTTTATACCACTTGTTCAAGTCCTGATGCTTTTTAAAAGTTTCAACAAGTTTGTTATTTGCTTCAATTAAAGCTTCTTGAAGTTTATCAAAAGTCTTTTCAATAACTTCGCGCTTTACTGAACCATCATAGTTCAATTTACAGAGAATGTTAGCATGACGCCAAATTTCTCTGAGTTCTCCAAGGACGTTTTTCTTATCACCCCAAGTGAACTTATAAAGCTCTTCACATATAGCTTCTGCTTGCTTTTCAGCTTTACCTTTAGCCATTCCAGCGTAGATATAAGCAGGAGGATAAAGGGCCGTGTTATCGACCCAGTTAGAAAGAATCAGCATATAACCACCTTAGTTGGGCGCTTAAAGAACGAATGAGTGCTATCGTCTTTAGCATGTTCAAAAGTTGCAGAGAATTCAATGACTCCACGATAATCCATCGGAACTGCTTTTGGCAGAGAGCCGTAGACCGTTGCACCGTTTTCAAGACGGACAGTCATTTTGACTTGCATCCCGTAATAATCTTCCCAGCACTTAACTGAGACGACTTTACCTTTAACTATTTGCTTGCCAGTAGGTGCTTCGCCTTTGTTCTTTTTGAACGATTCATACAGTTCATCAAAGAACTTCTTAGAAGCTTCTTGAATAGCCGCAAGAATGTTCTTATGAGCTCTGACTTCAACCATCATAACAGTGGTGAAATCTTCAAGTTCCCAACGTTTGTAAGGTTCACGGACCTCGATAGGATGTCCGTAAAGTTTAAGTTCAACATACATTGCTGCAGTTAAACGAAGTTTCCACCATCCATGGTCTCCTGTATACTCTGGTTTATCAAAGTAATCAAGTTCCGTGACGTATGGAAGATAACTACCAGCGTGATATGCTTCCACTTCGCCTAAATCATTTTCCCAGAGATAACCATCGAACGGAGCATGTGGACGATCATCAATTCCCCAGGTTGGAGCAACCACCTTATCAAATCCTTCACGACCGTAGCGGGTCTTCGCCCATCCAGCATTCAACTCCAAAGCGCGTTCTTCAACTTTCGCTCGGCGTGCAGCATGTGCTTTACGATTTTCATCTAAGATTGAATCGATGATTTCAGTTAACATTTTGTTTCTCCATTGGTTGATTACGAGACTATCATATACTAGCTTTTCAAGGATGTAAACGGTTGAATGCGGATTCACCAGAACGGTTGAGAGGAACTTTCTTGGGAAGGATGATAAATCATATTACGAGGATACAAAAATGCCCCAGCGAAGCCGGGGCGAACTTTAGTGATAAGCTGGAGTATTAGGGTCGCCAGAAAACCACACAGACTTTTCTATAACAGCTGTTTGCAATTGATTGTTATAAAGAGTCTCATTAATAATTTTTTCCATCTCAAACAAATGTGCAGCTTGCAACTGCTCACGGTCCATTGAGATTAGAGCTTTACAGCGTTTCTTATGATATAGACGCTTACCTGTATTGTTATCGGGAGTGTCATCACAAGCTGTTGCATTACGAATCCAATCGTCTGATGCTTCATCAATAGCATTTTTGTATTCTACTATAGAATCAGTCATGCGGTTATAAAAGTCTAGTTTAGCTTCTTTATTGTTCTTTTGAAACATTTCCAAAGCAATTGATTTTAAACTCACTGCTTCCACTCCTCTGTTCGACCTATTCGGTCGGGGTGACAATTCCAGAAATAGTCCTTGCACTTATTTCCATTAGTGCGGCAGAACTTTTGCTGGTACGATTTCTTTTTAAACGGCTCACCACAGCTTGGACACACAAGTGTAGAACCAACTTTCATTAATGCATTATTCCGGTAGATAGGTTCCATAATATCGTACCGGGTTGTTGGCTTCTGCCCTTTAGCACTTTTACTACTATGCTTTCCTTTTCCATCTTTGTTGTGTCGCTGAGCATCACTAAGAAGTCTGAGGACTTCAATTCGCTCGCCATGCAAGTTGATGGGTCGAGGTTCATATCCATATTCTTCATTTTCATAGTCCTCGTCTTCATAATCATCATACCAATCGTTGAGTTCATCTAATCCGTAGCCCATTATTTACCTGCAATTAAAACGACAACCATGAAAATAATCCAGAATGGATAAAACAAAACCATAGACCATTCTGCTAAACATTTAACCACTTTCTGTTTAGCGGTGTGACAACTTGATGCTGGCATTCCAAGACACCAAGCGAAAGTGCTGGCAAAGAAAACTCCGCCAAGTAAATAAACCGCAATAGCTATTGCAATAAGAATTGGAGTTACCATAAGTCTTTCCTTAGTAGATTTTCAACATCGCTTCTGTAAATGGATGAAGAAGTTATAAGTTCATCGTCAAATTTCACTTCAACCTCTAACGTTCCAAATAATGAATCATTGCGAACTTCTATTGTTAAGTTCTCTTTAAGCATTTCTTTTAATAATGCTCGAATCTCTTCAGGGCTCATAATTTCATCTCAATCCGTTCTTTACTTTTAACACCCTTTCCGTTATCTGAATATTTACGTTCCATAATAAAATCATATGGGTCATCAATATCCATACGCATCCAGAAGACGCCAAGTTGAATATTACACGGGTCATTAGATTTAGAACCTGTGCAACGTCCTAAGTCACGGCGAGAATAACGATGATGACCATTTTCGTCCATGATAGTTTCATAACCAGTGCGACGGTCAAGACCAAGGTCTTTGAATTTTGTCATCAAGACTTTATCACCAGACAGAGTTTCATAAGTCCAGCCTTCTTCAAAGTGACTTGGATTTCCGTCTTTTGATTGAACCATCACAATAACATCTTCAATGTTCTGGTCATCATTATAAGTGCCAAGATGCCATACTGCTTGATATTGGTTCTCAGCTTTTACTGTTGCTACTCGGAACTTTTCGTCCCAAATTCCATTAACAAAACGTTTAAACTTGATTTCATAAGTGATTAATTTGCTCATTATAATTTCCTCAGATTAAGCCTAATGCACGTTTTTCTTCAGGGTTCAATTTAGACAAAGCATTTTGTTTTACTTTTTCTAAACGAGCAACTCGTTCTGCTTCAGTTTCGGTACGAATTTCAAAAGCACTTGTTCTTAAGAAAGAAAGTTTGCTTCCATCTTCAAAAGTTAAAGTGATTGCCTTTTGAGGCTGATGGTCAACAGTACCGTTTGAACCATAGAAGGATTTACCAGCGACACTCTCTTCAGCTTTAAAGTAAGAGTCATAGTAACCATAAACTTCTGAGCGCCGGTCGTCTGGTGAAATTCTGGCGACATATACATCCGATTCTTTTACATTGACTACTTTCATTTTATTTCCTCAGTTGGGGCTTTCGCCCCGTGGTTGAATTATTTCAGCATAGTTACTTCAGCAATTTCAGTCCAGTTTTTCTCGTCGGTAGCGACGAAATCTGCCAGGTAAAGAGCTGTGCGGAGAGATACATTACGAAGGCGATTAACGTTGTTTTGCATAAATGCCAGAACGTCAAGTACTTGGTAGTGTTTTAAGCCGCGGTTCTGCAACATGTCGGTTGTCATAATAACATCTTCAACGCGAGACATGATTTCTTCGTTTGTGTGAACACCGAGGTCCAGATAAACAGAACGAGATACCAAAGCAGAAAGATGAGGAGCTAATTTGCTACCACGTTCTAATTCTTTATCAATATCAACGTTTGTGATGAAGACGACAGTACCTTCAAATTCAAATTCGTTTGGAATATCTTTTTCTTCCAGGAAAGCAGAAGCAGTTGACCAGCAAACTTTACGTTTTTCGCCAGAATCAAGAGCAGCTTTCAGAAGGTTCAGGATGTCCATATCAGAAAATACGTCCACATCATCAATAAGCAGAACAGAATTTGAATGACGAGATTCCCAGAGACGGCAGTAAAGACCGATGCCAGAAATCTTACCGTTAACCATTTTGTATTCAATATCACCGCGAGCATCTGCTTTAGTTAATGCTTTATCTAAGGAGAAAGTTTTACCGATACCAGCAGCACCTGAGATAATCAGTGAACGAATGTTTCCGTTAACCAGACCAGCAGTCATTAACCCCATAACGTTGAAGCGTTTAGCGATACGTGCTTTCATTTCTTCAACAGATTCGGTCAGAACTTCTTTAGTTACTTGACCTTCAATTTTGTAATCACCGTGGAAAACCCATACTCCACGTTTCTTACCATCAATCATTACGAATACTTTACCATCACCCTGAGCAGCGTCAGCTTCAGATAAATCTTTTGGGAACCACTGATCAATGAATTCAAAAGTACCAGAAATTTCTTTACCGAAGTTAGTACCTTTGGTGATAGTGATGGTTTTCATTTTTGTTCTCCGAGTTTCTATTTGTTTGGTATGAGGTAATAGTATCATCATCTCATACCGTTGTAAACAATTTATTTTAATGTCCGCCAAATTTTTACTGCTTCTCGTCTAGAAACTTCTACAGCTCCAAGCTCTACAGCTTTTTGACGACGGTCTGCACGCAAGTCATAGTGCTTAATGCGTTTGTCCTGGAACCAAGAACGTTTCATTCCGATTGCTTCTGCTACTTTATGTAGCTCTTCGATATCTCCATCAGTGAACATATGACAATTTTTAGTTGGATGACCACGAAGCTTCCAACCATGATTCATTAGAACATCTACGTAAACTGTCATTGGTTTTTATCCAAATAAGTTTCGATAATTTTCTGGGCGAGATAAACTGCGTTATCTTCGGTTGCATCTTCTAAGAAGCTTTCAAAACATGCTGAAATTTCTTCTGTGTCAATCAACTTCTTTACTTCAATCGGTGTAGTTTTCATTAGCTTTCCAAAATTTCGTTGATGTAGTAAGGACGAACTGAAGAATTCAGGAAGAATTCATCTACGAAGTCAATCAGAGCATCTGAAGTACCTTCCAAAACGATGTAATACTTTTCTGAAATTTGCTTTTCAGAAGTGATTTCAACTTTATACTCCTGTGCTACTGCTTTAGCTTGAGCGATATTTTTAACTACGATTTCTAAAGTTTTCATTTTGTTCTCCTTTGGTTTTGATAGTGCTATAATACCATATGCTATAGCGCTTGTAAACATTATTTTTAAGCAATGTATGGAGTTGCTGAACCGTCTGAGTAACGCGCCCATACTTCATTGCCAACGTTGAAAAGTTTTGCTTTACGACCATTAGGCATCTGAACCATTTTGCTTTTAACCGGAGTTACAGCTTCAATCAACGTTCCAGCAGCTTTTGCATTTTCTTTAGTTTTAAGAATTTTTTCCATGTATTCAACGTATTCGATGATAGCAGGTGCCATATGCTGTTTGTGGCCCATACCGCCAAAATCGAATTCAGTTACTGCGTAGAAAATTTTTGAAGTAGCCATTTTATTATCCTTGATTTTGTTACCGTTTAGTTGATAGAGATATAGTATCAAAACTTAAAGCATCTGTAAACACTTTTTGAAAACTTTCTTCAAAAACAACAAAACCTCCCGAAGGAGGTTATTTTGAGTGTTTTTCTAGCTGGCGTTCAGCAAACAGTTTAGGTTGATACAACAACCAACTTAAGATATGCCAGATGACTTTTATGACACCGACAGGCAGCCATAATATAATACTAAACAAGTAATTAAAAGGTGTCTCTATGTACCCTCGTTTAACGAGAGCATTTGTGATGAGCCACCCGGCGGCTAGATAAACCAATGCAATAAAGACAGGCATAATCCACCATAGTTGAGCCAAAAGTAAAGTAACCATAATCACCTGTAGTAAGAGTTGTGGTTCGCCAGATAAACCTCTTCAAGGAACTCGTCCCAGAATGTCATGTCAACTTTATCAGGCATACCGTTTTTAGAAGCGATGATGCTTTGACGTTCAACTTCATCTACACAGTTTTCTAACCATTCTTGAACTTCTTTGAATGGAATAGTGCCAGCTTTAACTTTCTTGATGAACTCAGCATCTTTAAGCGGATAAACCAAATCACCTGTGGTGTAGATTTCCTGGAGCTGAAGACCACCACGAAGAGCATGAGATAGAGCTTTCCAGTCTACGCCTTCGTTAGCTTCTGCTTTACGAGCACGTTCACCATATTCATTCCACAGCTTAGTGAGACTGTATTTCATTTCGGCAACAGTGATTGTTGTCTGGAATTTACGGCCAAGCACATTATAGAACTTCTGAACACCAGATTTGTGGTCAACAAAATCAGTCCACTCAAGGAACTCTGAAGTTGGAAGCAGATGAGCAATATCAGCAACTTTCCAACGAACATTATGAGCTTTATCTTTTGGACGGTCTTCGTATTTCCATTCTGGATAAGGCTCTAATACTTCAAGAACTTTACGAAGTTCAGCTAAACGAGAACCTTTGACACCATACTTAGCTGCTTGCTTACGAACATAACCAAGATAAGCTTTCATATCGGTGGTGTAGAAGCGCCAGCGGTTATCTTGAATGAATTTCCATACTTCAGGAAGTTCAGACTTAACAACCATATTTGCAGGAGTATGAAGCATATCAAGCGCGACAGTTTCACCTGTAGCTGCTAATTGCAGGAAGTACTTCAAAGAATAGAGTTCATGGTCAACATCATCATGGGAGTTCTTTGTTGATGTGTTGTTTGTATTCAAATTGGTGTGATTCATTGCACGGCCAAGAAGAATTTCCTTCGGATGAGGAACGAAGATTTCTTTGAAGTCCGTGTCACTTTCTGGTGTTGACGTACCATAAAGATGGCTACCGAAGTAGCCTTTCATAATTGTTTTCATAGATAAATGTGTTGTCCTTTGGCAAATTTTACTAGCTCATTGGTAATTTTAACACATTGTTCAACGTGTTCTTTATCTTCGCTTTTCTTTGAAGTTCTATTAATATTTCCAACTTTCTGCTGAGAATAATAGTATTTCACTTCATGCGTATGATATTCTTGGCCATCTGGATGTTGTTCCCGCTGAACATGTTCTTTTAAAACAGTTTCATAGAGTGGAACTAATGCCCAATCACTTCCGATATTAATGATTGCTACTTGAATGTCAATCTTATTCCACTTAAAAGCATTAACATATCCAAGTACCCTTTGAGAAGGGTCCATCATAGCAAATTTTATTCCGGAAATAGAAGCCATTGGCATTTGTTTTAGTAATGACATACTAAGTTTTTTCTTAGTAGTTACAACTTCTATTTCAATCATTTAGTAGGTTGACCCCATGTGAATTGACCACCAAATGCCGAAATCAGAGAAGTGTCATTCAGATTCACTGGCAGACCGTCACCGCTTTCAGATTCGAGGAACATTGTACCACCATTTTTAGTGATAGCAATTACAGTGAATTCTTTAGAACCTTTTTGGAATACATCACCAACAACTACTGGAATATTTTTGAAACCGGAAGCTTCAGCTTCATATGTTTCTGTGTATCGGCCTTCTTTTGGTCTGAAATTAGTAAAATCAACTAAATACTTGTTACGGTTTGAAGTTACATACACATTAGTAACGCCATATGATGTAATTTTATCTTCGCTATAAACGAAGAGTTCAATCATAATACGAGTTGAATATACTTTTAAAACAGCTCGTTGATTTTTATTAATTTTAAGGAAAATATGAGTTGTTCCTTGACACCGGCTAATAAAATCAATTTCACCATCAAATTCTGTAGTTCCAGATTGAACTGTAATTGAGCGTCCAACTTCAAGTTCTTTCTTTACCAGACCTTTAGCTTTTACTTGACGAATAAACATAATATTTTCCTATACGAAGCGCCATGAACCATTACGATAAGCAATTGCACGGTCCATCAAGTCAGAAGCAGTTGATGTACCTTTCAGGTTGTTATGAACAACTCGAATAATTTTGCCATCAGGGAAAGTGAATTCTGCTACCGGGAAGAGGCCCATAAGGCCTCGTTCAACCGTTGCATTAAACTTTGCAGATTCACCATTAATTACATAATTGTGGTCTTGTTTAAGCATTATTTAAATTCCAGAGTTGGGCAGAACTTCTCTTTACGAGCCTTAATGAAAGCGATAATGATATTAGGCTGCGGTGGAACGTAAGTGCCATTTTTACGAGCTTCCCATTCGGCAGCTTCTTTCTTTTCTTTTCGACGAGAGATTACTTTATAAATTCCGTAACCAATACAGAAAATTGTACCAAAGACCGCGGCCAGAATAAGCCAACCAACAATCAACCCAGGAATAATTGCTGCCGCAGAAGACAGAACTACACCGCATTTAGCGAACAGCCAAGTTGCTAAATCAACACCAGAACCCCAACCAGCGAAACATACAGCGAACGCGGCGAAAGCCAGAAGGAATGTATGCCATACGCCTTTCCAAAAGTATGGGCACAGAGAACGTGGGGCGCTTTCAGCACCATTCATAGTAACGAGTTTGTAGTGCCAAGAGTTAGTATTGATTTGCATTATAATTTCCTTTCAGTTCAGTTATTTAAAGTTTTTGGAATTGGTCATATGAGGTATTGTAACCTGCAACCATGAAAGCAATTTCTCAGCTTCTTCTTTAAGAAGCTCAACTTCTTCACCCTGAGAAATGATGGTGAGTACATCTTTCTCATCATTGACAAGGAGAAGAGTTTTAATATTAGCGTGTCCACCATGAACTGATTCAGCTTCATAGCTGATAGTAGCATCTAAACCTGGGACTTTCCAATCTAACGTACACTTAGCCATTTGCTTGTTCCTTGCGAGCTCGTTCTTTAAGTTGCTCTTGAATTTTGAGCATTGTTTCTGTGTATTCTTCTGAATTAGCTCTTACAATTCTAGAAGAATACGGAAGCGATTCATGATATTTCAAAAATCTCTCAAGACGCGGTTTGTATTGAGTAGAGAAATTGTACATCAAAAATCCTGTAGCACTTACGTGAGTACAAATTTCATATTGAATTCCGTCGTATTGACGAGTAACAATAATGTCTTTTAGCTCAAGACTTAGGCTCATTGACTTCTCCTGCATAAAGTTTAAGAATGAAAAACGCTACCTTTAAAGCCTCTTCTTTACTTAAACGAAGAGGAGAGCCGGCATAACATGCTCCTTCAGGGACGGCATGCTCCAAAACAATTTCATCTTCTTTAGTGCGAATGTCTAAACTTCCTAGATGAAATTGTTCATATCCCCAAGGGTCTTTCATTGCATTTCCTTAATAGCTTTTAAGAAGTTATCAAGATTCTTTTTACTGCAAAAAGATACGCAGCCATAGCTTCCATCTTTTGCTTCAAAAGTAAATGAATCATCACCATAATCAGTGTAATCAATATTAGGACATTGATTACATTCAATCAGATGTGCTTTGTCCAGACGAAAATGGATTTTGAACAAATCTTCATCATCTACATGACCAAGTTTGCAAAAGTTTCCACGTACTTCAAGAACCAGAGGACCATGTACTGAACCGCTTTCAAATGTATGTTTCATAATCACCTCAGCTGTGAATCTTTTGAACCGCGTCTGTTGTAAGACGCTTTAATAATAGTGTCATGTGAGCTTTGGCAAGCTACGCATCGGGTGCATCCTTTTTGAGCTTTGCGTCTAGCTTCCGGAATTTCTCCGTCACAATCTTCACAGTATTTTTCGCTCTCACGATTTTGAGATTTGATGAGCTCTAAACGAGCCCATTCAATTCCATCACTTACTGTAGCTTCAATAGCTGCAAATCCGTCGTCACTTGGACCCCATCCACTTGCCATTACAAACTCCTTTGAACGAGGTCCATTATACCATTAACCAAGTTGTATGTAAACAACGGATTGTGGTATTGAACAAACAGATAAAGCAGTACAAATACCGTTCTCATTACCAGCCTGCCGTATCAAATTCACCATCATCGTAGATGTCCCAAGCCATTCTTTCTTCCAGAACTCGGACTGGTGTCCCAATAGTCCGCATATTCTTGGTCTTCCGGAGAAGAGAATTTATTTGCTTTAAGTTCAGCCATAAATTCCAAAGCAGATTCAACATCACCGAACAGCCGGTTCAAGTTGTGAGGTTTACGTTTATGGTCTTCAAATACTGCGTTATCACCCGGGCAAATTTGAGTACGATAAGAACGCTTTGTTTCGCCGTTGATGTCAGTATACTCGCAGATGATATCAACCATCAAGATATCTGATGTTGGGCTACGATATGGTTTACTGAGGATAATGTACTTGCTAACTTCATCCAGCGACACTGTGGTTTCAGTACGAGATACACCGTACACGTGATACATGATACGACCTGGAACGAAATCAGATAATTTAGTAATGCGATTCATGATGTTCTCCTCTTGTTTGTGTAAGGTCATAGTATCACCTTTTGAAGAGGATGTAAACGGTTCATTTAAAAACAACAAAAGCCCTGACCAAAAGTCAGGGCTCAAATTATTCCAAAGACAGCAAGTATTTGGTTTGAAACACTATGCCATTGATTTCATCAATTGTGTTTCTGATTGCTCCGGGCATCTTCTCATAGATGCTTTCAGCTTTTGCTGTGATGCTATCGAGCATCTCAATTGTGTCAGTAGGCAAATCCTGTTGCGAAGGTATAGATGGAGTGTACTTTTTACCAGACCATCCAAGCCATTGCTCTCCGAACTTGTCGGTTAACTCAGGGATTGCATCAAAGAAGAAATTGTATGCTTTGTGACGAGCATAACTTTTAGTTTCAAAATGAGCTGAATGGAAGTATGACGCAGAAGCCATCAAAAGACCAATGAACTCATCCTCTGGAAGTTTCTTTCCGGTTGTTATGAAATCTTCAAATTTCGTTTTCAAGTTTAACCTTCGTTAGAGAAACGTACTGCTTACCGGCGTGAACTCCTTCTTCAGTGCACTGGGTAGTACAACTTGAAGCTGCCCATCTCTGCTTAATGAAAGAAAAGAAACGTTCGGATTCTTCTTTAGAAGGTTCTTTGAACTTGCTATATACTGCCATAGCACCATCAGCGTATTGTTCAAAATTTGCTTCTTCTGCCGATACGGGCGAGATTAAAGTGGCTGCAAATAAAATCGCAGCCAATGCGCGTAGAGTCATAAAAGCCTCAGCGTTGTCCTGTATTAAGTTTGTGCTGAAGAACAGCCTTAACTTTATCGAGGTATTTTTGCAGCTGGCGTTTACGCAAATAGTCTGGGCGTGCACCATGCTGGCGAAACTCTTCGTTTAGACTTGAGATAGCGTGGCCAATCTCGCACTTAATTTCTTCCAGTTGAGATACACCAAGATTACGAAGTTGCTTATCGTTCAAATGCTTCATACATACCTCATTAGTTAGTAATAGTATTTATAAAGGGGAGCATGCTCCCCAATTTAACTTTAGTCCCACAACATTTGGCACAGACCTTTCTCATACTTACGAGCAGCCTTTTCGTCCCAGTTATAGTCTGTATCGTTTCTCAACGAGTGTTTGATTTCCATCTTGTGAAATACACGAGGAATCGGTGAAGCATAGCGCATCCAGCGCAGAGTCTTCCAGAATGAATCACGATGACGTTCTTTCATCATAGAAGCAAGCTCTAATGGTCTTTCCATGTTTTCTTTAATTTGCTTATCAACATATTTCTGCTGATATTCTTCGTCTTTCTTTGTTTTAACGTATTCGGTATATCGTTTGATATAAGCGAATTTGTTATTCTTCTGGGCGTGCCATTTAGAAGAAGTGGTTACGTGCCAGCCTTTACGACGAATAGTTCTTGACATATCTACCTCTTGAGTTAAAGTACCTCAATGGTAGTAAAATCCTGCTTTAAAATATTTCATGGTGATACCTTTCCTTCAATTAAAATCTTTAAGAACCCAAGCAAAGCAGCTATAACAAATCCTGCTGTTGGAAAAGCGAATAACCAAAATAATACATCAATAGTCATCCTAATGTTACCTTACATTTGCATTTTGGACATTCAACTTCTTTTACACGAAGACGCTTTGTCTTCGTACGAGTAGCGGTATCATGGTCGTAAACATGAAGACAACGATAGCAAATGACTAATTTCATCGGTCGATAACCTCGAAGATTTCATCTATGATTTCATCACCTTGACGAGCACGAATTAACTCTTCAAATGTAACGGGCTTTTCAGACCAGCCAAGAACAACAGTGTTGCGTTGTAGCATATCACGAAGTTCTTCTAAAGCTTCTTGTTTAGTTGAAATCATAGAACCTTCTTATAACATTCGAAATTACCTGAATAATATGCTTCAGAAACGTAATCACCTTCAACAACTAGTTGGCAAACTTTATCTGCGAGCAATTTATTAGCTTCAATTTGTTTACTAATTGCATGACCTTTTATACCTAAGAAAACGAATGCAACCAAAGTGATAGCAAGAAGAACCGTGTTGAAGATTTTTACATTCTTATTCATAAATACCAGTCATTTCACACCAATGTTTTCGACAGAGTGAGACGTATTTGTCTTCACCACCTAATTCAATAGTATCACCTTCTACAATAGCATTTCCTTCTTGGTCAACACGAGCAACCATAGTTGCTTTACGACCGCAATGACAAACACCCTTCAGTTCACAGAGTTTATCTGCCGTAGCCAGAAGAGCAGCTGAACCCTTAAATAGGTTACCACGGAAATCTGTGCGAAGTCCATAGGCCATCACTGGAGTATTATAGAGGTCAACAATTTGACATAACTGAAGAACATGAGATTGAGTCAAGAACTGTGCTTCATCAACAAATACACAGTGAATGTCTTTTTGAGTCTGTGCCCATTTGAAGAACTCAAGAATGTCCATGTCTTCAGTAATAGTATTTGCTTCAGCATGTAGACCAACACGAGATACAACTTCATTTGCTGAATCTCGAGTATCAATAGCCGGCTTAAGAATGAGTGTTCCCATTCCACGCTCTTTATAGTTATGAGCTGCTGTAAGTAGAGATGCTGATTTACCAGCGTTCATTGAAGCATAGTTAAAATAAAGTTGTGCCATTATTCGCCGTCCCAATCAACAACTACAATATCAACATTCGGTGTAAACATATTAATTAGTGCTTCAATTTTTTCCCAATCGCCGCCAGCAATACCTGCTCCAATACGAGGAATATGAACTTCCATTTTAAACAGAGAACCAGATAAAAATTTATCCATTTTCTGGAAAGCATTAACTAATGCGCCGTAATCAAGATTAGGACCTGGCTCATATTGAGTATAAAGATTAAAGCAAGCTCCACCTTTTGCTGCTAATGCTAAACTAAATGTTCCAAGCTTTTCGCGGGCGGCATAATCCGTAGCTGCTTTATCTGTTGATAAAATAACTGGAAATTTTGATGCAAGCTGTCCTGCTACACCCGCACCCATTGTATGAAAACAATTACATCCGTGAGCAATTACTTTTCCTTCAGAATACAGCTTAACAATATCGCCTTTAATGTATTTTACAATCATCTTTTCCTCAACTCGGGTATGCTTTTAAATTGGTAAGTAGCGTAGTTTTCGAATTCATCGTAAACTCGCACATAAATTTCTTCGCCACATGTTAAATTCTTAAAAGACTTCAAATCTCTTTCAGAAAAATCTATCGATACTCCATCAATAGTTCCGGAGGATTTGGCTCCGCAACCTCGAAAATGAATTGAACCACCCGGAATAATAGCTTGGTCTTCTTTGTTGGAGTAATTGTAAAATGATACACCAAAAGCTTTCTTTTTCGGATAGTAAGAAACTTCAATATTCTTTTTAAACGAACCAGTTGTTTCAACTAGCCTACCATTAATAGCATAGATGTTATCAGGATAGCCTGGGAGTTTTTCCCAGGCATTTACTGATAATGGTAGAGCTAGCAGAAATGCTGCTATTTTCACTTAGATAATCCCGCTATATACACCCTCAATAATGTGTCACGATATTCTTCGCATACATTCATATCAGGCGCATTATCACATAACGACTCAAGGTCTTTAGCCTTACGAGCCACCAAGGTAGACCATTTAAAGCGGCTACCAGAATCAGTTTGTCCTTCAGCGTAAGTTTTGTCAAAGTCAAATGACAAAATGTTCAAACACTCCGTATTAGTCTTTGTGCAGAATTGCTTTGCTAATGTCAAAGAATCATCTTGTTCAGTAGAAAAATCAACTTTACACCCAGATAGAGCAAAAACTACTAGAAGTACAAACAACTTTTTCATTATTCCACCGTATAATGAAGCATTTTACGAGATTTCAAGTAATTCGCCTTTGCTAATACTTCAGAGGCGTACTTGTTACCGGCTTTCCACTTGTTTCCTGCGTTGTATGACGCTATGGCTTTTCTCATATCACCGTTATGACGGTCCAGCCAATAACTTAACTCAATATACGCCCAAGCGGCGGAGTGCTTCCGGTTCTTTGCCATGCGGATGATTTCTGCGTCTGTCATTGACCATCCGGCTTGTTTAACTCTTTCCCTGAGTGTAGGAAGATAATTTTGAAATATCCCGTAAGCGTGATGCCCGTGTTTACCAGTTGTACGTAAGCCTGCAGAACTTTCCTGCCAGACTAGTGCAGCCATAATGTAACCAAGTCCATTGTTGTCATACCGCTTACTATGGTCTTTATACTTCCCATTCTTCTGAAATTGTTCACCAAACGAATATGCATATTGCAAATTGTCGAGTTGGACATTACTGAAGGTGTGTTCGGACGCAAATCCTAAAGACGAAACTAGGAGTAACGCCGCGCATAGAGCTTTTTTCATGCTTGCCTCAATTGAAACTAAATTATAACTTGATAATCTTTGTGCTGATTTTACCTTTCAAGCGTTTATCATTTACGAATGCCATGCGACATTGCATGGAGTGACCGCGGAACGGGTGTTCTGGGTTTGGTAGAGAGACAGTCATTCCAAGCCATAGAGTACCATCAGTGATTTCCAAACGCTGAGGCCTGTATTCTACTTCTGGGTCAATTTCCGATGGGTCAATAGGAAGCATCGGCATTTCTAAGAACTCGTGAATTTCTGTTACGTGATTGTGTACTTTGTGGAACAGAGCGAACACATACTCTTCATCAATCTCCCGTTGGATAGCACGGTCCAAGAGATGATTAGAATATTTAATAAAGAAAGCTGGGATACCAGCAGATGCGCAAGCACTACGTATAGAATCGTTTACACTCTTGAACTCAGTCTCAAAGCGACGACGTAGCTTGTTTCGGCGGATGAATACTTCTGGATTAGTTGTCATTTTCAATCTCCTTTGTTGATAGGGCTATAGTATCATAGCCCTTGGAGAAAGTAAACTAGTAGTTTTGGTCGTCATAGAACACTTGAAGCAGAACGTTGTTACGTAACCGCTTTGTGTCAGCTAAACGTTGTCTAAGCTTGGAGATTTTGTCCTGTACCCGGTTAAACTCTTCTGAGGTTGACGGGTCATGAATCTTCATAGCCTCATCCACAAGCTGCTCCATCTTTTCTTCCATAGCATTAATAGCTTCAGAGAAAGATTCGGAGACTTTGTTGCGGATAGACATTAGTACTTTTCTTCTGGTTGAAACACTGAACGGCATGCCCACATAGATGCTTCTTTAAGGTGCTGAATAGCATTACGAATTTGAGTGATACGCTCATGAGCCAAATCAAACTCTTCGTCACTAATTTTATCAACATCTAAATCCATGTATACTTTTACATGTTCTTCTTCAAGAGCTTTAAAAATCAGGCCAAGACGAAGTTCAGCATCTTTAATAGCATTCACTTTACCGATTTTATCTTCAGTATGTGGTTTATAGCCTTTGATATCTTCAATTGACATTACATTTCCTTGGTGAAAGTACGTGCAATAACGTCACGCTGCTGTTCTGACGTCAGAGAATTAAATCGGACAGCATAACCAGAAACACGAATAGTCAGCTGAGGATATTTTTCTGGATGTTGAACTGCATCTTCTAAAGTTTCTTTAGTCAGAACATTCACGTTCAGATGTTGGCCACCTTCAACTTTAACTACAGGTTGACTTTCAATTCCAACTTCTCGAGATTCAAGTCCAAAGAAAGTTTCTACATCAACAATAGAATCTTCTGCCAAAGTTTTAGATACAATCACACGGGCTTTATCACCATCTTCAAGATAAATTGTGCCTTTATGAGTGCCATTCAAAATTTGATATGCGTTCATAGTAGTTCCTTATGGGTATTGAATTTCTTCGTCAGTCTCTTTATCATACTCACGAATTTTGATTGGTTCATTAATTCCGTAACCACTTATAAGAAGTCCAGTTTTAGCATCTTCCCACTGTTTAGTTTCTTCATTCCACACACCATTAGCGTGTGCTTCCATTAAATCTTGTTCGCCTTGGTTTGAAAACCAGTCGCAGAAAGATTTAACCAAGTGGTCGGGGACGTCGATAATAATTTGCGCCATGTTGGCTCCAGAGAAATGACCCTGCGGTCGTAAGTAATTAAGCTTGAAGTTTTGATGCCTTTACATGGGCCAGAGATAAACTCTACTTCAAACCATGGATGCTCATTCATCAGACCTACATCCGGTGAAGTGCAGAGAAATAATGAACCTTTAAAAGGCCCATCTAAAAATCTATACAGCTTAGGTTCAAGAACTGCACCATCTGAAAACTTAATATGCAAAATATTAATCAAAGATTCTATATCACATTTTCCGGTAGAGCGCAAGAACCTGATATATTCACTTGTAGTCATTCCAAGAGCCCGAAGGCCCTTATTAAAATTTTCTTTCATCATTGCATTCCTATCACAAAGAATAATGGCATCATCTCTTCACCGCTAATGTGTGATTGATGAACACATGCATAAAAAGGACCTTTGAAATGAGCTTCGTAGAACTTTTCCATTTCAGGGAGTTTCATTGGTTCTTCTATAATATACAAGATTCTGTTAAGCGTTCGGCCACGGGCTTTTGAACCACCATTACTCAAGAAACTTCGCACAGTGTCCATGATAATCATGCGTTTAGCTTCATCTGGATTTGCTTGATGAATGAGTTCTTTCTCATAACAAGCTCGTATTCTTCTTGCTGTTTCTTCGGAGTTTCGTTGATGGGTGCTAATAATCCAGACAGTTCCACCGTCATGTAACCAGTCCGCTGCAAATTCAGCAATAGCTTTAGTTTTACCTGACTGACGCCCGCCGTCGATTTTTAGCGTAGCATATTCGCGTAGAATATCTATAGGAGTGTAATGACTTTCTTTGAGGATTTCTATACAATCATCTGCGCGGATTTTAAATGCGTGCATCAGGGATAGATATGGAGCAAATAGAGATTTCGTTTTCATAAAGTTACCGTTAGTGAGGGCCTTCCATGGCTCAAGGATTTCCATCAGCTAGCGGGAGTGCTAGGACCCTGATTGTAACTGGCTTTACCGCACTTGGGCTCGACCTTTTTACAGGTACCAGAAGCTACTTCACTCAGAGGACACGACGTTCATGAGGAGAGGTCCAGGTTGGCTTTTTGATTGAAGATTAACTAAACGGGTCGTGGAGCTTATTACCGACACGACGGAACACTTTAGCTGCAAATTTATTGGAAGGGTTATCAACCATGACTTTGCGCATGTGACCGGTCGCAACTGTTCGAGCAGCCTTATAACCAGCAATATTATCTTTCAAAGTAATTCGACCTTTTCCTTTAGGGTCATCAATGGTCACTTTGTAAGTTCCCATATCTTCGCCAGGCTTAATTTCTTCAATCCAGATATAACCACCTGGGACTCGCTTTTGTTCAGCGGCTTCAGTAATAAATTCGTTGTAGGTTTTCATTTTAATCCTTAGTTGTAAATAGCCTTACCATAATGTTTATACCACTTAGGCCGTTGAGCAATTTTTTCGTCCAGACGTGCTTGAGAAATTTTAAGAGCGTCAGAAGTTGGAATGTAATCATTACGCCACTCGACCGGAATATCACTAATGTCCTGGGCAGTTGTGTCCTGGATTTTAAAACCTCGTTTTAAACATTCAGCAATAATGTTGATTTGGCGTTTATGCAAGAACTCAAGTTTATCATAAAAGAAAGTAACATGACCTGTACCTAAAATGAAAACCGAAGAGATTTTAAAATCCTTAAGCTTTTTACCATTTTGAACATGCTTACGAACGGCACCAAAAACACGTGGCAATTCACGATACTCAGCCATAAGATGTTGGTCGGCCAGTTCAGATACTAAAGTTAAGTTAATGCGTGTCATTTTTAATCTCCGTTTGTTTGGTATGAGAGTATCATAACATGGACAAACGGAGATGTAAACTACTTTCTAGTCAAAGATTTGATTTTTCCTACAAGTTTATCTTTCTTAATGCCTTTATGATAGTCTTTACCTACCATCATGAAATAAGTTCCAGTAGTAGGGTCAAAGTTAACAGACACACGAGTACCATTAACATCGATATCACGTTGATTTATAACACGACTTACTTTACCGAATTCAGCGGCTAGAATAGTTTCAATTTCTTCTGCGCCTTTAGTAGCGGCCGCATAAAGTTCTTTGCCAGACATTTCACGTTTAGCTTCAAACATAAATTCATTATAGGTTTTCATATGCTTTCCAAGTACCTGTTTTAAATGTTGCAATCACGCGTTTAGCACGATTTGGTGTCTGACGATACCACTTGGAATTAGCAAGCTCTTTTGCAGCTGCTTCCCATTGTTTTGATTTAAGCAGACGCATTGACGCTGGGAAACTAGCTACACCTGCTACACCCATCTGAAACACCATATTAATAAGTGCAGCACGACGAACTCCATCAAGTACATCATATACTGGTTTTAATACAGCATTTCCGAGAATCCCTCGAGTTGCTTTATCGACGTCTTTCGCAAAAATAGCTTCTGCTTCAGCTTTTGTGATTTGACCATTACATGGGCGTCCCACAAGCTTATCAAGTTCTCGTTTAGCAACATCAAGAGAAGGGTCACGTGTCAAAAGGTGACCGATACCGATTGTCCAAAAACCTTCGGTATCTTTATAGATTTTAGAATCGTATCCTTCATCGATACGAAGCATGCCAAAAATGTCCATGAGGACCTCCTATCAGTTGATAGGAGTATTTATTTAGCATTCCCAAAGAGCATCTTGAATGACCTTTGGATAAAGTTTCTGCATAACTGAGAAAAGACTTGGACCCATTACTACATTCCACATGCGCGGATGAATCAAAGCAAAAGCATCAATCTCCGGGAATTCATTTCCGTCTTCATCTGTATGATATGCCGTGCAAATACAATCTCTGAATTGAGAGTGTTCCACTGGATGCATGTATTGGAAAAGATGTATATCTTTATTGCTAGCATAATCATGACGACCTAGGTCAACCAGTAAACTCTGGTCGTAATCGACAAAGCCGGTTTCTTCACGGCATTCGCGAATAGCAGCTTCAATAGGTGTTTCACCTTCTTCAATATGGCCCTTTGGAATATCCCAGCGTGATGGCCCACCGCCTAATCCAGAATTAGTCACTCTTCCCATGAATAGTTCGTAGTCTTCGGTAAAGAAGATAATTCCTGCAGATACTTCTTTAATTTTCTTACTCAAATTTCACCCCAACTAATTTCACGAAGTCTTTGCATAATTGACTCAACTTCTTCAATCATATCTTCGTCAGAATCAAACGAACCTTCAACCATCCAATCAGAAATTGGAGTGAACATTTCCAGGCCCGTGGACAGACGATTACGAATATCATCAACTGATTCATTGTCGTTGAAGGAGTACAGGTAAGAATCAGCCGATTCAGATTTAACAAATACCGCAATACTCATACCTTTTCCTCTAAGAAGTCAGACAGTTTAAAATCTTTACGGTCCATCAGACCATAGTGAATGTTCTTCAGCGTATCGTACATGTCCCAGTACTTTTCTTTTAGCATATTACCAAATGGTGGAATGTAAAGCTTATCCCATTTGGCAGCTAACTCACCGTTGCGCAGTTCTCCTGGAACATTTTCAACGATACGTAAAACTTTAGTTGCAACCTCATAATCGGATGGCGGAATCCATCCCCAATTATGATGTACTGAACCGTTAATTTCGCCATTCAGCGAAGTAAAAATTGTAGCTGGACAACTCATCGTGTACCTCTAATACCTTGAATAAAGTTTAAAGCATCTTCACCTGAAGGAACTTCTTTAGACTTAGATTTTCGTTTAAAGAGTTTCCACTCTTTCTTTTGGTCGAAGGTTCCACGTTGAACCTGCCCAAGATAAAATAACCACTTTCCAATCCAGTAGAATGGAGTTAAAATGCCAGCCATCCAGCCAACAAAAAGTAATTGTTCTCCATAAAGAGGACTAAAGAAGTACAATCCCCAATATAATCCAAACCCATTAAGCATTGTGAACATAAAGCAAATAATAATAGTGCCAATAGTCCATCCGAAATTATCATATGAACCAGCATCTTTGAATCCGCGAAATAATGTTTTAATCATCGTTTAATCCTGCATCTGGAGATAAAGTTCTCTAAATTTTGTTTGTCGTCGTAAATGGCCTTGGCTTTAGTAAACAGTTTAACATGAATTTTACAATAGCACCATTTGATAAAAGAAGCTAAAACTATTACCACGAATAATGAGCATAAAGCACTTAGTGGTACAGTGATAATCATTTCAGCTACAAAACCGTTGAACCACCAAACTGCGAAATTTGATAAGAAAACAGTAAGTATAATAATTGTCCAACAAACGTTGTCCTCATATTTCGACTTGAATCTGTCAGCAATTTCTCGTTCAAAATGTCTGATATTCATTTTAGGATTGTATTTCATTTTTACCTCGGCATTCCGTAATGAATTCTTCTGATTCTCTGATTATTCTATTATGAAGAACTTTAGCATTCTGTTCAGCTAAGCGTTTATTTTCTGGTCGCATCACCCACCAAATAGCAATTTCTTGTGATTTTCCGTGAGACCAAAGTAGAACTGGAATAGAAAGAAACATTGATACTACAACCCAAATTGGAGCATATACTCCGTCATTAAGTATTAAAGCAGGAACAAAAATTAAAAGCACCGCCACTGAACTAAAAGCCAAAAATATTATCATATGTAAAAATTCTGCTTTTGCTGCAAGCTCTCTTAATTCACTTTTTGGTTGATACCCCATGATTATTTCCTCGCTTTACGACAGTCGTTAATGAAGCATTCAAACCGTTCAGCTTTGCTGAGCTTTGATATTATTCTATTTCTTCGCATGCCAATTAAAATTTGTGCAATAAAATTAACAAATTCACCAATCAGCATAACAATGATACCAAACATTCCCCAACCAAAGCATGTGAATGCAGCCATTGCTCCAGCAGAGTCAGCTCTTTCTTCTTTTGGAAGATTTGTGATATCAGACCAACCCCAAAATACAATAATTCCGTATAGTGTCAATGCAACGCACCAGCAGAGCTTTTCATTTCTGGTCAAAATATATCTGACTTTGGTTGAAAGAGAATCCGTTTTAGCAATTTTAGCTTTAAGTTCAGTTGAATTCATTTTATTTTCCTCATAGGGCCCGAAGGCCCTTTATCATTTGAACGGACGAATCATATCAAAGTTTTGTTTAAAGCGTTTGACATAATCTGTCTTTCCAAGTTTCTTATGCATTGCAACTATCTTATGGTAGTTTTCCCATGCATATTCACGAAACCAGCCAGATGTAATGCTAGTACAAACTTTTTCCAAAGCGTACATAAATGAACCCGTAGGGTCTGGGTTGAAATTATTTGGAATTTGATGGCGTTCTAAAGCAAGTACACAAGTTTCTTCATATACACCTGCAAGCTTAAGTTCTTCAGGAAGAGAATCGAACTTCTCTTTTGAAGTCATTACTTCAGAGCCATCTTTCATGTAGAAAGTATAAGCAGGACGACCAGCTAAAGCCACTGCTTCATGAATTGAATCGTGGTCATAGATGTAAAAATCATCTTTAAAGAAAGAATCTTTATCTACATCCAGATTAGGATGAGAATATGCTAATGTTTCTTTCTGGCGCAGTTCAGAAATCTTTTTCAGTTTACTGTCTAAAACAATTCCTTTATTACGCAAGAAACGAATATGATGCATAGTCTTTTGAAAGAAACGAGTGTTCTTCTTGAAACGATGAGACATCTTAATTGCTAAGCACATCTCAGGAGTTGCCCAATACATCTGTGAAAGCGCATCATAGCACCCATTAAATACTGCGTAGTGAGCAAGCAGTTCAGATGAACTCTCGTCGTTATATTCAAAAATGTATGCTTCAAAATAGGTCTCACGACCATTATGCATGCATTTAAAGGCTTGTACATTAGGAGATTGAACTTCGACCTCTGTACCATTCATACGGTTTTTGAAATGGAGCCATTCGCCCGGAGACGCGATGAAGTCCCAATCAGAATTCTTAACATCACTGTACTCAATGAGTCCATGGTGATGTAGAGCTCTAGAACCAATAACCAGCAACATAATATTTTCCTCTTTAGAATGTAGAACTACTATAACACACTTGACTGATGTTGTAAACGGTTCTTTCTACACATTCTGATGAAGTTTTCAATAGGCTCTTCTGGTCTATTGGCTGGATAGCATTTCTTCCAGTTCCACCCTCCCAGCAAGTCAAAGATTTGGTCAGGAAGAGAATCCCATGGATGTTCTCTTTCGCGGAGTTGAAGCACAATATCACCGGCTGCTTCTCTAATTCCAGTATCAAGTTTTCCATTACAAATCACGACATCCATGAGTACTGCAAGACAACAACTATCATGGCTTCCGTATTTGTTCGGATAGTAGAAATAATGGTCAATAATGTAGCAGCAATTACGGTCTAAACCTTTCATAGTGTTCCTCCAGTGATTCTGGGGAAACTTTTCAGTTTCCCCATATATTACCATTAACAGCTGCTAGTGTACCTGGACTCGAACCAGGGAATCGTAGAATCAAAATCTACTGCCTTACCAACTTGGCTATACCCCAACTGTTTGGAGGCGGGTGATGGACTCGAACCATCGCGTAACGGGATATGAACCCGTCATTCTACCAACTGAAGTTAACCCGCACTTATCCGGATTCCTGAAGTACAACGGCTGCTTTATGTAGAACTCACCTATTGTGAGGGAACAAAATCACTGGTCCTGGCATTAATTATGGACCACCATCTTCAGGAACTGCCTCGTATTTGGCGGACCTAACGGGATTCGAACCCGTGACTCTCACGTGACAGGCGAGTATTTTCACCGCTGAAACTATAGGTCCAAATTATCTTTCGTGATTATGTGAATCCCTCAGGTTTTCCGGAAAACCGAATAGGCGACAAAAGCTCTCATATACCCGTGCACAGATATAATCTTTGTTAACTAGTGTCTGAATCAGTATAATCCGAAAGATAACTTTCGGCGCCGTATTTAATTTGAGATATGTAGTTATCGTTGAGGGAACTCATATTCAGGGATTAACATGCCGACGACTTTGTCAGAACGTCTTCCAACTTCTATATTTGGCGGGTCGTGCAGGTATCGAACCTGCCTAGTCATTTCTGACACGGATTAACAGTCCGCCGCTTACCCTCTCAGCCAACGACCCAAATTTGGTTCTCCGTAAGAGAATTGAACTCTTCTTTCCGACGTGAAAGGCCGGCGTCCTAACCGATAGACGAACGGAGATTGGTAGGACGTGAGGGAGTTGAACCCATCGACATTCCGATTAAAAGTCGGATGCTCTAACCAACTGAGCTAACGTCCTGTAGATATTTATAATAACAAAAATATCTTTAAGCAAATTGGTGGGAATAACTGGACTCGAACCAGTGACCTAACGATTATCGGTCGTTTGCTCTACCAACTGAGCTATATTCCCTGAATTTGGTGGGGAGTGATGGAGTCGAACCACCCGAGTCGCAATGACAACAGATTTACAGTCTGCACCGCTACCTCTACGGAATTAACTCCCCGAAATTTATTTAAGAACTGTTGAGTTCATCGATTTAACCAAGAAAACTTGGTGTGGTGAACGAAGTGAACCTTCAATAGTGCGATGTTCTGGAAAATTGGTTGAAGTCTGAAAACCAGCTACACGGTAACCTTGCTCAGTCCATCCTAAAAGGATACCAACCATACAGCCAGAATATTTTCCGCTTTTATCCAAAGCTACAATATCACCAGGAGCAATTTCATTACCCATTGAATCAGGCTTAATCCATTGTGGAGTAACCAGTTCTATAGGTATATTTATACCGCTTGAAAAGCTGTAATATTCGTCTGAACGTAAGCCCTGAATGCTTTTAAAGACTTTATGCCAAGTTTTACTGATGCTCATAATGTTCTCTCGCAGTGTTTTGGTGAATCAACGATAATTCATCGAAGATTGACTTCATTGCATTTTTCACAAAAATTTTTTCAGAAGGCTCCATCGACGTATTGTTGATGATTCTCGCCATTCGTTCTTTAAGCTTCTTTTTCCGATTCCGGACCGTCTCCTTGGAAGCGGTCCTCATGTGAGCAAGATTAGTCATCATGTTCCGTCGATAGATTAATAATAACAAGTAGCTCTTTAAGCATTTAACCGCGTTTATACGCGTGATGAATCAAAATACCAAGTACACCACAAGAAACTATAACGCTTTTAATAAAAGTTAAAACAACGCCAGTAGCAACGCCGATAAGAATCCAGTCAAACTTATTCATCGGAGAATCGACATCATAAGTTTTCTTAACCCATGCTTTAGCTTTGGTGTACAGTTCTTTAATTTGGTTCATTTGCAATTTTATCCATAACGAATGAAATGATACCAGCAACGAGTGTAAGTACTACGCTACTGATGAGTTCAGAATTTGAAAGGAACGGCCATCCGAAGATTGAAGTTCCAAGTGCTCCCAGGGTTACTACAGTAAAGATGTTTCCGATGATTTCGCAACGTTTCATTTTTAATCTCCTTGTGTTGATAGGGCTATAGTATCATAGCCCTCAAGGAAAGTAAACGGCTAAAACTATTTTATTCCGCGCGATGCAATTGTGTTCTGTCGTTTAACACCAGTTTGTTTAAAGTCATGATTGTCGATTTGATCAGTACGAGCAACGCCAAATGATGATTTGATCTTAGCTTTAGAGCCTTTAGTTATAGAAACAAACATCTCAGAAGAGCCTTTCTTAAAGTCCGAGGCGGATACTTCAACGCCGTTCTTAGCAAGTGACTTCAGAATTGCCTCTGCATACTCATCATCAAGACTTGCTTGAGTATTAATGACGAATGTCTTTGGCGCAGTAGCTTCGTTGATAAATTCTTGATAGGTTTTCATTTAAGGTCTTCTGCCCAATCTAGTTTAAGTGGTTCTTTGTATTCACGGTCCAGTACAACTGGTATCTGAACTTCACCCTTGAATGATAAAGGACCTACGTTATAAGACAACGTAATGTGAGGAGTGTAGTCAGGAAAATCATGCGTTGCACCTAATGCACGAGCATAACGATGTCGATGCTTAAGATATTCAGAATCTAGCACCAACACAAGTACTGGTGATTCTCCATGGTCCCAAACCTCAAGATGTCCTTTACGAGCGACCTCAAAGCTACCTGACGAGCATGTATAAGGTACATTTACTCTTGAATAGCAAATCGTTGAGTGAATTTTGTGTCTAGGAACTGGATTAGGAACCTTCAACTCTCGCTGAAGGCTCTCAATAGCATCCAATGTTAAATCGGAGAATTTAGCTGCAACGTATAATCCAGAACCGAGGTCCTGGAAATTAATCATTCAGCTTCAGGTTCAACTTCATCAAGTTCAAGCTGTTCTGGAACCAAAGCACGAACTGCTTCAACAACCGCTTTGATTTCTACTGAACCATTTTCATCGCCGGTAACACCAACGAGTTTAATGATTTCCTGGAAGCCAGCAGACAGATTCTGAATAACTGCTTGAGCCTGTGAAATTTCTTCGTTTGCGTCAAACAGACGAGATTTCAGTGCAGTTACAGTACCTTCCAGTTTTTGGATTTGTTCGCTCATTTAATTACCTTTTCAATTTTAGAATAGAGGTCCTCTAAAGAACCATCGTTTGTTATTACAATATCACCGTCTCTGATTGGTAAACCAGCTTCAGTGATGTGAGTATCTTGTGAACTTTCACTATCTGGACGAACTACATGAATTACTGTAGCACCCATCGCCCGAGCAGCATCGAGTTCATGGTCCTGACGAGTATCTGGAACAATGTAAAAATCCAGGTCGTCATGGAAGCTATCGACATAATCAATAGCGAATAACTTCAACCAATACATGCGGTCAACCATGTTGCAGAAAATATCAGTCCCAAGGGTCTGCATGAGACGACGTACTGTCCATGGTTTGGTATTTTTATTTATTAGGGCTTCAATCTTGGTATTTCCACTGAATGAAAAATCACCATTGTCATGAATGAAGAACCCGTTTTCTCTTTTTCCAGCTTTTAATTTGCGGTCCAAAAGACGATAAACACACCGTTTCATGTAATCGATGACGTCTTTGTTATTCAGCAACAGAATCTGTTCGCGGTCATAACCTTTACCTTCAAAATCAAGGCGGTTCAAAGATACACCAGTTTTTTGGGTCAAATCTGGATTCCAGCAATCAGCTAATGTATCTTTAATTGGACCAGCAAGCTGGAACTTTTTAGTTTTGTAGTTATTCGCAAGATAGTCAGCGGTGGTATCTTTACCTGACCGTTTCTTACCTATGATGAAAATAAGTTTCATATTACCTCATAGAAGGATGCATTCCAACAGATGAACGAGACTGAGCAGCCTGTTCGATATTTTGTTTACCTACTATGATTTTACCATCTTTTTCTATTTGCAAATACTTGAATGGGAACATTGCAGTGCAAATAACCGCTGGGTCAGTATCTTCAGTATAGCTGAATTCTACTTCGCCTAAATCAGAACACCAAGCTCCATAATAATGAAAACTCATTACAATTTTCTTCTTGGAGTTATCAAGCATATGCACAGAAACATGTGGTGGAGTGAAGCCAGGTTTCCACGCTTGAGAGTTAAAATCAATGTAGTTATTGATTGAAAGCATCCATTGATACATCTGAAGCCAAGAGTTTAAGTCTTCATCGACTAAAAAGCGTATGACCAGTGGGTCATGCTCAAAAGTTGAACCTGGCAGTTGAGAACGTGCCAGACCACCTTGTCCAGATGGAGTTTCAGTAATAGGGATGCGTATACCTGGTATTGTAGCTGATTGTACGTTAAGCGTAAAAGCTTTTGTCAATCCAGCATCAGGAATATCTACTATAAAGTTAGTAATATTCGTTTGGTTAAAAAGTTGATTAGCGTCCAATTCGCTTTCCTTCTGGAGTAGTTATAATGGTTTTGAGTTCTTCCGGAGCAATCAATATCAATCAATCCGGAAGAAGATGGATTAAGATTTCCAAACAGCAGTAGCAGAATAACGCTTGCCTTTTGACATGAACTGTTGAGTTGGTAACATAACAACGTTAGCCCAGTCTGCTGGCTTAATCTCTACTAAACTTCCTTTGATATGACCAGGAAGATAAGCTTTAATCATCTTATCCGCGCCAGCGAAACCCTTAACTTGACTCCAATTAATCTTCAACTTAGTTTTGTTAGTAATAGTCGGAGTGTTAGCATATTGCTTTAGCAACTCTTCGAGAAACTGTTGTCGTGCTTTTGGTGGAATATAGTGCAAGTTCAAACCATACATCAACGTAGTTGAGCCTTGCTTACCCAATCCCAAATAAATAATCAATGGAAATCTATCCCAGAATGGAAGTGTGTCTTTATGTTTAGCATCATACATATAAGCATAAAGTTTTCCTGGAGTAGGTTTTGATACCTGATGGCCACGAATATTTTTCTTCATAGTCTCGTTGAACCAACGAGCTGACTTATTGTTAACAGCTGCGCCTTCATTAGCAATCTTTTGACGAATGCTCTGACGGAAACTGTTAATCATCACGAGTTGTCTTTCTTGACGAGTAAGTTTCTTTGGACTCTTTCCTTCAAGTTTAGCAACTTGCACAGCCGTCTTAATTCTCGAAGCATATCTGCTCATCGCCTTTGTAAATGTAGCATATTTTATGCCTTTTTCTTCGGCAAAAGATTTGGCGGTGGCACCTTTCTTTTTCGCTTCAGCATATTCTACACCTATCTCTACCCATTTTCTTTCGTCTTTAGGGACTGTTCGAGCTATCGGTTGAGCACCTTCATTAAGCAATTCAAATATAGCCATTAGCCTTTCCACCCTAATCTCTTCAGACCATCTTCTGTAAGCAATCTGAATTTTATGTTATTCTTTTCAGCAACTTTTTGAGCAGCTGACCATTTATCCTGGTTCACACTCCATGTGTATATCTCATCGATATATCTTTTCTTTGCTGCTGTAGTAAGTTTAGCAGGCTTTGGAGGTGGTTGAGTCTCTTTCTTTGGCTTAACTTCAACAAAGAATTCTTGTCCGTTTACATCTCTGAACCAGAAGTCCATGAAGTATCTACGTTTTTTACCTTCTGCGTTGCAGAAATAAGGAATAACAACTTCTTCACTGTTCCATTTAACTATTTCTGGATTTGCATCAAGCCATTTCATGAACCATGACTCCCAGGACGAGCGATATGTAATTTTACGAATATCACCCCTGTACTTTTCATGGTTCTTAGGCATAAATTTGCCAGAGTACGCCATTTCATTTTCCTCTAATAAATAATATTACTATTTATAAAGTGGAGGCTTTATGTTATTCAGCTTTTTTGACCCTATTACATACACCGCTAAAACGGTTGATGAAAACGCTAAGCCTATTTCCATGACAGACATTTTCAGAAACTATAAAGCATACTTCAAAAGAGTTGCTGCTAACTATCGTCTGCGCACATACTATATCCAAGGTTCTCCACGACCTGAAGAGTTGTCTAACATCATTTATGGTAACCCTCAATTGTATTGGGTGCTTCTGATGTGTAATGATAACTATGACCCTTACTATGGTTGGATTACGAGTCAAGAAGCAGCTTATAGAGCTTCTGAACAGAGATATGAAAATGCTGGTGGAAATCAGGTGTTGTACCACGTGGACGCTAAAGGAGAAAGATACTACAACTTAGTAGAATCTGAAACTAATCCTGGTACATGGTATGACAAAGGAGATACTCTTCAAGAACATCCTCAATATCAAGGTGCTTTAGCAGCTGTTGATGTTTATGAAGCAGCTATTCTTGAAAATGAAAAGAAACGTCAAATCAAAATTATTTCTCCTGCTGATATTGACACTTTTATTGCAGACTTAATCCGTGAGATGGAGATTGCATAATGGAAATGATTAGTAACTCTCTTCAATGGTTCACAGGAGTTGTTGAAGATAGAATGGACCCGCTTAAGCGTGGTCGTGTGCGCGTGCGCGTGCATGGATTGCATCCGTTCCAAAAGACTCAAGGCCCTGTGATGGGTGTTCCGACTGAAGACCTTCCGTGGATGAGTCCAATATTTCCTGTGACATCTGCGGCTATTTCTGGCGTTGGTGGTTCAGTTACCGGTCCTGTTGAAGGGACTCACGTATATGGTCATTTTTTAGACAAGTATAGACAGAATGGAATTATACTTGGAACTTATGCTGCTAATGCAACTGCTCGTCCAAATAGAACTGAAGGATTCTCTGACCCGACTGGACAGTATCCTCGATATCTTGGTAATGACACTAACGCATTGAACCAAGGCGGAGTTGAAGGTGACGATTATACCGCTAACATAGTTCAAGATAACAACCTTGACACTGGTATTAATCCAGATGATACTGACCTTGCAAATATTCCTGAAGACAATAATCCGAATTACACAATAGAAGCAATGCTTCGTCGCGATGAAGGTCTTCGTCTTAAGGTGTATTGGGACACCGAAGGATACCCTACAATCGGTATTGGTCACCTTATTATCGCTCAACAAGTCCGTGATATGACTCAGATTAATAAGGTGCTGAGTAAACAAGTTGGACGAGAAGTAACTGGTAATCCTGGCTCTATCTCAATGGACGAAGCTTCAAAATTATTTGAAGAAGACCTTGCTGATATGCAGCGTGATATTAAAACTAACTCTGCTGTTGGTCCAGTTTATGCTAAGATGAATAAGTCTCGCCAAATGGCTCTTGAAAACATGAGCTTCCAAATGGGAGTTGGCGGTGTAGCTAAATTCACTAACATGCTCGCTGCGATGTTTATTGGTGATTGGAAAACTGCATATAACGAAGCAAGAAACTCTCGTTGGTTCCAGCAAACTAAAGGACGAGCATCTCGTGTTTCAATGATTATCTTGACAGGTAACTTGGAATCATACGGTGTTCCAGTTTCTCCACCAAGCCCAAAAAGTCTTTCAGCTGCCGCAGTTGCAATGGCGGTTGGTTCTGATGACCCATGGGGGCCGCCAATTCCTCAAACTGGACGAATCTTATTCAAAGAACCTGAATCTTCATATAATGGGCAATATCCTTATGTTCATACAATGGAAACTGAGTCTGGTCATATTCAAGAATTTGATGATACTCCAGGATATGAGCGTTATCGTATTGTTCATCCAACTGGAACATATGAAGAAGTTGCTCCTGACGGGCGAAGAACAAGAAAAACTGTCGGTGACCTTTATGATATGACTGGTGGTGACGGCAATATTTTAATTTCAGGCGATAAGAAAGTTAACGTCGGTGGTGATGAAACTTATTACAACATGGCTAATAAGACCACTCAAATCGATGGAAGCAACACTCTCTTTATTCGTGGTGATGAAACTAAAACTATTGAAGGCGATGGAACTCTTTATGTGAAGGGTAATATCAAAATTGTAGTTGATGGAAATGCTGATATTCTTGTGAAAGGTGATGCCAAAACACAGGTTGAAGGAAACCATGATTATACCGTCAACGGTAACGTCACATGGTCTGTTAAGGGTAATGTGTCAATGAACGTCACCGGAAACTGGGCTGAAACTATGCAGACGATGAGTTCTAAAGCATCTGGTCAGTACACCGTCGACGGTTCACGTATCGATATCGGTTGAGGTAATAATGGTTGACATACTTCCAGTAAGCACTGAGTTGCCTGATATTCAAGAAGGTGGTTCAGTTAATCAAACATTCACTGCTCAATTAGAAGCAACAGACACATTAGAGTCTATAAATATAATTGATTTTCAACCTACTCCTGGGATTACAGTCTCAGGAGCTAATTACACAGGCGTTTATGAGAGTGTCTTTTCTTTCGGAGGAGATGCTCTTAAATACCGAGAAGGTAATGAATTTAAAGTAGCCCAATCATGGGAATCTTTACCACCTCCTGGTACAGCCGATTTATACCTCTGGAAAGCCCCCTCTAAACTTGAGAGGACCTTTACATACACAGTTAAGGTTACATATTGGAGACAAGGTGAAGACACTACAGGACCATCTGGTGAACCTGTCACACCTCCTCCAGTTAAAATGGAAATGACCAAAACTTATTCTCAGTTAGTGTATGGTAATTGGAGCAAATGGGCTGAACAACTTCGCTCATACGTATATGCGAGACCATAAATGGCCGGATTAAGTTATGACAAAGCTTTAACTGCAGGCCACTCAGCTTATCCTCCTACGCAAGTAAATGCGACTCAAGGAAAAGTATTTGTTGGTGGAATTGCAGTTCTAGTAGATGGAGACCAAATAACTCCTCATACTAAAACAGTTAAACCCTACGACACTCACGGGGGTTCTGTTCAACCTCGTACAAGTAAAGTGTTCGTTACAGGAAAGAAAGCCGTTCAAATGGCTGACCCTATTTCTTGCGGTGACACTGTAGCCGAATCGAGTAACAAAGTATTCATTCACGGATAAAACAATGGCAACTACTGAACCCTTTAACTATCAATTAAAAAGAACCGCGAATGCGATTCCTGAAGTTTTCATCGGCGGCACGTTCCAAGAAATTAAAAAGAACTTCGTTGATTGGCTGCGTGGCCAAAATGAGTTTTTAGATTATGATTTCGAAGGCTCCCGCATGAACGTATTGCTGGACCTCTTAGCATATAACACTCTATACATTCAGCAATTCGGTAACAGCGCAGTTTATGAATCATTCATGCGTACTGCTAACTTGAGAAGTTCTGTTGTTCAAGCAGCTCAAGACAATGGATATCTTCCATCTTCTCGTTCAGCAGCTAAAACTGAAATTATGCTTGAGTGTACACATGCACTGAATGAAAACAGTTTAAGAATTCCTCGCGGAACAAGATTCCTTGCATACGCTCGAGACACAAGTGCTGACCCATATCCATTCGTAACTACTGAAGACGTAATTGCATTAAAAGACCAAAATAGCTTGTACTTCCCTAGAGTAAAATTAGCTCAAGGACGTATTGTTCGTACTGAATTGAAGTACAATAAGTTGAAGCCGATTATCATCAGAGATGAAAATATCGACCGTTCAGAAGTTCGTTTATTTGTAGATGGAGCTGAATGGACTAACTGGACTTATAAATCAATGGTGCATGCTGGTTCTACATCAACGATTTATTACATGCGAGAAACTGTTGATGGTCACACTGAATTCTTCTTCGGTGAAGGCGAGCAATCTGTTTCAGTTGCTGGTGCAGCATTAGAAGCTAACTACATTGGTGGTTTAAAACCAATTCAAGACCAGACTATTGTAATTGAGTATATCCGAACTGACGGTGAACGAGCAAATGGCGCTACTGAATTTTCATATGCTGATACCTTACAATACATCAGTGTTCAGAAAATTTATGAGAACCCAGATGATTCTCCAGATTACGTAGGTGCTGATGGTGGTGGTGACCCCGAAGATATTGAACGTATTCGTGAACTTGGAACTATTAAACGCGAGGCTCAAGCCCGTTGTGTAACTGCAACTGACTATGATACTTTCGTTTCTGAACGTTTTGGTTCAATTGTTCAAGCTGTTCAGACATTTACTGACCAGTATAAACCAGGATACGCATTCATTGCAATTAAACCAAAATCTGGACTGTATCTTACTTCTGTTCAAAGAGAAGATATTCAGAACTATCTGAAGCCATTTAACTTGGCTCCGATTACTCCTTCTGTTATTTCTCCGAACTATCTGTTCTTGAAGCATAACATTAAAGTTACATATGCTTTAAATAAACTGCAAGAATCAGAGCAGTGGCTTCACGGTCAAATCATTGATAAAATCGATGAATATTACACCAATGAAGTAGAGATTTTCAATGCTCAATTTGCTAAGTCCAGAATGTTAACTTATGTTGACAGAGCAGACCACTCTATTATTGGTTCTTCTGCTGAAATTGAAATGGTTCGTGAAGTTCAAAACTTCTTTGAGACTCCATCTGCTGGTATTAAATACTATAACCAGATTACTCCGCGCAGTTTAAAATCGAGCGAATTCAAATTCACTAAAGGCACATCGTCTTACATGGTACGTTTAGCTGGTACTGTTGGTGATAGTAAAAAAGGTAAAGTTGTTCTTGGGCCATTTAAAGCCGGAGATTTAGTAGCTACACCTGCTGCTCCAATTTATACCGGAAGCGATTTTGAAAAGCTCCCAGTGACTGACGGAAGAAATACATATTTCGTTGTTGGTGAAGTAGATTATCCATCAGATTACATCTATTGGAATATTGCAGCTCTTAATATTAACTCAAGTTTATTTGATGTTCAATCTATTGAGCTATACGCTTTACCAAAAGAAAACAACATTTTCACTAAAGATGGTTCACTGATTGTATTTGAGAATGACCTTCGTCCTCAATACACGACCATCACATTGGAGCCTATTGCACAATGACTGTAAAAGCACCTTCTGTTACAAGTCTCAGAATAACAAAACTATCTGCAAACCAAGTTCAAATTAAGTGGGATGACGTTGGTGCTAACTTCTTCTATTTCGTTGAACTTGCAGAGACTCGTAACTCAAACGGGGAGATTATACTCCCCGAAAATTATCAGTGGCGTAACTTAGGCTACACTGCTGAAAATGAATTTTTCGAGGACAACTACATTCGCCCTCTGAGCTATTATGTTATGCGTGTAGCTGTAGCAGCTGAAGGGTTTGAACAATCAAACTGGAAAATGACTGAAGAATTTCAATCATTCGAAACAAACGTTTATACGTTTGAAATGATGAGAGAAATGACATTGTCTAAGCAATTCATTGAAGAAAAATTTACTAAAAATAACCAAGATTTTGTCAATTTTAACCGTGACACTATCATGGCTTCTTTAATGGATGAAACTTTCCAGTTCTCTCCTGATTATCGCACATCATCTTCTGTTGATAACTTCATTCTCAAAGAAGATGAGTATCATGAAATTCAAGGCGATATTACTAAGATTTGTAAAGATAAAGAACGAGTAATGCTAATGGAGTCAGAAGGGATTTTATATCTTTTTGAACGATTCCAGAACATCGTTAAGGTGTCAAACGATAAAGGACAGACTTGGAAGGCCGTACGATTACTCAATGACCGCGTAGGGAACCCAGTGTCCAAAAATGTATATTACCAAACGCGGAACACTACGTATCTCCTGGGATACGACAGGGTCTTCTATGGACGTAAGAGTAATGACATTCGTTGGTCAGCTGACGACGTAAAATTCAGCTCACAGGACGTTACATTTGCAAAAATTGGTGACCAGCTGAAATTAGGATTTGATGTTGAGATTTTCGGTACATATGCTCGTCTTCCGTTAGCTGTTCAGAAATATGCTGAAGCTATCACGGCAACTGATGACATGATTTATGTTGCTGGTCGTGATGTTGTTTACAGAGCTCAAACACGAAATGCTCCGATTGACCAAGACCCATTATCACCAACCTTCGGTGAAAAGCTGTTTGATACTTGGACATCAAGAATAACTGGTAATTCAAAAGCAGTTTGTCATAACTTAGTTTCAGTTGAAGGCAAAACTTTAGCTCTTATTACTGGCGAAGTTAAAAACGATTTAGATGACAGAACAGTAGCAGATAACGTTGTTGATTCCGATTCGAAAGGTGTTTACATTCTCGAAGGAGATACTTGGACTCGAGTATTTGGTAATACAGCCGAAGAACGCCGCCGAATTGAGCATGGATATACTTCACTTTCTACAAATGGAACTGAAATATTCTTTAGCTCAAGTAACTTCAAATTTCTTGATTCAAACGTCGTTCCTGACCCAGACACTGCTGCTAAATATGGTCTTTTAGGTGCAGTAAAATATGAATACACCAGAGAATGGCTTTCTGATAAGCATTATCATATGATGAGCTTCAGAACTAACTCGAAGAGCGGATTTAAAACATTCGTTCCAGGAGCAATGAACTATTACGCTGAGCCGTTTTTCAATTGGTCACGTAAATCTAAGTCAAGATGCTGGATTGATACTTCATATCGAGTAGTAGTTGTTTACTCTGATATTGTTCACTCTAAAGTGATTGATGCTAATGGTTCTGGTTCTCCTGACCGTGTACTTCATGAATATTGGGATAAAGGGGTTTGCACTGTAACTAGCCCTAACATTCAATTTGATAACTTTACGAAATATGCTTCTGGAATTTTATTCCATAAAATGTCAGGTGAAATTATTTCATACTACGAGTTCAACTATCGAGTTCGTGATGAAGTATCAATAATTTGGAAACCATCTGAAATTTTCTTAAAAGCGTATCTTCAGAATCAAGAAAGAGAAACTCCTTGGACACCTGATAATCGTGATGGACTGAAGGACCCTGATTTACGTCCATTGCTGAATACTATGATGCCCGACAGTTATCTTCTTGAAGAAAGTAATTTTGAAGCGTTTTGCGAAGCTTATATTCAATATCTGTCAGATGGATACGGAACTCAGTACAACAATCTGTTGAATCTCATTCGTAACAAATACCCTCGTGAAAAAGACGCTTGGGAATATTTGTGGTCTGAAGTTTACAAGCGCAATATCTATTTGAATCCTGATAAACGAGATGCTGTTTCAAGATTCTTTGAAGCTCGTAAATCTGATTTTTATTCAACAAAAGGTATTGAAGCTTCTTATCAGTTCTTGTTCAAATTGTTATACAATGAGAACGTTGAAATTGAAATAGAATCAAACTCTGGTACTGAGTACGATATCATTGTTGAATCTGATTCAGTAAATGACGATTTGGTTGGTCAGACAATTTACACCGCAACTGGTCGTACAAACGTTACTTACGTTGAACGCCACTATAATGAAGGCCGTTTGCAATGGCGAATTACAATTCACAACCTTTTAGGTCGTTTAATTGTAGGACAAGAGCTTAAAGCAGAACGTATGCCTGGATTTAGTGGTATTATTGTTCAGGGTGTACGTGGTAAAGAGTTAGTTGAAAATACCATCGAGTATATCAACCGAAACCGCTCTTACTATGTGATGAAAATCAAATCTAATCTGCCTACTAGTAGATATCGTAATGACGTTTTAAGATTTGTTCATCCTGTAGGATTTGGTTTTATTGGCATTACGTTGTTGACTATGTTCATTAACGTAGGTTTGACTTTGAAACACGTTCAGACTATAATCAATAAATACAAAAACTACAAATGGGATGCGGGACTTCCAAGTATTTGGGCTGACCGTGTTGCTCAATTGGATTCAAATGGTGATATAGAGCATGACCCTGTCACAGGAGAAGCATTATATTTACCTCACCCTAGAGCAGGTGAAGACTTTGACATTCCAGCCGATTATGATGCAGAGAATAATAACTCTGTAATTGCTGGCCAATTGCCGTCAGAAAGACGTAAACCAATGAGCCCTACATTTGACCAGAGCGCAGTAACATTCTCTAATTGGAGAGATTTGGTTGATGCTAGACTTATTGATAAAGTCAATATCCCTCGTGACCCGGCTAATCCAACACAGGTTAAGATTAATGAATGATTCAAGCGTAATCTATCGTTCCATAGTGACTTCAAAATTCCGTACTGAAAAGATGCTGAATTTTTATGAGTCAATTGGTGATGGCGATAATCAAAATACAATTTACATCACATTCGGACGAAGTGAACCTTGGTCAGATAACGAATCGGAGGTGGGGTTCGCCCCACCATATCCAGTAGATAATACACAAGGTGTTGAAGATATGTGGACTCACATGATGGGTTCAGTAAAAGTAATGCCTTCTATGCTGGATGCAATTATTCCCCGTAAAGACTGGGGAGATATTCGTTATCCAAATCCAAGAAACTTTGCAATTGGCGAAATTGTTGTGGTGAACAGTGCTCCATATAATGCTACTGAAGTAGGTAGTGGATGGATGGTTTATCGTTGTATTGATATTCCAGATGCTGGTACTTGTTCAATTAACACTATCAAAAATAAAGAAGAGTGTATTAAGCTAGGCGGAAAATGGACTTCTTCAGTTCAATCAGCATTCCCTCCTCGTGGACGTGGTGATGCCACCAATGACAACAAAATTGATATGAAAGATGGATATCTATGGGAATATCTGTATGAGATTCCACCTGATGTTTCTATCAACCGTTGTACAAACGAATATATTGTTGTTCCTTGGCCAGATGAAGTTAAAGAAGACCCAGAACGTTGGGGCTATAACAATAACTTAGAATGGGAACACGACGCATATGGAATTATCTATCGTGTAAAAGCATATACCATTAGATTTAAAGCATATTTCGATTCAGTGTATTTCCCAGAAGCTGCTTTGCCTGGCAATAAAGGCTTCCGTCAGATTTCAGTTATTACAAACCCGTTGGAAGCTAAAAAGATACCTTCTGAGCCAAATAAAAAGGCTAAGAATTTGTGGTACAACCCTATTGATTTAAGCCGTCATTCCGGTGAAATGATTTACATGGAAAACAGGCCTCCTATCATTATGGCTATGGACCAAACCGAAGAAATTAACATCATCTTCGAATTCTAATGCGGGAGCCTTCGGGCTCCCATTTTTGTATAAATAGCATATATCAATAGAGGACTCATTATGTTCGAACAAGAAGCTAAACAACTAATTGACGTCGGTGAAATTGGTAACGCATCGACTGGTGATATTTTGTTCGATGGCGGTAACAAAATTAACGACAACTTCAATGGCATTTATAATGCTTTTGGAGACCAACGCAAAATGGCACTTGATAATGGTCAAGGACAGGGCGTAGGACAGGTAATTCATGCTACCGGTTATTGGCAGAAATCAAATGACCCGCTGGAATTTACTACTCCAGTACCAAACGGCTCACAATATGACATTGACACCTCGGGCGGAGCTGTTCAAGTTACTTTAAGTAAAGGTGTTCGTGGAGAAGCAGTATTTTTCTGTAACAGCAATGGCTCATTCTCTCCAACCAATCCACTGACAATTGATGCAAACGATACATTTGCAACAGTCACCGGCTCATTGAGAATTACATCTCCTTATGTATTTGTAAAATGCTGGTGTATTTCTGATGAAGGCGGTCGTTCAGTCTGGGATTATTCAGTAGAAAGTATGTTTGGTGAAAAACATATTCCAACTGACGGAACTTGGCAGTTAGGTGCAGCTGGAACTTCTACTAATATTCCGCTGTTCCATAACACTGAATTTACAGTAGCTAAATATCTCATTACAGCTGAAACTAGTAATGGTTCAAAAGCCAAGAGCTGCGAAATAAATATTCACATAGACAGGGTTAAACGTGAAGTTAATAGCGTAGAGTATGCAGTAATTCGTATTGGTGCAGTTGATACTCCAGCTACTTCAACAACTCCAGAAGTGATTGACAAAATTTTTGTCCCATCATTTTCAATTAACCCTACCACAGGATATGTAGTCCTGACTTTAACGCCAGGAGTCGCTGGTTTGAAAGCGGCAGTTAAAGCTATCGCTACACAGAAAATTGGGAATCCAAGATGAAGCAAGATATTAAAATTGGTCAAGCTGTTGATGACGGCTCCGGCGACTACCTCCGTAAGGGCGGTCAAAAAATTAATGAAAACTTTGATGAGCTTTATTATGAGCTTGGTGATGGAGACGTTCCATATGCTGCTGGCGCTTGGAAGAACCATAAAACTTCTAGTGGAGCTACATTAACAGCTGAATGGGGTAAAGCATACGTTCTTGATACATCAACTGGTCGTATGAATGTTCGTCTTCCAAAGGGAACTGCCAACGATTACAATAAAGTAATTCGTTTCCGTGATGTTTATGCAACATGGCAGGTTAACCCAGTTACTATTATTCCAGGGTCTGGCGATACGTTGAAGGGTGATTCTCGTCCTCGAGAAATTCGCACTCAATTCGCTGACTTGGAAATGGTTTACTGCCCTCCAGGACGTTGGGAATATGTTGAAAATAAACAAATCAACAGAATTTCCAATAGTGAATTAAGTACCGTAGTTCGTAAAGAATTCTTGGTTAAAACTGCAGGCCAAACAGATTTTCCTGACGTCTTTAATGGTACAGAATATAACATCGGCAATACACAAGTATTCCATCGTGGTAACATTCTGTACTACGGAGAGAAATTTAGTGCAACTGATTCTGATTTTGGTTCTATTGGACCTAATGGAACTATGGTTGCTCTTGATGGTAAAAGCATTAAATTAAAAAATGCTGCCAACGTAGGTGATACTGTAATTGTTGTTTCTTACCTTGATGGTATTTCACAATTCCGTAGCTCATATAATCGTCGCACTATAACTCTAAGAGATTCTTCAAAGACTAACGAAACTTCAATTGAAGGTTCACTGTTAGTCACTGATTTAAGCACTCTAACTTATTTACCATTAGATGTATTTGGTATTGATAGTTTCTCTCCTGTCAACCATCAATCAATGGAAGTTCGCTTTAATGGAATTCTTCAAAACGAAGCTGGCACAGCTGGTCTTCCAACTGAACGTTGTATTAATGCGATTGCTGATGATGCATTTACATGTCAAGCTCTTGGTGGAACTTGGCAAAACAGCAAGTTAGATTACGTTCTCGATATCGATGACAACAACAAATTGGTCGGTATTGAAACAGACCGCAAAATGGAAGATGGAGACGTTATTACACTGACTTGGTATAATAACCAAATCGGTACTGTAATGGAGCTTGAAGACATTATCGCTGAAACCGATGCAAAATATGTATCTAAAGGCGAAATTCTTAATATTACTGGCCAAGTGCGTATTACTGACCAAAACAAACCCGGTTGGCCTAATGTTGTTCCTGAACCAGCTCAATCGATAGAAGTAAATAACGTTCAAAACTTATTTGATTTGGTTTATCCAATTGGAACGATTTATGAAAACGCAGTGAACCCAAATAACCCAGCAACATATATGGGATTTGGTACTTGGGTGTTGTGGGGACAAGGTAAAGTTATAGCTGGTTGGAATAATGATACTACAGACCCATATTTCGCCATGAACAATAATGATTTGGATGTTAACGGAAATCCAAGTCATACTGCGGGCGGAACTGGCGGTACTACATCAAATGAGTTAGAAAATGCTCAAATTCCAGCTGCTCAGACTACCGAAAAAGTTTTAGTAGTAGACCCTAATGGTCCTATTGTAGTTGGCGGGTGCCAATTTGACCCAGATGAACAAGGCCCAGCTTATACAAAATATCGTGAAGCTGTGGCAAATATAAATCCAACACATACGCCACCAAAATCGGTAAATAACGTTCAACCGTATATTACTGCATATCGCTGGTTAAGGGTTTCTTAATGATTAGTGTATCTTCTTCAAAGGCGGGACTTAAGTCCCGCTCTGCAGCATTCCTGCAATATGAACTGGCTTCTGGAAGTATTGATGTAATGAATACTCAGCCGCTCGGTTCAAATACAATTTCTCAAAAATATCAAGGTGTTGATTTTCCTAACGTCCAATCCGCTATAGAAGATGTCCGTGGATTCGCTATTCTTCCTATTGGCTCAATTGTTATAAACGATACTGGTACCTCACCAGAGGGTATTCAGCAAATAGATGATTGGACTTTTACTGGAACAGTTGAATTTGAAGGAAAAACTACAGGAGATTCAGTTCTTGTAGATGTTTATGGATTCATGGTACCTGCGCTAGTAGGTGATACTGATACTGAGTTTACTGCAAAAGTTAAAACCACTCTTGAGAATGCTATAACTGCAGGAGAAATTATTTCTTCTGTTGAAGTATCTTCATCCGCTGGTAATATTTTGAATGTTAAATACATAGACAACCAAGAACATGTACTTCCTTCGTATTCATCATGCGGAATTTCTATTTCAGCGTCAATTCAATCTCCTTCTAAAGTAGGTTATGGGTCTTGGGAATTAATTGGTCGTCAATCACTAACGTTTGACGGTGCTTCGGCTCCTACCGTCTTACAATACTTTAAGAGAATGGGTTAATGGCTACTAATACTCTAAATCACATCAGTGATGAATCAAAATATAAAACGTTTAACCCGGCGGGAACAAGTTTCCCGTCAAATATAACAAACGTTCAAGCTGCTCTTGCAGCTTTAAAACCAATTGCTGTGAATGGTGTTCCTGACGCTACTGAAACTGTAAAGGGCATTATTCGTATTGCTACCCAACAAGAAGTAAATGATGGCGATTCGGCGAATACTGTGGTCACTCCGAAAACGTTAAAAGAGCGTTTAGGTAATCCTCAGGCTACAGAAACTACAATTGGTCTTACACGATACGCAACTACTCCAGAAGCTATCGCTGGAACAGTTTCTACTGCAGCTGTAGTTCCGACCGGTTTAAAAGGCGCAATTGATAATGCCTTCACAACTCGTACAGCAAAAGAATCTGTTTTGGGTGTAATTAAATTAGCTACTATTGCAATGGCTGAAGCCGGCACTGACGATACTTCAGCAATGACTCCACTTAAAACTCAGCGTGCAATTGCTAAAGCTACTGCAGTTCTTCCAGTGTATGGTCCAGCAACTGAAGCTGTCAGCGGTACAGTTCGTATTGCTACTAATGGTCAAGTTGCTCAAGGAACATTACGCGATGGTTATGCTGTATCTCCTAGCGGATTAGCTTCTTTAACTGCAACCTCTTCTCGTCGCGGAATTGCTCGTTCAGCTACAATAGCTGAGGTTAATGCAAACACCGCTGGAGATATTTTCGTTACTCCTAACGGATTGAACCAAAGAGTCGGCACTACTTCAACAAAAGGTCTTGTTAAATTAACAACTACCGTAGGTTCTGGCGATGCTAATACAGCTTTAGCTTATAACGCTGATGTTGTTCATACCAGAGGCGGACAAACAATTAATGGAAACACAACATTCGGTACTGCTCGAGTAAACGGTCGTTTAGATATGGGGTCTGGCTTTATTAACAACCAGCAAATTGCTACAGTTAATATGTTAGTTGATTCTGTTCCTATTGGAACAATTATCATGTGGCCTGGTCAAAACCCTCCAAGTTCAGATTGGATGCATTGTAATGGAGCTTTACTAAACAGAAGCGACCCACAATTCTCTACGTTGTTCAGTATTATCGGTATTCTGTACGGTGGTGATGCTACACGATTTGCTTTACCTGATATGCGTGGTATGTTCCCTCGTGGTGTAGGTAAATCAAATATCATGAACCAATATTCAGGAAACGACTCTAAAGGTAAACCTGGTCTTGGCGCTGGATGCGGCGGTGCGTCGCTTGGTCAATCTATGCCGCAATCTGTTCGTAAACACAAACACGAATCTGGATGGGGTGAACATTATAAGCGTTCAGATGCAAGAAATGGTTGTACTGTTCGCAACGGTTATTTAGGTTCTAATCGTTCAGATTATGATAACTACAAGTATTTTACCAATGATGGCGATGAAGTTGAACCAGCCAATATTCGTGATTCATTCGGTACAATGAATACAGAAGGTCTAATGGGCGATGAAAACCGTCCTTGGTCAATTGCTCTAAACTTTGTAATAAAAGTAAGATAAGGAAAAATATGTCAACTATTGATTTAACTCCCCTTCCTTACGTCAACGGCCTTCCGGATGAAGGCCAATCTCGTGTAAACTGGATTAAAAATGGCGAGGAATTAACAGGAGCATCCACCAAGAATGGTGTAGACGGTAATTTGAACCGTGGACCTGTGCAGGTTCAACAAAACGTGGAAGTGCTCGACGGGAATATCGTAGTTGTCCGTGATTCTCTTGAGCAATCAAACGTAAGAATTAAGAATGTCGAGGATGCCCTAGGGGTCATTGGGGATGTAGATGTTGTCAAACAAATAGGTATTAACACAGCCGCAATTAAAGTTCTCCAGACTGACACAGGGGAACTTAAAACTACATCCGAGGACCACGGCTTACGTATTACTCACATTGAAGAAGATGTCGGTGAGTACGACCCATCTCGTGATTCGGTTTATCGTCCAGTTCGTGAAGATTTGCTTTGGATTAAAACTGAATTAGGTGCTTATCCAGGACAAGACATTAATGGTATGTCAGTACCAATGGCTCCTGGCCGCGGCTTAAAGAAAAGAGTCATTGATACCGCAAAAGCAACCAATGATAACTCAGTAAGAATCACAGAACTTGAAAAACAATTCAGCGATTCTGATGTTGGCGCTCTTACTATTGAAGTTCAGCGTCTTCGTGAAGAAATGGGTCCAAGAGCTTCAGCCGGGATTGATAGCGTTTATATCCGTTTGAACAAAATGGGTAATTCTATTGGAAGCTTAGCTTCTGATATGGAAAACGTTCTTGATTCTATCGGTTATACAAATGGCGTTACAAACCTTTATCAAAAGGTAGTAATTAACGAAAACGGTATCACTGAAATAAACCGTAAGCTGAGTGACCAGACTGTTGGTTTAATTCCTCGTGTAGATTTAATCGAATCTGCAATTGGTAAAGATTCTCAACCATCGACCATCAATGGTAGAATTAAAATCAACTCAAATGAAATCACTGCTCTTAAATCTATCGTTGGTGCTGATACTTCATCAGGTCTTCGTGGACAAGTAGCTTGGATTAATCAGGTCGTTGGTATTACCGAAAGTGGTCAGCCAGCTCCAACGAATTCTTTAATTGGCCAAATCAATACCTTAACTACTATGCAAAATCAGATGGCGAATACCATCCAAGATATTCAGGTAGATATTGGTAACAATAACGAAGGTTTGAAAGGGCAAGTAATTCGTTTAAATAGTATTGTTATGGGTACAAACCCTAATGGCTCTACTGTTGAAGAAAGAGGGTTGTTATCAACTGTTAAAACTCATGACACTGATATCGCATCTATTAAATTAGCTCAAAATAATTTCATCTCAGAAGCACCAAAAGATGGAAAAGCATACGTTCGTAAAGACGGAGCTTGGGTTGATTTAGACACCATTCTTAATCCTACTCCATAATAAAGGGCCTTCGGGCCCTTAGAGGTTTATATGGCCGCAAATACCGCACGAAATCCAAAAGAACTTAAAGACGTTATTCTGCGTCGCCTTGGTGCACCAATCATTAACGTCGAATTAACCGAAGATATGATTTATGATTGTATCCAACGAGCTTTAGAGCTATTCGGTGAATATCATTATGACGGCTTAAATAAAGGCTATCAAGTAATTCATATTGGCGATGACGAAATTGGTTGTGGTCAATTCAAAAACGGTGTGTTTGATTTTTCAGACCGTAACATTTTCGCAGTAACACAGATTGTTCGTACTAACGTTGGTTCATTAACGAGTATGGACGGTAATGCTACCTATCCATGGTTCACCGACTTCCTTTTGGGAATGGCTGGAATTAATGGTGGTATGGGTAGCTCTTGTAATAAAGCTTATGGACCAAATGCATTTGGTGCTGACCTTGGCTATTTTACTCAGCTAACAACTTATTGGTCAATGATGCAAGATATGCTTGCTCCGTTGCCTGATTTCTGGTTCAACGACGCTACTGGCCAACTCAAAATAATGGGTAACTTCCAGTTAGGTGACGTAATTGTAGTTGAATGCTGGACTAAATCTTATATTGATGTGGATAAAATGGTTGGAAACACTGCAGGATATGGAACAGCAGGCCCAGAAACATCTTGGACTCTTCCTGATGTGTATGATAATCCAGATAAACGCTTAACTGGTTACAGAGCTGGTGAAGAACTTTCAATTGTTCAAGGCTCTTATAACAACCGTTGGGTGAAAGATTATGCTCATATTCTGGCCAAAGAATTACTTGGCCAAGTATTAGCTCGTCACCAAGGTATGCAGCTTCCAGGCGGAGTCACATTAAATGGTGAACGTTTAATTGAAGAAGCTCGATTAGAAAAAGAATATGCTTTAGAACAGCTTTATTTACTTGACCCTCCAACAGGAGTACTTGTAGGATGATGAATAAAAATTTGTTCGCGAAGCTCGAGAACAAATCAGGTTATTCACGCACTAATGAAGAGGAAGTTCTTAATCCATATGTGAACTTCCACAATCATTTTAACACCCAAGCTCTGTTTGATACTCTTGTGGCTGAAAGTATTCAAATGCGTGGGGTTAAATGTTATTACGTTCCCCGTGAATATGTAAAACCTGATTATGTCTTTGGTGAAGACCTTCAGTCCAAGTTCACTAAAGCTTGGCAATTTGCAGCTTACATTAACTCATTTGAGGGTTATGAAGGAGCAAATACATTTTATAGTAAGTTCGGAATGCAAGTTAATGATGAAGTTACTTTGTCAATTAACCCGGGCCTCTTTAAGCATCAAGTAAATGGACAAGAACCAAAGGAAGGAGACTTAATTTACTTCCCGATGGACAATAGCTTGTTTGAAATTTCTTGGGTAGAGCCGTATGACCCGTTCTATCAAGCTGGACGAAATGCTATTCGTAAGATTACAGCAGAGAAATTCATTTATTCTGGTGAGCAGCTTAAACCTGAGCTTCAGCGTAATGATGGAATTAACATTCCTGAATTCAGTGAGCTTGATTTAGACCCTATTCATGAATTAGATGGTCTTTCTGATATCAATGAAGTTCCGTATCAGGAAGTAGACCAAATGAATGATGAAGCTGATAAAGACGTTAAGCAATATGAAGTCGTTAATGGTACCGGTTCACCTAAGGTAGAACCACCAAGAAACAGACCACCAGCTAATCATGTAGCATCTCCGTTTGATGATGGTTTTATGCTATAAATAGTTAAAAGCATATACGGCTCTTCGGAGCCGTTAGGAGAAACAATGTTCGGATATTTTTATAACTCGTCTTTGCGCAGATACATCCTAATGCTGGGTGACTTGTTCTCCAATATTCAAGTTCAAAGAGTGCGCGAAGACATAGGCAAGACATACATCAGAGTTCCAATTACTTACGCTTCCAAAGAACATTTTATGATGAAGCTGAATAAATGGACTTCTGTTAATAATGAAGATGGTCCTGCGAAAGTAGAGACAATTCTTCCACGTATCAACCTCCATTTAGTTGATATGATGTACAACCCAACTTATAAGACTGGGCAACTTAATCGTTCAGCAATGAGCAATCCTAATTCGAAGACTGGGACTATTTCTCAATACAACCCAACTCCGATTAAAATGATTTTTGAGCTTGGAATTTTTACTCGTCACCAGGACGATATGTTTCAAATTGTAGAGCAAATTATGCCCTACTTCCAACCTCATTTTAACACCACAATGACTGAACTATTCGAAAACGAAATTACATTTGAAAGAGATATAAGAATAACTTTCCAATCAATTTCAATTGATGAACAAATTGAAGGCGAGAAACAATCTCGCAGACGTTTAGAATGGGCTATAATGTTTGAAGTAAATGGATGGCTTTATCCTCCAGCTTTCGATTTAAGTGGTGAAATCCGTACAATTTATCTTGATTTCCATGCTAATAGTCGTGAATTGGTAAATGAAGGTGTATTTGAATCTGTAGATTCTGAAGTAGACCCACGCGATGTTGAAATTCAAGATTGGGACGGAAAATCTATTCAGAAATATGATAGCGATTCAACTCCAATTCCAAAAGAGCCTGAACCGCCTGGACCACGAGGTGTATAATGAGCGAACAATTAGACATTACTAAATTGCTGGATATTGGGGATTTACCTGGAATCAATGGAGAAGAGGTTATAACATATGAGCCTCTTCAATTAATTCCAGTTGAAAGCCATCCACAAAATAGAACCCCTGACCTTGAAGATGACTACACAATAGTCCGTAGAAATATGCATCACCAATCACAAATGTTAATGGATGCAGCTAAAATATTCCTTGAAACCGCGAAGAACTCTGATTCTCCTCGTCACATGGAAGTATTTTCTACATTAATTGGTCAGATGACTTCTACTAACAAAGAATTGTTAAGACTTCACAAGGAAATGAAAGAAATCACCAACGAGAACACTAACACTAAAGGTGCTGGTAATCAAGCGGTGAACATCAATAATGCTACAGTGTTTGTAGGCTCTCCATCAGATATGATGGATGAATATGGCGATGCGTATGAAGCGCAAGAAGCCAGAGAAGAGAAGGTAATAAATGGAACAACCTCTTAACGTACTAAATGATTATCACCCGTTGAATGAAGGACAAAAAATTGTCATTCGTCCACCGGGGTCTTTAGAGAAAAAGATTGAGGATGGGATAACATTTTTCAAATCTCAATGGGATGAAAAGTGGTATCCCGAAAAGTTTGAAGATTATCTTCGCATTCACCAAATTGTAAAGATTCGTCTTCAAGGCGAAGACCCAACTAATTTCGGTACATTTAAAGACAAGAACAATAAACGCTCCAGATATATGGGGCTTCCGAACCTTAAAAGAGCAAATATTAAAACCAACTGGACCAAAGAAATGGTTCAAGAATGGAAGAAATGTCGTGATGACATCGTCTATTTTGCTGAAAAATACTGTGCCATCACTCACATTGACTATGGTACAATCAAGGTTCAATTACGTGATTATCAGCGAGATATGCTGAGAATCATGTCTTCCAAGCGTATGACATGTTGTAACCTATCTCGTCAGCTTGGTAAAACCACAGTAGTAGCAATATTTTTAGCACACTTCGTTTGTTTTAACAAAGATAAGGCTGTTGGTATTTTGGCGCACAAAGGATCAATGTCAGCAGAAGTATTGGACCGTACGAAGCAAGCTATTGAATTACTTCCAGACTTCTTACAGCCTGGCATCGTTGAATGGAACAAAGGCTCAATTGAACTTGATAATGGTTCTTCAATTGGAGCATATGCATCATCTCCTGACGCAGTTCGTGGTAACTCCTTCGCAATGATTTACATTGACGAATGTGCGTTTATTCCAAACTTTATTGATGCTTGGTTAGCAATCCAGCCAGTAATTTCTTCTGGTCGTCGTTCAAAAATTATTATCACAACGACACCAAATGGATTGAACCACTTCTATGATATTTGGGACGCAGCATTATCCGGTAAGTCTGGTTTTGAACCATATACCGCAATCTGGAACTCGGTTAAAGAACGTCTTTATAACGACCAAGACATGTTTGATGACGGTTGGCAATGGTCATCTCAGACTATTTCTGCTTCTTCATTAGAACAATTTAAGCAAGAACACTGCGCAGAATTCCATGGTACTTCAGGTACTCTGATTTCTGGTATGAAACTTGCTAATATGGATTGGACTGAAGTAACTCCAGACAATCATGGATTCTATAAGTTTAAAGAAGCTCAACCAGAAAGAAAATATATCGCTGCATTGGACTGTTCAGAAGGTCGTGGACAAGACTATCATGCATTGCATATAATTGACATCACTGAACCTCAGTGGGAGCAGGTTGGTGTTCTTCACTCCAATAGCATATCGCATCTTATCCTTCCAGATATCGTGCATAAATATCTAATGGAGTACAACGAAGCTCCAGTTTATATTGAACTGAATAGTACCGGCGTTTCAGTTGCTAAATCTCTTTACATGGATTTGGAATATGAAAACGTAATTTGTGATTCAATGGTTGACCTTGGGATGAAACAGACTAAGCGTACTAAAGCTGTTGGTTGTTCTACGCTTAAAGACCTTATTGAAAAAGATAAGCTTATCATCCATCACAAAGCTACTGTTCAAGAATTCAGGACATTCTCTGAAAAAGGAGTATCCTGGGCGGCTGAAGAAGGTTATCATGATGACTTAATTATGGGTCTCGTAATCTTCGCATGGCTTACAACGCAAACTAAGTTTGCAGATTATGCTGACAAAGACGACCTTCGACTCGCTTCGGAAGTATTCCGGAACGAATTAGAAGATATGAATGACGATTACGCTCCAGTGGTTTTAGTAGACGACGGACGTGACGTTACAGATTACACGCCAACTCACGGTGTGTCGTTTATATAAATATACTAAAGCACACATGTAGAGGAATTCTTAATGGCTTTATTATCTCCGGGCGTTGAGCTCAAAGAAACTAGTGTACAAAGCACTATTGTTAATAATGCTACTGGGCGTGCGGCTCTTGCTGGTAAATTCCAGTGGGGCCCGGTTGGTCAAGTTGTTCAGGTGACTAACGAAGTCGAATTAGTCGATATTTTCGGCACTCCAGATAGCCAAACTGCTGACTACTTTATGTCCGCAATGAACTTCCTGCAATATGGTAATGACCTTCGTATTTCACGTGCAGTAAACCGTGAAGTTGCGAAAAACTCATCTCCTATCGCAGGAAACGTTCAAATCACTATTTCAGCAGCTGGTTCAAACTATGCTGTAGGTGATACTGTTCGCGTAAAATACAACGTTAATATCATCGAATCTGCTGGTAAAGTAACTCAGGTTGATGGTAATGGCGGTATTTTAGCTGTTTCAGTACCAAGCGCAAAAATTATTGCATACGCGAAATCAATTAATCAATATCCAGATTTAGGTTCAAACTGGACTGCTGAAGTTACTTCCGCATCTTCTGGTGTAGCAGCAACTCTGGCTGTTGGTAAAATTGTAACTGATTCTGGTGTTCTGTTAACTGAACCAGAAACTGCTACCGAGCAAATGACTTCAGTTGCGTTCCAAACTGCGTTAAAAACTTATGGAATGCCAGGTGTCGCTGCTCTTTATCCAGGTGAGCTTGGTTCTCAGTTAGAACTTGAAATTGTCTCTAAAGCTGGATTTGAACAGGGCGCTGCTACACAGCTTCCAATTTATCCTGCTGGTGGTACTCGAGTATCAACTGCTCGTGCTGTATTCGGTTATGGACCACAATCTGACGACCAATATTGCATTATCGTTCGCCGCGATGGAGCTATTGTAGAAAGCTTCGTTCTGTCTACTGAAAAAGGCTCTAAGGACGTTTACGGAAATAACATCTATATTGATGATTTCTTCTCTAAAGGTTCAAGCAATTACATCTTTGCTACTGCTCAAGGCTGGCCTGCTGGATTCTCCGGTATTGTTCAGTTATCTGGCGGTGTATCAGCTAACGAATCTGTTACTGCTGGCGATGTAATGCAAGCATGGGATTTATTCGCTGACCGTGAAGCTCTGCATGTTAACCTCTTAATTGCTGGTGCATGTGCTGGTGAAGACCAAGAATTCGCATCTACCGTTCAGAAACACGTAGTATCAATTGCCGATGAACGTCAAGATTGTCTGGCTCTTATTTCTCCTCCACGTAGTGTGCTGGTTAATATTCCACTGACTCGTGCGATTGATAATCTGGTCGATTGGCGTACAGGTCAAGGTACCTACACTGATGCAAACATGAATATTAGTTCAACTTATGCATCTATTGATGGTAACTACAAATATCAGTATGACAAATATAACGATGTTAACCGTTGGGTTCCGTTAGCTGCTGATATGGCTGGTCTGTGTGCTCGTACTGATAATATCAGTCAGCCTTGGATGTCTCCAGCTGGTTATAACCGTGGACAGATTCTGAACGTCATTAAATTGGCAATCGAACCTCGTCAGAGCCAACGTGACCGTCTGTATCAGGAAGCAATTAACCCTGTTACTGGCACCGGTGGTGACGGATTCGTTCTGTTTGGCGATAAGACTGCAACCAAAGTTCCTACTCCGTTTGACCGCATCAACGTACGTCGTCTGTTCAACATGCTGAAAACGAATATTGGAAACGCTTCTAAATATCGTCTGTTCGAGATGAACGATAACTTCACTCGTTCAAGCTTCCGTATGGAAACCTCTCAGTACTTGTCTGGAATTAAATCTCTGGGCGGTGTATATGAATTCCGTGTGGTATGTGATACTACGAACAACACGCCTGCTGTAATCGACCGCAATGAGTTTGTTGCATCGTTCTACATCAAGCCAGCTCGTTCTATCAACTACATCACTCTGAACTTCGTTGCTACTGCTACGGGTGCTGATTTCGATGAACTGATTGGACCACAAGCTCAATAATTCTAAGACATTTAGGGACCTTCGAGAGGAGGTCCATAAATACAATCATCTTAGGAAAACTAATTCATCTCGGCCGCTCTGGCGAATCAGAGCGGTATAAATATAACAGGAACTCACATGGAACTTACAGATTTAACTCGTGCATTTGAATCCGGTGATTTCGCGCGTCCTAACCTGTTTGAGGTAGAAATTCCTTATCTCGGTAAGAACTTCAGCTTCAAATGTAAAGCAGCTCCACTGCCTGCTGGTATTGTTGAAAAAATTCCGGTCGGTTATATGAACCGTAAGCTTAACGTTGCCGGTGACCGTACATTCGACGATTGGACCGTGACTATCTACAATGACGATGCTCATAATACTCGTCAAGCTATTGTTGAATGGCAGGGTATCGCAGCAGGTCAAGGTAATGAAATTACTGGTGGCTCACCTGCAGAGTATAAGAAAAAAGCAATTGTCCGTCAATTCGCACGTGATAGTAAAACAATCACTCGTGAAATTGAAATTACGGGCGTTTGGCCAACTAACGTTGGTGAAGTCCAGCTCGACTGGGATTCAAACAACGAAGTTGAGACCTTTGAAGTAACATTCTGTCTCGACTGGTGGTTGTAAAATGTGGGCCTTCGGGCCCATATAAATATTAGTATGCTTTAACCCTTATTGGAGACTCTAATGAAATTTGACGTCTTAAGTTTGTTCGCGCCGTGGGCCAAAGTCGACGAACAGGAATACGACCAGCAGCTAAATAATAATTTAGAGTCTATCACGGCCCCTAAATTTGATGACGGCGCGACAGAGATTGAATCGGAACGTGGAGACATTGCAGGCGCTGGATTATTCCAGAGAATGTACGGTCAAAATGAACCGGGAATGAAAAACACCAGGGAGCTTATCGATACTTACCGTCAGTTAATGAATAACTACGAAGTAGATAATGCTGTCCAAGAAATCGTCTTAGATGCAATCGTATATGAAGACGAACATCCAGTAGTTGCACTGGATTTAGATAAAACAAATTTTAGCCCAGCGATTAAAGACCGACTGCAAGAAGAATTTAATGAAGTTCTTACTTGTCTGAATTTCGAAAGAAAAGGTCTCGACCATTTCCGTCGCTGGTACGTCGATTCTCGTATCTTCTTCCATAAAATTATTAACCCTAAAAACCCGAAAGAAGGTATTCAAGAGCTTCGTCGTTTAGACCCTCGCAATATTCAGTTCGTTCGTGAAGTTATCACTGACACTGAAGCGGGCGTGAAAATCGTTAAAGGCTACAAAGAATATTTCGTTTATAACACCGGTCACGAATCTTATCAATGTGACGGTCGAATTTACGACGCTGGAACAAAAATTAAAATTCCAAAGGCTGCAGTTGTTTATGCACACTCTGGATTAGTTGATTGCTCAGGAAGAAACATCATCGGTTATTTGCACCGAGCTGTTAAACCTGCAAACCAGCTTAAACTGCTTGAAGACGCAATGGTGATTTATCGTATTACACGTGCACCAGACCGTCGAGTATTTTACATTGACACAGGGAATATGCCTTCCCGTAAAGCTGCTGCTCATATGCAACACATCATGAACACCATGAAAAACCGTGTGGTATATGATGCATCTACTGGTAAGATTAAAAACCAGCAGCATAATATGTCAATGACAGAAGATTATTGGTTACAGCGTCGTGACGGTAAAGCTGTTACTGAAATCGATAATATGCCTGGTGCTACTGGTATGAACGAAATGGACGATGTCCGTTGGTTCAAGAACAACCTTTACCAAGCATTACGTGTTCCACTGTCTCGTATTCCGAACGACCAGCAAGGCGGAGTTCAATTCGATGCGGGTACAGGTATTACGCGTGACGAGTTACAGTTTGCTAAATTCATTCGTGAATTGCAGCATAAGTTCGAAGAAATTTTCCTCGACCCTCTTAGAACGAATCTTGTTTTAAAAGGCGTAATGAGCGAAGATGATTGGAAAGATGAAATAAATAACATTAAGATAGTATTTCATCGTGACAGTTACTTCACTGAACTTAAAGATGCTGAAGTTACCGAACGCAGATTCAATATGCTTCAAATGGCCGAACCGTTTATCGGTAAGTATATTTCTCACCAGACAGCTATGAAGACTATTCTTCAAATGACTGATGAACAAATTGAACAAGAGGCTAAGCAAATTGAGCTAGAGTCTAAAGAGGCTCGTTTCCAAGACCCAGACCAAGAACAAGAGGATTTCTAATGGAAGATTTCATCTCCGCACTCAAATCCAACGACCTCGTTAAAGCAAAGAAAGCCTTTGGTGCTATTATGCTTGAACAGACCGCTGATTTGATTAGCCAACGTCGTGTTGAGATTGCCCAATCTATTATGATTGAAGGCGAAGAAAAAGAAGACGACGAAGACGAGAATGATGATTCTGAAGATGAAGGTAAAGAAAAACCTGAATCTAAAGATGAAAAAGATTCTGAAGACGAAGACTAAGAATAAGGAGTCGCAATGCTGATTGTTCCTGATGAGTACGAAGTCGTACTTGAAAACATCGAAGCAGCTATTCCTGAAGCCGAATCTCGTTTTAAGCAGTTGTCAGAAGCTCTCGATAAAGCAGACATAAATACAATTGTAGAAAACATGTTGCCAATTGAACCTGAAGTAGCAATTGCTATGGGTTCACTGAATGAAGAAATGCAGCTCAATGAATTTATCGTTAAGCATGTTTCTTCTCGTGGAGAAATTACGCGTACTAAAGACCGTAAAACCCGCGAGCGTCAAGCATTCCAAACAACTGGTTTATCTAAAGCTAAACGTCGCGCTATCGCTCGAAAAGTCGTTAAGTCCAAACGCGCTAATCCGTCTGGTACTGTACGAGGCAACCGCAAACGTAAGAAAGCTATGAAACGTCGTCAGGCGTTAGGATTAAGCTAATGAATGAACCCCAATTACTCATTGAGCATTGGGGTCAACCCGGCGAAATTTTGAATGGCGTACCGATGCTTGAGTCATACGATGGCTCAGATGCTGGGCTAAAACCTGGATTATACATCGAAGGCGTGTTCATGCAAGCCGAAGTAGTTAACCGAAATAAGCGTCTTTATCCAAAGAGAGTGTTGGAAAAAGCCGTAGCTAATTATATTAAAGAGCAGGTTTCTACTAAACAAGCACTTGGAGAATTAAATCACCCACCACGTGCTAACGTTGACCCGATGCAAGCCGCAATCATCATCGAAGATATGTGGTGGAAAGGAAACGATGTTTATGGACGAGCTCGTATTATTGAAGGTGACCACGGTCCTGGAGATAAACTCGCTGCAAACATTCGTGCTGGCTGGATTCCTGGAGTATCTAGTCGTGGACTAGGCTCATTAACGGAAACCAATAAAGGCTACCGTATCGTAAACGAAGGATTTAAACTCACCGTTGGCGTTGATGCTGTGTGGGGACCTTCTGCACCAGATGCTTGGGTAACTCCGAAGCAGATTTCGGAATCCGCTGAGGCGCAAGTCGCCAAAAAGAATGACGATGAGTCATTTAAAGCTCTCGTAGAGAGTCTCGAAAAAGCATTATAAATAATAATGTAACTTAACAACAGGACTAACAAAATGCTGAAAGACATCCTGCTCCAGGAAGCTCAGAATATTGAAGCTACCGTAGCTGTGGACAGTATTTTCGAATCGGTCGAGCTTTCTCCGGAAGTAAAAGCGAAGTTCGAAACTGTATTCGAAGCAACTGTAAAGAAACATGCCGTTGAACTGGCTGAATCCCACATTACCAAAATTGCTGAAATGGCTGACGAAAAGCTGAAAGATGCTAAAGACGAAGCCGAAGAAAAAGCTGAAAAGAAACTGACTGAACATGCTTCTCGTTTCTTCAATCACATCGCTCAAGAATGGATGAATGAAAACAAACTGGCTGTTGATAAAGGCATCAAAGCTGAACTGTTTGAATCCATGTTCGCTGGTATGAAAGAACTGTTCGTTGAACACAACGTTGTTCTGCCAGAAGAATCAGTTGATGTAGTTGCTGAAATGGAAGAAGAACTGGCTGAAGCTCGTGAAGAAATCAGCAATCTGTTCGAAGGTATTTCTGCTCGCGACGAAAAAATTAATACCATGCTGCGTGAAAGCGCTGTAATGGAATCAACTAAAGACTTGACCGACGTTCAGAAAGAGAAAGTAGCTTCTCTGACCGAAGGTATGGAATATTCCGACGAATTCTCAAGTAAGCTGTCTGCCATCGTCGAAATGGTTAAAGGCTCCGTCGAGAAAGAGGTAGTAAATGAAAGCATAAATACTACCGACAATGATGCTGACGGTCTCAACTTCATTACTGAAGAACATATTGAGCCAGAAGAAAAAGTATCAAAACAGCCATCGATGATGGACGCATACGTAGCCTCTGCGGCACGTCTTTCTTAATTTTTAAAAGGTTATAAAACACATGAAAAAGATTAATCCGTTAGTAGAAAAATGGACTCCGCTGCTTGAGAACGAAGCACTGCCTGAAATCGTTGGTGCTGGTAAAAAAGCTCTGATTGCAAAAATCATGGAAAACCAGGAATCAGCTATTAAAACTGAACCTGCATTCCGTGATGAAAAAATCGCTGAAGCATTTGGTTCGTTCCTGACTGAAGCAGAAATTGGTGGTGACCACGGTTATGATGCTCAGAACATCGCTGCTGGCCAAACCTCTGGTGCAGTAACTCAGATTGGACCAGCTGTTATGGGCATGGTACGTCGTGCAATTCCTAACCTGATTGCTTTCGACATCTGTGGTGTTCAGCCAATGAGTTCTCCTACCGGTCAGGTATTCGCTCTGCGTGCCGTTTACGGTAAAGACCCTCTGGCTGCTGGTGCTAAAGAAGCATTCCACCCAATGTACGCTCCAGATGCAATGTTCTCTGGTCAGGGTGCTGCTGAGAAATTCGCTGCTGTAAAAGCTGCTGACGTTCTGACTGTTGGTACTATCGTAGTTCACGATTTCGCTGATGTTGGTCGCGCTTACTTCCAGGTTGCTGAAGGTTTCACAGTAGATGCTGGTGCTACCGATGCTGAAAAACTGGATAAAGCAGTTAAAGCTGCTGAAGAAGCTGGTCAGCTGGTAGAAATCGCTGAAGGTATGGCTACCTCCGTAGCTGAACTGCAGGAAAACTTCAACGGTTCTACTGATAACCCATGGAATGAAATGGGCTTCCGTATCGATAAACAAGTTATCGAAGCTAAATCCCGTCAGCTGAAAGCTCAGTACTCTATTGAACTGGCTCAAGATTTACGTGCTGTTCACGGTATGGACGCGGATGCTGAACTGTCTGGTATCCTGGCTACCGAAATCATGCTGGAAATCAACCGCGAAGTTGTAGATTGGATTAACTACTCTGCTCAACTGGGTAAAACCGGTATGACTCAGACTGTTGGTTCTAAAGCTGGTGTATTTGACTTCCAGGACCCAGTAGATATTCGTGGCGCTCGTTGGGCAGGTGAAAGCTTCAAAGCTCTGCTGTTCCAAATCGACAAAGAAGCTGCTGAAATCGCACGTCAGACTGGTCGTGGTGCTGGTAACTTCATCATCGCTTCTCGTAACGTAGTTAACGCTCTGGCAGCTGTTGATACTGGCGTTACTCCTGCTGCTCAGGGTCTGGGTCAAGGCTTCAATGCTGATACCACTAAGACTGTGTTCGCAGGTATTCTGGGCGGTCGTTATAAAGTATACATCGACCAGTACGCTCGTCAGGACTACTTCACCATTGGTTACAAAGGTGCTAACGAGATGGATGCTGGTATCTACTACGCTCCATACGTTGCTCTGACTCCACTGCGTGGTTCCGACCCTAAAAACTTCCAGCCAGTCATGGGCTTCAAAACCCGTTACGGTATTGGTATCAACCCGTTTGCTGATAGTGCATCACAGCAGCCGAATGCTCGCATTCAGTCTGGTATGCCTTCTATCGTCAACTCTGTTGGTAAGAACGCGTACTTCCGTCGCATCTGGGTTAAAGGTCTGTAATCCAATTAAATGGGAGCCGCAAGGCTCCCATTGTTGTTTCTACGGATGATAAATAAAAGTATAATCCACTAGAGGAAAAGCGACGATGGCTAACATCCATGACCTTCTGCGCGAATCAACTACAACGACGAGTTCAATTTCTGCCCGTCCTAGCCTCGTTGCATTGACTCGCGCTACTACTAAATTAATTTACTCTGATATTGTAGCTACTCAGCGTACTACTCAACCTACTGCTGCTTTCTACGGTATCAAATATTTGAACCCTAACAAAGAATTAACGTTCCTTACTGGTGCTACCTACGCAGGTCAAACTGGTACTGAGGACCGTAAATCTATTGAAACATTAACTGCTTCAAATAAAGATTCATTTGGCAAGGGTGATTTGTTCAAATACGATGACATTGTTTACAAAGTACTTGTAGATAATCCATTTGACCAGATTACTGAAACTGATTTAGAAGTTGTAATTCAGATTTCTCTGGTTAAACTCACTACTCGTTTAATGTCTGACGCTGCTATCACTTCCAAGTTTGAAACTGCTGGAGCTGATATCGCTGAAGCTAAATTCCAAATTGATAAATGGCAGACTCAAGTTAAATCTCGTAAACTTAAAACGAGCTTGACTGTTGAATTGGCCCAGGACCTTGAAGCTAATGGCTTTGATGCTTCCAATTTTATCGATGATTTACTGGCTACTGAAATGGCCGATGAAATTAACAAAGACATTTTACAAAGTCTTGTGACAGTTTCAAAACGATATAAAGTTGAAGGTATCACAGATACTGGATTCATCGATTTATCTTATGCATCTGCTCCAGAAGCTGGTCGTTCTCTGTATCGCATGGTATGCGAAATGGTTTCTCATATTCAGCGCTCAACATCCTTTACGGCAACATTCGCTGTAGCATCTACTCGTGCTGCTGCTGTTCTTGCTGCATCAGGTTGGTTGAAGCATAAACCTGAAGATGATGATTATCTGTCACAGAACGCTTATGGTTTCCTGGCAAACGGTTTGCCTCTGTATTGCGATACTAACACTCCACTCGATTATGTAATCGTCGGTGTAGTAGAAGATATTGGTGATAAAGAAGTTGTATCGAGTATTTTCTATGCTCCATACACTGAAGGTATCGACCTTGATGACCCGGAACACGTTGGTGCATTTAAAGTAATTGTTGACCCAGAAAGCTTACAGCCTTCTGTAGCTTTATTCGTTCGTTATGCATTGTCTGCTAACCCGTATACTGTAGCTAAAGATGAAAAGGAAGCTCGAATCATTGATGGCGGGGATATGGATAAGATGGCAGGACGTTCTGATTTATCAGTTCTTCTTGGTGTTAAGTTACCAAAAATCATCATTGAAGACTAAAAGAAAGGGAACCTCACGGTTCCCTTTTGTAGTTATAAAGCAAATATATCGAATGTTGGTGCGTATTTTTCTTTAAATCTCTGATAGATTTCTTTCTCGTACAGATTGTAGCAAGGTATACCATGACGCTTGGCTATATCAACGGCCACTCGTGTCCCTCCAGTAACGCTAGAGAGTTTTATTGGAGCATAGAATAGTACCATATCCACAGGTGACTGGCAATCCTCTCCGAGCACCTGAAGTGCATTGCGGGCAAATAGAGTCTTCACTATATCCCGGCACTCATCCCAGTAGCTTGTCACTTCTCTTGCTTTAATTACACTCCTGATTCTCACTTCATTTGGAAAGTCTTTCCACACCTTTACTCCAACTCCAGTTTTAAGACCATTGAAGCCTTCGTATGGTATGATACGTAATGAACGTTCACGGTCGTATCTACTGAGCCATGATTCATCTGCACCAGGAGCACCTCCCGAATACGAAAAATGGCCTGACTCCGAAAGAGCCTGACCAGTTAATGACATGACATCTAAAACACGACGTGGCGTCTCTCGAGAACCGATTAACGCCAAACGCATTAGTTACTTACCAGTTCAATCCAAACTGGACGAATTACGCCTTGCACGTAATTGACAAGTTCTTTCTTGACTACATCAGGATTATCAGCGTCAGTAATGAAGATTTCTTCACGGCCAGCTTCTTCCAGAATATCCTGGACAGTAAGACCCATAACTTTACCAAAGTCCTTTGGACCAACTTGGCCAATCTTACTGATAACGTTATTGACTCGGTTCAGAGTAGCATAAGCTGCCAGCGTAGAGAAAGCAACCTTATCAACATCAGTTAATTCAACCTTAGCTTTAATAGGCTTATCGGATTTAGCTTTCTCAGAGAACTTGGAGTTCTTGCATTTAATAGCTACGCGAGAACCATTAGGGAAAAATTTAGGGTAGCATGGTTTCAGAACGTAGCCTTCGGCGATATTACTTTCTGATACAACCGCTTGGAATGGCATAGTATTAGCTTCTTCAAGACCATGAGCTTCAATAGCTTGATTATAGCGATTAACTACAACATCCAGCATATTAGGAATTTGAATCAGGTCATCGAATTTACCACGGCCCAGAAGTGGAGCCATTTTAAACCCAAAGACGTTACACATACGTTCCATCATAAAATCATCAACGTAAGACGATTCACCTGATTCGGTAGTCACTTTAATATCAAAGACGTAGAAGTCTTTTTCACCGTAATCAACACCCTTCTGAATTCCGCCGCCAGCAAATTCACCAAAGATTTGATAAGCTACTGTAGCACCAGTCAGTGCAGCTTGAACAGCTTTAAAGGACTCGTTATAACGACCCATGATAACCATATAGCCAAAGAAGTCTTCTGCTGGCAGAATAGGACCAGTACGCTTGGCAGGTTGGATGCTATCTTTAGTTACGATAACAGAGAAGTTAGTGCCGTGAATTTTCTCACGCGCTACCCAAGTTTCAGAGACATCAAAACCAGCATTACGAATACGCTCAATGAATTTACCGTTGTAGTGGTTCTCGAGCGTTGAATATTTCTCAAACATATTTCACCTTAGAATTTAATTTTGAAAGATTTGCCCTGGTAGTCAGAATTGAACTCATAAGAGAACTTTTCTTTATTCAGGAATCCTTTTATAGCGGTTTCATGAGAATACCACTCACTTGGAATAATATAAAGGGCTTCAAACTTGCCGCGGGCGGCAGCGTCGCGAAGATGGTCTTCAATATGGGTTTGAACTTCTTTTGGTAAATTTGTATTAGCTGACTCAGCCATATTCCTGTAGAAATTAGCAAGACTCATTATAATCACCATATAAATATCAATAATTAGGGAGGGTTCTATCCTTCTATCGTCAAGCGTATGTACTAGAAAGAATCCGTGAAACCATTATACCACGCGGATTCTTTAAGCATATTATAGAGGGATTACTTTATACTTCTTATTGCCACGAGCATCACGCTTACAAACTAATTTGCACTTCATGCCGCTTGTGATAGTGTAATCTTCATCAACCTTCATCCGCATCCAGTCTAATACCATTCCAGATGGGTTCAAAGATTTTTCAACTTCAACCATAATTTTAGTGCCAGACTTATAAAACTTAGATTCTTGTTGCTCATAGTCAGATAGTGCGCGAGCAAACGCAGATGGGCTTAAGAATTTATTATAACCGTGAGCAGCAGCCACAAATGTATTATCTAAAGCATGTTTGATATTTTTGATTACGACTGTTGCGTAACCGATGTGTTTTTCTGGATAGTGAGTCATTACAAAGTCCTCATGAACTGCGAAAGTTTTTTGATGACGAGATTTTACATCAACATTTGATAAGCGTTTACGATAAACCACTTTCTCTTTTCGTTTAGATTTAGCTTTTGCCGATTCAACTTTAGCATAATATAAAGCTGCTTCTTCGGGTTTAATACCCGCTTCTCTCGCAATTTCAATAAAACTCAATCCGCACTCATGCTTAAAATGAATCTCAATCGGTGTCATGGTAATATCCTACAGTAAAAGATGTTGATATAATACCACTCTCCAGAAAAAGCAAAAGGAGCCTTCGGGCTCCTTTTAATAGATGATACCAGCTTCTAAAGCTGAACGATGAACAATACGTCCATTACGTGATTCTTGAACATCAACTTCAGGGTAGTCTTCAATCATTTTAGCTAACGTAGCCAAATGACAGTAATAAGGAGTATCAGAAGCGGTTGCAGTTTTCCAGTCTTTACCTTCTTCAGTAAGTTTCTGAATTGCATCCATAACCCACCAACCAGCCCAGATATAAGCACTAGAGCGATGCGGAAGTGGATGAACATAGAGAATTGGGCATTCGTCTGGAACAACTGGCTCGGCAGCTTCAACTGTAATATTCAGCACATTTGAAGTTTTAACAGTGTCTTCGTATCCAGTTGCTTTAGCAGTTACTTCACATGTTAAAGCAACATTTCCTTCCGTTTGAGCTACTGCACTAATATCAGCCGTAGTTTCTCCGGTTGACCATTTGTAAGCAAGAGTTGCTCCTGATGGTTGACCTGTTACTCCACAGGTTGCACTATAGCTTTCACCAACTTTAACAGTTTGAGACTGAGCTGAAATAGTAACAGTAAGATTCATAACGTCATTTACTGTTAAGTTAGTAGTTGCGGTTTGAATATCGTCTGGGTCTTCACCAGCTTTAGTGGTTGAAGTAACTTTAACTACTTTAGTTCCAGCCGAGTCAGCGGTGTAATCCAAAGTATCAGTCACAGATGATTGTACTACAACCATTCATAAGTTATAGTTGCTCCTTCTGGCGCTCCGTTAACAGTTGCTGTAAACTGTTGTGAATCTCCAACTTTGATAGTGGGATTTAGAGGAGTTAAATCTACTGTAGTAGCCATATAATTTCCATTATTTAAGAGGGACAAGCCCTCTTATGATAAAGTTACAAATGAAGAGTTTCGGGTTTCTCTTACTTGAACTGAACCATTACGTTTGATGTAATAAATCAAGCTCAAAAGAGTTTGATGAGCAGTAGGATGCTCAAATGACAGTGGTCTAGATTTCCAATCTGGATTTTCAAGAATCCACTGATAAATCCACCAAGGAAGAGTAGCATAACCTGGATTACGCCCAATTAAATGCAGAGATGGACTGAAATCAGCCGGAAGCTCGAATGTGTCAGTTTCAATAACTTTGACAACTTTATCCATAGCTTCATTAAATTCATCTTGGGTCATATTCCCTACTGGAATTTTATGAACTTCGCCGTCATCTGAAACTGCAATAACAGAATCACCAATCGGAGCTTCAAGGATTACACCTTTAACTGAGTCCATTGGCTTACCAAAATGAGGGTCGATATCAGTTACTTTCACTTGTGGTGCGTCAGCAGATACAGAATCAATCAATAGACGAGCTTCTTCTTTAGCTTCATCTTTAAAAATAGCAGTGCCTTTGGCTTCATCATCAGCTTGAATGAGGTCATAAATTGAAAGACCGTCATTATCTTCTGGCATAGGTTCTTCTGCTAGTTTAGCCAATTCGACTTCAAGGTCAGCGACCATATTGTCGAAGGCTTTAGTTTTCTTCAGCTTAATACCGAAGGTTTCAGCGTACTCGGCAAGCTTCTCTTTGGCTTCTTTTTTCTCAAGTGCACCGATTTCAGCAATATAATCTTTATCTAACATAGTAGCCTCGTTGTGTATAAATATAAATGTATTTATAACTAAGGAATCGGCAATGCACGATATCAATGTAAAATTTCATGATTTTAGTCATGTGTTTATTGAATGTGATGAATCCACATTTCATGAACTAAGAGACTATTTTAGTTTTGAAGCTGATGGCTACAAATTCAATCCAAAATACCGTTATGGGCATTGGGATGGACGTATTCGTCTTCTGAACTACGATCGTCTGCTTCCGTTTGGCCTCGTCGGACAAATCCGCAAATTCGCTAATAGTATGGGTTATTCAGTTTACTTCGAACCGAAGATTTTTGAGACTGAAGAAATTACTCGTGAAGCGTTTGATGATTGGCTGGGCAATCTCAATATTTACTCTGGGAGTAAAAAGATTGAGCCTCACTGGTATCAGAAAGATGCAGTGTTTGAAGGATTAGTTAATCGCCGTCGAATTTTGAACCTTCCAACGTCTGCTGGTAAATCTTTAATTCAATGCTTACTTGCTCGTTATTATGTTGAGAATTATGAAGGTAAAATTTTAATCATCGTTCCAACAACAGCATTAGTAGACCAGATGATTAACGACTTCTGTGATTATCGTCTATTTGGTAAACAACATTGTCTTGGTATTCGTTCAGGTACAAAGCGTGATTCTGATGCAATGATTTATGTTGCCACCTGGCAAACAGCAGTAAAACAGCCAAAAGAGTGGTTCCATCAATTCGGCATGATGATGAACGATGAATGCCACCTGGCTACCGGTAAGTCTATTTCTACTATCGTTGCTGGTCTAAATAACTGCATGTTTAAGTTCGGCTTATCCGGTTCATTAAAAGACGGAAAAGCTAATATCATGCAATATGTTGGAATGTTTGGTGAAATTTTCAAACCAGTTTCAACATCACAGCTTATGGAAGATGGACAAGTAACTGACTTAAAAATTAACTCTATTTTCCTTCGGTACCCGGATGAGTTTACCGTCAAAATGAAAGGTAAAACTTATCAAGAAGAAATTAAAGTTATTACAAATGCAAAACGTCGCAATAAATGGATAGCTAATCTTGCAGTAAAATTGGCTAAGCGAGACGAAAATGCATTTCTGATGTTTAAACACGTGGCTCACGGTAAAGAGCTATTTGAAATGATTAAAGAACTTGGGTATGAGAAAGTGTATTATGTTTCAGGGGAAGTTTCTACTGAAGTTCGTAATGCTCTGAAGGTGATGGCTGAAAATGGAACAGGAATTATCGTAGTTGCGTCTTATGGCGTTTTTTCTACTGGCATTTCTGTAAAGAATCTCCATCATGTTATTTTAGCTCACCCAGTTAAATCAAAAATTATCGTTCTGCAAACAATCGGTCGCGTACTTCGTAAACATGATTCTAAATCAGTTGCTACAGTATGGGATATCATCGATGATATGGGTGTTAAACCAAAATCAGCAAATGCTAAGAAAAAATATGTTCATTTGAACTATGCTTTAAAGCACGCGCTGGAGCGCATTCAAAGATATGCAGACGAAAAATTCAATTACGTAATGAAACAAATCGATATTTGAGGAAGTTATGAAAACATTCGAAGAAGTCATTTACGAAGCTACTATCGACACGTTTATGAGTAAGATTGCTCAGTGCCAAACTTTAGAAGGTTTAGAAGAACTGGAAGCTTATTACAAAAAGCGTGTTAAAGAAGCTGACCTGAAAGATACTGATGATATCTCTATTCGAGATGCATTGGCAGGAAAAAGAATGGAATTTGAATCTGAAGATGAGTCAGAATCAGAAGAAGAATTCTAATAAAAAAGGCCCCTCAAAAGAGGGGCAAACCACAAGTGGCATAAAACACTAGGCTACATTAAAAGTTGCGTTTCGTTTAATTGCTCTTCTGCGCTTTCGCTTACCGGCAATTCAATCGCATAATTATAACAAGCACCTGGATGAACAGGGCCTTTATCTGTTTCAACAACCAACGCCGAATCAATCGGTTGCTTACAGACAGCACAAATCTTTTCAGACATGATTGTCTCCTCAGTTATTAACAATTCTATTTATTAGTCGCCTGCTTCAAACCTACGCATATCAATAATGTGCTTGATTGAAAATCCGCGAGACTTAATAGCATCCATCGCATCGCGACAGAACTCTAACAAAATTCCCCAGTATTGCAAACTTGTATCAATACGAAGAACTTCTTTATCGGCAGACAGAACAGTCTTCATCTCAGACTTTTCATAACGGTCCATGCTGAACTCGTCACCATCACCTCTACCTGTATAGTAATCCAACTTCTGCTTTAACGCGGACTTCTTCGAAGCCTCGATGCGAAGCATTTCTTTACGAATAGCAGACAATTTTGTCAACCACTTACCATAAAGAACTGGATTATTAGCTGCTTCATACTGCAATTTAGTTGAATCAATAATCAAATCTTGTTTCAACTCTTCCTGTAAATCTTCAAGCTTCATAATCACCTTTCTTTGTTCAATTTGTTACTCTAGCAAGGAACTCAAAACCATTATAACCATCTTGAAATAAAAGCGATTAGTTACGGCTTGAGCTTGCCAATTGAAGCTTAATCTGTTCAAGGTCGTCCGGGTTGTCAATGACGGAGAACTGAACTTCAACGATAAGCGTGTAATCATCGTAAACCGGAGTGACGTTCACCTGAAGACGACGAATGCGTGGTTCATAGTTTCTTATAGCAGATGTGATGTTTCGTTCTACTGTGTCAGCCGTAAGAGGAGTCATGTTCTCGAAAAGCTGGTCTTGTAAATCACACCCAAAGTTAGGGTCAAATGGACGGCTTCCCTTTCTTGTTGTTATAATACCTAAAAGAGAGTTTTTAATTGCTCGTAACCCACGAGCACGTGCAACGTCTTTGGACCAGTTCATTTTAAGTTCAGGGTCCAAATCCGAATAAAGGTCGTTTATATTTGCCATTACAGATACCTGAAGAATTCTTTAAGGCCTTTAATCACTTCAACGTGAGTTGCTCCGCATTTCTGACATTTCACAGGAACTGCTAGATAAACGGTAGGCTTTAAAAGCATATTTTTGATGCGGATAATATCCTCTTCAGTGATAGCTGAGTAAAGGTCATCGATTTCTTTGTCATTCAAATCTTCGATTGAAATGGTTTCACCATTCACATAGATGTACTCGATACACGTAGCAATCATCTGTGCGATGTTTTTATCATCGAATAATTTTGGATAACGAAGCTTAAGTTTAAAATTCGCTAGAGGATACCAGAGTTCCTCTGGTTCATCGATTTGTGCAGATGTAAAGTTAATCGGCGTTAATGTTTCGTGACCTTCTGGACATATCCAGATGTTCTCATGATTAACCTCACCTAATGAGTGAGACCATAACTGAATCAGCAGAAGTTCTGACTCTTGCTTGTTAAGGTTTCGTGCTGATGTACAATTATTAATCAGCCGTTTTACTACTTCACCAATGTTTCCATTGATTTTGCCATCGATGAGCTCTTTGTATTCTTCTAACGTAAAAGCTCTGCATTGGATATCAGAGCCATTAATCTGGACTTCAAATTTGTAATCGTAGTTCATATTAGCTCCTTACGGACTATTTATAAATATTTCAATAAAGGAGACCTCTATGGCCAATATAATTCGTTGTGTACTACCGGACGGGGTCCATCGTTTTAAACCCTTCACGGTAGCTGATTACAGAGATTTCCTTCTGGTTCGTAATGATATGCAACATAAAACTTACGAAGAGCAGAAGGTGATTATAAAAGAACTTTTAGCTGATTACTTTGGTGAATATCCTGAGACTTTACGTCCATACATGTTCATGAAGGTATTCACTGGCTCAATCGGTAAAACAAAAATTCCAGTAGCTTTCACCTGTCCGACTTGCGAAAAACAAAAGCAAGTTCTGTTTGACATCAGCCAAGAAGATTTGGTTGAGCCTACTATTGAAGTTGCCGGAATCACAATAGCTTTTAAATTCCCTGAGAAGGAATACGAAGATAAAGCTGCAATGATTTACGATTGCATTAAAGCAATTAAATACAACAATCAATGGTATCCTTGGAAAGAGATGTCAGAAGACAACCAAATCCAAGTGATAGAAGCAATTGACTTTACAACGTTTGAAAAGATTTACACTCAACTAACTCCAATGAGATTTGAACTTAAAATGAAATGTTGCGAGTTAAGAACAAACGTGTATGAAGACATTTTATCAGTCTTTAAGCTTCTTATAAACCCAGATGAAATTTTTAGCTTCTATCAAATCAATCACACTCTGGTTAAAAGTTCATATGATTTGAACAGCATAATGGGTATGATTCCAATCGAGCGAAGCATCGCCCTTTCGTTAGTAGAGAAGGACAATAAGAAATGACAGTACTACAACGTCCAGGTTTTCCTAACTTAAGCATAAAGCTCTATGAAAATTACGATGCTTGGTTAGATAACCGTTTCCTTGAATTAGCAGCAACTGTAACGACACTCACTATGCGTGATGGTCTTTATGGCAGAAATGAAGGGATGCTGCAATTTTATGATAACAAAAATATGCATACCAGAATGAATGGTGACCAAATCATTCAGATTTCTGTGGCCAATGCAAACAGTAAAAGAACATTGAACCGCATTTACGGTTGTAAGCATTTTTCAGTTTCAGTTGACTCTAAAGGCGATAACATCATCGCAATTCAACTTGGATTGGTGCACGAGATTATCAACCTCAAGTTTAGTCGTTGTTTCTTCAACGATGCTGGTGAGTCAATTAAAGAGATGATTGGTGTAATTTACCAAGAAACTCCTCATATTGCTCCAGCTATAAACTCGATTAACACCTACGTTCCACGGGTTCCATGGACGAGTACGTTAAAGGACTATTTAGCTTGGGTTAGAGAAATTTCACTTGCCGTTGAAAGTGACCAATTCGTATTTGTGTGGGAAGACATCTATGGCATTAACATGATGGACTATGCATTTATGATTGCACAAGAGCCTATCCCGGTTGTGGTCGGTGAACCAAGACAAATCGGTCAAATGGTTAATGAGTTGAATACGGACTTGGCATATGACTTTGAATGGCTCACTAAAGCTAACCAATTTACCCGAAACCCAATGGCTAACGCTACATTTTATGCTCACAGCTTCTTGGATAATCAATTCCCTCGAATTGTTACGGGCGATGGTTATAACTCGGTGTTAGTGTCTCGTTCAGGTTCATATTCTGAAATGACTTATCGTAACGCATACGAAGAAGCTCTGCGATTAGGAACGATGGCACAATATGATGGTTATGCTAAGTGCACGATGGTTGGTAATTTTGAATATACTCCAGGTCAAAAGATAAACTTCTTTGACCCTAAAAACCAATTCCGCACAAACTTTTACGTAGATGAAGTTATTCATGAAGTTTCTAATAACGAATCAATAACTACATTGTATATGTTTACTAACGGACAGAACTTAAGTCCAGTAGAACCAATTAAGGTGAAAAATGAATTTAAACCTAATACTTCCAATGAAAACAATTCAAGTGAACCAGAAGGAAATAAAAATTCCTAAGCTTGGATTGAAGCATCACAACATGCTGAAAGAAGTTAAATCTCCGGAAGAGAATTTATCTCTGCTGATTAATTCAATTCATCCGGGTTTAACACCAGCCGAAATCGATTACGTTTCAATTCATTTACTTGAGTTCAACGGTAAGATTAAAAGTAAGGTAGTCAAAGACGATTTTGAATATGACCTTTCAACTTTAAGAATTGTTCAACGATTAGAATTTCAATTCGCTGGTCATACTTTCAAATTCAGAGCTCCTGAGCAGTTTGAAGGATTTGGCGGTGTTGATAAGATGCTTTCAAAATGCCTTGAAACGGTAGACGGTAAAAAAGAAGATGTCGACTTCATGAAGATGCCAGCATTTGTGACCAAATGGGCAGATGACATTTCAAGTACCGTAGCAGTAAGCGGCCCTAATGGCGACATCAGAGGAGTTGCCAAAATCATAGGAATTTTTGAATGAAAACCGAAAACATGAAGACTATGCGTCGGAAGGTTATTGAAGAGGGTCGTAGTGAAAGAGATGCAGCGAAAGCTGCATCAACTCAAGCCGAATCTTTATCAGTTCTTTCTTCACAGCTTGATGATTTACAAACTCAAGCTGAGCTTACGTCTGAAGTAATTGAGGATAAAGGTAATCAAGTTATTGATGCCTTGAATCGAGTTGACCAAAGCATAATTGATACTACTGCCGGGGCTGAATTAACTGCCGAAGCATCTGAAAGAACCACGGAAGCTGTTAAGCAACAGACCGAAGTGTCAAACAAGATTTCAGATAAGCTCAGTAAGCTGACTGAACTTTTAAATGAACGTCTTTCAGCTATCACTCCGAATCTTCCGCAGATATCTGTTCCCGATACATCTCTGTCTGTAGTTGAAGATGCAGTACCTGTTGATATAGTGACACCAGGGTTACCAGAGTTACTTCAGGAGTTAATTCCTGACCCTGTCAATAATACCAATAACCCTAACGATGCGTTCTTCCCTACCGTTCCAGAGAACCCAGAGAGTGATTCTAAAAAGGGAGCTGACGAGGAACGTAAGAAGAAAGACTCTGACACTCTGAGTAATCTGCTTAAAGCTACAAAAAGTGGATTTAAGGCTTCAATGAGTATCACGGATAGAATAGCTGGAATGCTTTTCAAGTACACGGTAACTGCTGTGATTGAAGCTGCTAAAACAGCCGCATTGCTGTTCTCTATTGTGCTCGGTATCGATGTCATAATGAAGCACTTCAAATATTGGTCAGACAAATTCACTTCAGACTTTGATAAGTTCTCTGCTGAAGCTGGCGAATGGGGAAGCACATTATCATCTATATTCGGAACACTTGAAAACATTCAGAAGTTCTGGGAAGCTGGAGACTGGTCTGGATTGACTGTTGCTATTGTAAAAGGCGTAACTGAAATCATTTACAACCTCAGTGAACTCATTTCTTTAGGAATGTCAAAAGTAGCTGCCGCTATTCTTTCACTTATTCCTGGCTTAGGAGATGCTGCATTATCTGTTGAAGGAGCTGCATTAGAAGGTTTCCAAGAAAGAACCGGTAACTCTCTTTCTAAAGAAGACCAAGATACATTAGCTAAGTATCAATCATCTAAGATTGAAAAAGGCGAAAACTTCTTCGATAAAGTATCTCAAGGTAAAACTTGGATTGTTAACAAAATAACTGGAGATGCTAACATTTCTGATTTTGTTACAGACGAAGAAAGAACAGCTCAGAACGAAAAACTCCGTCAGATGAAACCTGAAGAAAGGGAACAAGTTCTGAAGAAAGGTAATGAAGCTCGTGCTGCTATTGTCAGATTTGAAAAATACATGGAACAAATCAATCCTGACGATAAACGTTCAGTTCAATCAGCTGATAAAGCATACGCTAATCTTCAGACACAGTTAAATGACACTGACCTGAATAATTCTCCTATTACCAAAAAAGAATTAAATGCTCGTATGAATATTGTTACTGCTAAGTATGATAAGCTCAAAGGCAAAGAACCACAGCCTGCTCCATCATCTCAATCTGAAGATGTTAAAAAAGTCGAAAGTATCGAGAAGAATAAAGCAGCTGAAAAAGCTTCATTAGGAACTGGCGCAGGAGCTGCAGCAGCTAACTTGTTCAATACAAACAACGTCATTAACAACAGTAGAACTATAAATACTGTTAGTCCTGTAACGAGCACTAATGCTCCAGGCGTATTTGGTGCAACTGGTGTTAACTAAGGAATAATCATGGCTATAAGAGCTACAGAAATTCTAGATAAAGCTTTCGGCAGTGGAGAAAAGACCTCTGCCGGCCAAAGCTCTATTTCATCAACTCGAAGAAGTACTGTAACAGCTCAATATCCGGCAGAACGTTCTGCCGGTAACGACGCTGCAGGAGACCTTCGTGTTCATGACCTTTATAAGAACGGATTGCTGTTTACTGCATACGATATGAGTTCAAGAACGACTCCCGACCTTCGTAGTATGCGTCAATCACAATTGAGTAAATCAGCAAGTTCTATTCTCAATAGTCTTGGAATTAAAAACAACGGACAAGTCGATAAATCTCCGATTGCGAATATTTTACTTCCACGTTCTAAATCAGACGTTGAATCAATATCACACAAGTTCAATGATGTTGGTGATTCATTAATGACTCGTGGTAATAACTCAGCTACTGGAGTATTGAGTAACGTTGCATCTACAGCAGTATTTGGTGCATTAGATTCAATCACTCAAGGTCTGATGGCTGACAATAACGAGCAAATCTATAACACTGCACGAAGCATGTATGCGGGCGCAGATAACAGAACGAAAGTATTCACTTGGGATTTGACTCCTCGTTCAGTGGCGGATTTGGTTTCAATTATTCAAATATACGAGTACTTTAACTATTTCAGCTACGGTGAAACCGGTAATTCAACTTATGCTAAAGAGTTGAAAGGACAATTAGATGAGTGGTACAAAACAACTCTGTTATCTCCATTGACTCCAGATGGAGCTGATTTGAATAACACAATGTTTGAAAATATCACTTCATTCTTAAGTAATGTTATTGTTGTGACTAACCCAACGGTATGGTTCATCAGAAACTTTGGTAAGACATCTAAATTCGATGGAAGAGCTGAAGTGTTTGGCCCATGCCAGATTCAGAGTATTCGCTTCGATAAAACTCCGAATGGTCAATTCAATGGTTTAGCAATTGCTCCTAATATGCCAAGCACATTCACTCTGGAAATTACTTTCCGTGAAATCTTGACACTGAACAGAGCATCACTTTATGCAGAAGGTTTCTAATGCTTAATTTAGATGAATTCAACAACCAAGTAATGAACGTTGATTTCCAACGTACAAATATGTTTAGTTGTGTATTCGCAACGTCTCCATCTGCAAAGTCTCAATTACTGTTGGACCAATTCGGTGGAATGCTTTATAATAACTTGCCAGTCTCAGGAGACTGGCTTGGATTATCTCAAGGCGAATTTACACAAGGACTTACATCAATTATCACCGCAGGTACTCAGGAACTTGTTCGTAAATCGGGCGTATCTAAGTACCTTATTGGAGCAATGACTAATCGTGTTGTTCAGTCTTTATTGGGAGAATTTGAAGTCGGTACTTATTTACTTGACTTCTTCAATATGGCTTTCCCAACATCAGGATTGATGATTTATTCAGCTAAAATTCCTGATAATAGACTGTCTCATGAAACAGACTGGCTTCATAACTCTCCGAATATTCGTATCACCGGAAGAGAATTAGAGCCGCTTACTTTAAGTTTCCGAATGGATTCTGAAGCAAGTAACTGGAGAGCAATGCAAGACTGGGTTAACTCTGTACAAGACCCTGTCACTGGATTAAGAGCTCTTCCTGTTGACGTTGAAGCTGATATTCAAGTTAACTTGCATGCACGCAATGGACTACCTCATACAGTGTGTATGTTCACAGGTTGTGTTCCAGTTTCATGTGGTTCACCTGAATTTACTTGGGATGGTGACAACCAAATTGCTGTATTTGACGTTCAGTTTGCTTATCGTGTTATGCAGGTAGGTGCTGTTGGTCGTCAAGCTGCTGCTGACTGGGTTGAAGATAGACTTGTTCATGCTATTGGAAATATTTCTGATGACATGGGTCTGGACTCATCACTGTCAAGACTTAGTAGATTAGGAGGCGCTGCTGGAGGTATTACTCAGATGGGTAATGCGATAGGGCGTAAGACTGGAATGTGGAATAGTACTTCCAAGATACTTGGACTATAGAAAAAGGGAGCCGCAAGGCTCCCTTTGTTTTATTTGCGGAACACCACGAAAGCATTCAGAACAACTTCCGAAGATTGCTCAATGTTAGTTACAGTGATTTTAAACGGAACTTCACCATTGAACTTACCGTTCAGAGTGTAAGCGATATACCCCTCACATTTGTCTTCTGGAATTCCGAAAGGTGCCAGTGGAACCATTTCAACCATTCCTTTAGCAATCTTTTGAATCTCGTTAAAGACCATGTTATTGAATTCGTCAGATACTGGAACTACACCTTCAACAACAGTTTCTTGGCCATTCATACGCAGAATCGATTTCATGATGTTCTCCTCAGTTAGTGTAAGTCTATAGTAACACACTTCCATGTGCGTGTAAACGGTTAAAGAACGAACTTCTCTGGAGTGTCTTCAACATCAATCATTGAAGCCAACAGAGCAAGAATCTTGTTGCTTTCTGATGCCTTTGTGGACTTAACAAATCCTTCAAAATCATATGGACTTGGTTCAGGCTGAGGCTCGTCACTGTATTCTACTACTTCACCGGTTTCCATAAGAACGTCACCATCATAAACAACAGCTTCGTCTAACTGGTCAGCTGTCATTACTTCGCCTTGGATGAATTTCTGATTGTCATACACTAGACCATCACTATAAGAAGCATCTACAATGCTGTTGACTTTCAGCATAGTACCGCGAGGCAGAATAACTTCCATTTCACCAGACATGTTGCTCAGGTCACCAGGATAAACAACGTTAACTTTCTCACCACCAGTAATAGCCCAACCAATCATGACTCTCGTGCTTTCCGCCTGCTGAACGTCTTTAGCTGCATGAACCTCATCAGTAAGACCTAATTCAGCATAAGTCATAGAAGCTAACTTGACAGTTTCTGCACTGTTATCTGGCTGATTCAATACTGCACGAGTATTATCAGAAGCCATTGCAACCGCTTGGTTACCTTTCCAACCACCAAAAATAATTGGAGACAGAGAAGTTGAAACATAGTTTCTGAAATAGAATACTCTGTTCTTAACCATTGCTTCAAAAATTGGTTTACGGACTGACTGCGAACGCCATAAGGTAAGTCCTTCTGGAATTCTGTCACCGCGTTTAAAAGCATCATCCAGATTTTTGATAGCAGTAGTAACTTCTTTATAAGACAGCGTATCGTAATTGTCAGCTCTATAACGGCCTAAAAGCATATTGTTGATGTCTGAATAGCCGGAACCAACATACTCTTTGATGCCGCGTTTTTCTGCATTTGTATATTGAAGAGGTGTACGAGTACGAGTAATATCTTCGATAGTAGCAGAAACGTTTTTAGCATAACCTTGAAGAGCAGCTTTAATCATTTTGGTACGTTCAATGTTCCAAAGATTGTTAGCCATTTGCTCTTTATCTTTTGGTTCAAGGTATTGTGGAACTTTAGTCATGATATGTTCCATTGCTTCATATTTACGCTCTTCTAATGTGTCTAAAAGAGTTTGAGTATATGCTTGCATACTCTGAACTGAAGTTAATGGAGCATTACCAATTCTTGATTCAAGTTCTTTTACGAATCTCTGCTCAAATTTTTCTGACTGACTTAATTTAATTGTAGTCAGTGATTTCAAATGGAATATAGCTCCAGTGGCTGCCAATTGAGCAGAACGAGCTTTAGCCGCTTTAGATTCTACCGCGTCCTTTAACTGCTGAGCTTCCGGAATAGGATTTGCTGTAGCTGGTTTACTGAATTCAGCAGCAGTGGCTTCATACTTTTCAAATTCTTCCGGGTCATGAATGATATCAGAAGTTAATGATTGACTTGCCGCAACTTGACGACGAGATACCTTAGCACGAGCAATAACAGATTGGTCAGTACGTTTGTCATTCTCTTGAGCAATAGTAGCTGCTAACGCTTCCGATTTAGAAACTTGCTTACCTGACTTATTGTTGATGTAAACATCACCGACCGCAGTGTCAACCTTAGTGAACTCTTCTGTTGATATCTCTGGGATGCCAGGGATGGTCGAGAGGTCAACATTCTTACGATGAATAAGAACATATACGTACTTCTTATCGTAATCATAGAGTTCTTTCAGGATAACAAAACGACCACCCAGACGACTCATCACCAAACGGTTGATAATCATCTGCACTGCTCGAGCTTGTCCACCCATCTTAGACTTATTGATGCGGAACATTACAGCATCCATTTTGTATTTCTTCACAGTTTGAGATACTAAGTCAAACATGGTAGAAATAACACCCAATGGATTGCCACCAAGATTTTTCAGCTTAACCAAAGTACCTTTTTCAGATACACCGAGCACAATAGCATGCATCATTTTATCACCAGGCTTAACGTTCTTGTTAACGTCTCCGCCGCCAGTGTAAGAACACATACGAAGAGCTACTGAACCTTCTGGAGCAGCAATAGCAAAAATCTGTGGAATTTTAGTTTTCGGATAAAGATTAGTGACCGGAAGCATTTCTGAATCCGCGTCAAAAATCTCATTTAATTGAAATTCGGTCATGACAAGTCCTCTATTGTTTCTTATATTTATAGACAACAAAAGCCCCGAAGGGCTTTAGACTGCAATAATATTCCTGAAGATTTCAACCTTTCCACCGCCACGGGTAGCAATGACCTCATGCTTGTTAATTCCGGAAACTCGACCATCTGTAAATGATTCCACTTCACCCTGTGGACGGAATGGTAATTCGACCAAACTCTGTGTTACATTAGCGGCTCGTCCTGAGCCTTCACCTGGATGAGCAATTGTGATAATTTCTAAATAGAATTTCATAGACCAGTTACCTCATGGAAATCACCCCAGATATCAGCAAACGTATTTGCTACATCTTTATCACGACGCATTTTAATCGCAATAGGCAAGAACAGCTTGACATAATCAGTTCGCCCTTCAGCAGCTAACCAACCATTACATTCGGATTCAAGAACACCACCGATGTAGTCATTCTTGTTTTCCCAAATTCGAGTTCGGTCTAACTCATGAGCATCTTTACCTGGTTTGTCTTTAAGACCTGAACCAGCTTTAACTTTAATCAGACCACATTCGGATTCAAGATAAAAACCACCGGCTTTACCTGGCTGCTTGCTATGCTCATAGATATCAACAATACGAAGGTCAATCGTAATAACTTCTTTGAACTTATAAAGGTTTTTAGAACGGGTGTTTTCCCAGAAAGCCCCAATGTTCTTCAGGATAATACCTTCAAGACCTTCATCAACGTATTTGCGATAAATGACCTTAGCTTCATCAAGATTATGAACGATGTGGTTCTCAATCAGAATCATCTGAGAGTAACCTTGAACCATCAGTTCTAATGCACGGAAGCGAACATCATAAGCAAATCCAGATTGCTTACCTTCGGAATAAACAACATCCAACGGAACGTAATCCCATACTTGGAATTTCATACCAGCAGCTTCTTTAGCTGAGATAGTTCCTTTCAGAGATTTGTTAGCCAACCCGTTTGACATTGTACGGGATTCTTCTTTGAATTCCTTAGCTTTACTCAGCTCGGGTAAATCACCGAAGATATCGTCCAATGGACCAGCTGGGAGAGTGCTTGCATGATAGACGAGTTCACCATCAATCATTACACCGCCAGGATGACGTTCACGAGCTTCTTTGGTCATTTCAATGAGTTGTTGTTTTAACAAATCAAGACCAAGATACTCGTTACCCGCTCGGGACAGAATTTTTACATCATCTAATTCATCACCACGAACTTCAGCAAATGCTCTGGCACCATCGGCTTTAAGCTGTGCAAATGCAGGGAACTTGATGTTCTTTTCAATACCTTTTTCATCATAAGATGAAGCAAGCATCTGTGGCTGTTCGGGAATTAGATTTTTCCATACTTTATTCGCAATACTACGGGATGCGCCACAGCGCAAATCACGAAGCAGAACTTTCTTAACAACTTCTGCATCTGCATCAGATGTTTGAGATAAAGCAATTTCAAGTTTTTCCTTTGCGGCATTACCGGTCACAACTCGCTTAGCTAATTTTTCTTCTAACAAATAAAGCATGTCTTCAAGAGTAAGATGAATATCACCTTTAGGTCTCGTATCCCACTTCTTGATGTAATACTGGAGCTTGCCATCATAAGTCATTCTGAATACTCGCTTCAGAAGCTCATTATCTTTATGACGACGGATGATAGCTTCTTTTTCTTTGGTAGAGCCAATTGAAGCAATTTCATTGATAATATCTAAAATCATATTCACCTCGTTTATTGTCCCGAGCGGGTATGACAATTATATCATACCCTTTATAAAGCTATTGCCCGCGATACTCACGAATGAGTTCAGCCAGAGTTCGGTGGTAAAGTACTCCACCATTTTTACGAGTAATGTAGATTGCGCCATTGAACATCGCATCAATCATTTCACGTTGTTTTTGATTATCAGCATGAATGTTACGCGCCTTGAAGAACTCTTCTTTGTTTGCGAAACTTTCTAAACGCTTAGTTTTGTCAGTTTGCGGGAACCATTCAATTACGTTAATCATGCTTTACCTATAGTAGTTTTAGCTGTAGGCTGACGATTCAGATATTCGATACCTGTCCCAATTCCGTATCCTACACCTGGATTGTAAACAGGAAGATTACCTGGATGCTCATACCACGGCTTATAATCAGAAGGACCTGGATTTACCCATTTCTTTGGAAATTCTGGAAACTTATCAAATGGCCAATTCGGAGTAGTCTTTTCAACCTTTTTGAATAAGTCGCTCAGCTTATCACCGAGGCTTTCCTGGAATTCGCGCTGATTCATCAGACGCTGAACATGTTCCCAGTTATGCACCTTTTCTCCATATTTAGAGGAGGTGTCTCGCTGACCACGAGGCATAAACATGCAATTGACTTCACCGCCAAAGACTTCATAAGCTGAATCTACATGATGAGGAAGGTCATCAATATAAGCAACAACTCTGTCGCCATATTTTTCTTTGATTTTCTCAAAGAGTTTAGTCTTTGGCTCAGCATGGTCACAGATGAAAGTTTCAAGGAAAGCACCTGGGAACAAAGCATTCAAGTTGAATTGACGATTCAGTTTAGCATCTACAGAAGTACCAAGTGCCGTTACTGCAACGAAGTCATACTTATCTTTCAGAGCATTGACAACCTTCAAAGCATCGTCATACGCAGCCAGATAGCGAATGAAATCTGAGCAATTATATTTGACCATCAGTTGTTGAGCAAATTCTTCGTCTACACCAAACAAATCTTTTGGAGCAACGAATTGGTCGTCAATAATCATTTCAAGAATGTGATGAACAGGCAGATTGTACTTCTGAGCGAAGTAAGGCAAGCCTGATTGCCACTTTACTAATACACCGTCTACATCAGTAGAGATAATTGGTTTATTTGACATTTTTAGCCTTCATTTTAGCAATCATGTAAGCCGCGATACAAGATTTACCCGGCAGCGATGGTTGTCCAACTCCACTTAATAGAGTAGTTAACTCTCCTACTTTAATACCGCCTTGATTTAAGCGTTTTAAAACATCAAGACCTTTCATATCATATTTGACTTGCATAACATTTTCTCAAAGGTTGCGATACTGTTAGCTGGGCCACTTAGAGTTATCTCTATGAACCCAGGCTGACTTGAAGGACCAATTCTGTATATACATATGGCTAATGTTCTTGCGTATTCCAGAAGGTCCTTCGTTAACCCTCTTACATTAAACTGTTTCATAAATTTCGTCATTAGCAGCTTTAAGAGGTTCGATTTCACATTCTAAACGAATATCAGTATTCCCATCAACCCATTGTACTTCATAAGCAGGTTGAACACCATATTCTGGGATTGCTTCAGCAGTATCACAGATGACTCCCGGAATACCGCCTTTTCGCAGCTGTACGGCTTGTAAAATGTGGTATTTCATTCTGCCACCGCATAAGTTGGAATTTGACGAAAGAAATCAGGGCATTCAAGCTGATACTTAACTTCTGTATCAGAGACAGTTACACCCAGCACTTCAATCATTGGATTGCTCAACATGCCGCGTTCAAATTCAGGTGCTTTATTACGAGGAATAGTGATAATCATTACAGAGTCTCCAATACAGTTTTTACTTTAGCTTCAGCAACTTGTTTAACAATCAGAACACGAACACCTTCAATCGCGTTGCGAATTTGCTTTTGAGCTTTTTCTGTAGCTTCATCTTCAGTGTAAGGACCAACACAGAAGGGCGATTGAGAACGACTGGCCGGGATGGTCATCATCCAGAAATCTTTATCTACAGAAGCTTGCTTAACTTCTTCAAGATACTTATGAATATCAGTAGCCAAGAAGAAGCACCATACTACATTGAATACACCAACATTAGCATGATGAAGTTTACCATCAACATCAATTGCAATAATGTTTCCACCGCCGTCTATCTTTTTGACTGTAAATGAAGTTAGTCCGTTATTCAACAGCTTAAGAAGTTCATCAGAATAAGAACTTCCACGATTCTTAAGACAAGTAACACCGGATTCAGTCAGTTTAAACTCTTTATCAATAATGCTCATAACTATTTCCTCAAGTAGAGGGGCCGAAGCCCCTAATTTTTAGATTACGAATTCGTTTGAAACGATATCCCAAATTGCTTCACGTTGTTCTTCAGTAGTTTTGAGGCTGAGAACATGACGCAGATAAAGTTTAACCAGAATTTTACGATTATCACCGTTCCAAGAAGGATGAGTTCCTAAATCGCGAGTACGATGATCATCGTGGAAACCAATTGAAATGACTGAACCTTTGAGTTTGACGTCTAAGGTTGGGCCATTTTCAAAACTGATGAAGACGTAGTTATCTTCCCAGTACATATCGATTTGAGCAACTGTGCCATTTTTATGTTCCCAGAGTAAAGTTGTTGAAACGTCCCATGCATTATCTTGAACGTATTTTCTGTTAAAGTTTGTGAAGTTCATTTTGTTCTCCGTTGTATCTGTTTGTTTTTGAGTTTATATACTAACACATACAACGGAGGATGTAAACGGTTTAGTTCACTTCTGTGAAAATTGTTTGAGGAACTTGCTCGGTTTTGGCAGTTGCAATCATCTTCATAATGGCAGCTTTTCCTTCAATGTTTTTACGCAAGAACGACTTGCATGCATCATGAGCTTCTTCGGACGTCATAAGCGTAGCTATTGAACGCGCTTCCCCTACTTGGTCCAGATTCAACCAAACGTTTTCTTTCTTAGTCTGGCCAAAAGCCGCATACATCACTTCAACGGTCTTTTCTTCAGTTTCAATCAGAAAATTTTTAATTTCATTTGAAGTAAACCAAGGACACGAATCGCCATTCATACCATCAATATCAGCACCCTTTGGACTTATCCAGCCTTCATTTTCAAATCGGATAAGACCAATAGAACCTGAAGCAATTGCTTCACCCTTTGCAATGTAAAAAGGTCTGTCACCGATATAATCGGCAATCAATTGATTTACTCGCTGATTGCATCCTTCAGCGAACTTTAAAAAACCTTCTTTGTCTAAGCGGTACAGAACATCACTTTTCATAGTTTCCTCATAAGGCCCGAAGGCCTAGAACATTTTACGTTCGGTCCAGTTATCAAGATTAACTGTGCCAGTTTTCTTCATTTTCTCAATCAAGTTATCTGCGCGAGTGCGTCCATTTTCATACCACACTACATCTTCAGAATAACCATCTTCGTCTTCATAAGTTTCTGAACGAATGTGACCGTGAATGCTTGTTTTCAAAACGTATTCAGAGCCAGTGAACCAGTTAGTCAAAACGATGTACCAGCAGAAATCAGTAGATGGACCATCAGGAGTCATACAGTGAACTACATCTCCTTGCCATGAAGACAGATGCCACATTGGCTCTTCTACTTCAATTGCTTTATATCCGTCATGGTCTTTCGTTTTGATTTTAGCGTTCAGATTAATTGTGTTCATTTTATTCTCCGTTACCATATTGGTTATTGAGATTCTATCATAACACAACTTTCAACAGATGTAAACGGTTAGAGTTTTTCGCAACTATGATATTCAGTATCTGTCCAAATACCAAATGACGGCAATGATTCTAGCATTGAGTTTCCGACTTTAACTGCGTCTTCCCATGGCCAAAGCGTAGCAACCTTTTCATAGAAAAAGATTGAATCCATGTGTGAATATTCTGCTGGGTATTCTGATGTAACTTTGAAAATAAATTTACGCTTAAACATATGAACCTCTTAAACAAAAAAGGGACTCCCGAAGGAGTCCCGAACTTATGCTTTATGCTTTCTTACGTGGATTACCAAAAGCCGTGTCGTGAGCAATAACTTTACGAGCACGAGATGCTAACTTATCTGTTAGCTGATTGATACGCTTGTTCGAACCACGCTTGTAGCCAGCGCGTTTAGAGGTACCAACAACTTCTTTTACTGCAGTTTTTGCTTTAGCTTGTTTAGCCATTTTTAGTCTTCCATATAAGGAGGTAATAAAAGAGCTCTAAGTCTTAGACAGCTAACCTTTTGCTGACGCATAGAGCCGTTGTTAATGGAAGTTTTGGATATTTAACGTCTGGATAACTACCAACCACGACCAAGTCCTCGAAGGGTACTTATTTCAAAGTCACTACGAAGTGACGAACCGCTTTACGAGCTGCTGAACACAGAGGTTTAGCAAACTTCAACTCATCTTTCAGAGCAAGTGCATCGCGGAGGTCTGCCTGAACAGGATTCAGATGTTTGAAACCTTTCAGAACTTCCAGTGCTTCGGCGTAAACGTCGATAGATGCACCGTAGTTTTCGTGACCTGCGTTCCAGGAGTTGCGCTGCAGATGCAGAGCGTGTTCAAGTTGTTTGTTCATTGACATTATGTCATTCCTCAATACGAGGTTAATAAAAGGTAGACGGTATCAGAGTTTAATCTATGCGTCTACCACCTTGTAATTTCTCCGGGTAACTTTTGTCCGGCAGCCAAATTACAATAATATTTATATCACCCGTAGATACACGGAATTGATTTCCAATGACAAGTCACAAATTTTTGTGCAATTTCTTTTGGTTTTTTCATACCAGCAGCGACAAGCGGATGAGGTACATTACGAATCTGACCAGTTGGCAGCGGCACTAACATACCGACTTCGAAAATACCTTCAGGAACATCCGCGCCGATTGAATATATTTCACACATATCGGGGATTTGTCCGGTTTCTTGTTTGCCGATAACAATACCGCCAGAAGAAACGATTTCATCACCTTGCTGAGGCGGTTCAGAAACCAAGATAACATGTTCGCCGATAGCTTTAATTGGTAAATCCATTGTTACACCTTGTTGTTTGAGCATGAAATAATATTATCATGCTCATATTTAAGCAATTAACCTTTGACCTGAACCAGTTTCAGCAGATGCTCTACTTTAACACCATTCACTGAAACGATAGAATCCAGTTTGAATGAACGCCATGCGTGTTTTTCAGTGTCCCACACAGGAATAGCTTCTGTAGATTCTTTACGAGACACCTGAGAACCAGTGCTTTCAACCAGGTCACTTGGAATGATGTCATGGTCGCGAGTACAACGCAGAGAGCGGATAGTACCGTCTACTTTCTCAAATACTACCTGAGATTCGCCACGAGCCAGAATTGGTTTCAGAGTATCACGGATTTGTACTTTTTCAGCTTCAGTCAGTTTAGTTTTCTTAGTCATTAGTTTGGCCTTTATATTCAGCAAGATATTGGAAGCGGAATTTATACTTACCGCTCGGTTCTTTTGTTACTTCTCGTAAAAATACAACAATTGGATTGTACTCGTTGATTGCTGCGATAGCATAATCCAAATCATCGGCAATCTTAGATACAACCTCGAAGCAAGAAGCTCCGTTGGCTTGTTCCAGTTGGAACGTTGGGCCAGGAATTTCAACGGTGTAGATTTCCAAGTCACGCAGACGTTGTGCTACATATCCAGTGATATCTTCCGGTTCAGCAGTAATCTTGGTTTTATTCAAATCAAGCATTTTCAACACCACAGTAGTTTTCAACATTATACCAATTGAGTTTATTCAGGTTCGTCTTAGGAACATGATGAATCTCAATACCAGCATCGCGGAGTATGTTATCCCAACCATCGATGTTTTTATCGTATGTTTCACAATATACGAGTTTCTTAATTCCAGATTGAGCAATAGCTTTAGCACAGTCTGGGCATGGTGAAAGTGTAACGTACATCGTAGCGCCTTCAATTGAAGAACCATTACGTGCTGCGAACAGAATAGCATTCAATTCAGCATGTATTTCGTTAATTTTCGACCACTCAGAGTGTTCAGCTCGGAATTTAGTGTCTAATCCATATTTTGGAATTGGTCCATCTTGACGAAGACCACTTCCAGGTTTCTTAACTAACCACCCTTTATCTTCAGCGTGGTCGCAACAGTTAACTCCACCGGCAGGAGAACCATTATAGCCGGTAGAAATGATACGACCATTTTTCTCAATAACTGCACCGACTTTCCAGGAGCAGCATTTCGATTCTTGGGAAATCAGATAAGCGATTTGTAAGACGGTGCTAGCTTTCATTATTGAATCACCAAATAGTTTGAACGGTCAGTTTTAATCAGCGTGATTTCAGTATGAAGAGGAATAATCTCTTGTACCGTACTAGTGATTATAAACACCCCGTCTTTAAAGCGTTTCTTTTTGTCAAAGAAAACATCGCCATAAAAACGTTCACCTACGACAGGAGAAGTCTGGTCTTTTGAAGTGATAAGGATTCCATCATACCCCACGCAAGAATTCACCAGACGGTCACACGCTAACACAGAACGAATGAATCCAACACCATCTTCAGTGAATTGAGATTTATCACCACACGCGTTGTAATGTTCTTTTCGGACACCATCGAAGATGTCAGTTAAATTCATCAAATTATATCACCTAAAACGTTAGTCATTGTAACATGCCCATGACGGTCAAGAGTTAACAAAGCTGTCTGGTCCTTTCCGTTATGAGTGATTGTAATCAAAGCTCCATTAGAAACGCGGTCAGGACGGAGCTGAACCTCAGCTCCTGGTACTTTATTTGCTAAAGCCTGCGCGAATTCTTTGAGCTTTTCCAGAAATTCAATCCGGGTAAAAGTTTTATCAGAAGTCACTGTTGTCCCAGCTATAAATTACGGAGAAGAAAATAGGGTCATCTTTATCAATATCTAAACGGAAATCAAAAGTCATTGAATAGCTATTGAAAGATGGTGTAACTTTAAATTTAATGCCTTTCCACAGAATTTGTAAAGCACCTACAATATCCGCATGAATTTGCGCATGAGTCGGTGCTGTTGCTGGAACAAATAGAAAGTTATCTGCAACCTGAGCTACAACAACTTCAGCCACTTTACGAAAACTTGAAAGACCTGGACGTACTTCAGTATGAATTCCCATTAGTGCACCGTGTGTACTTTAACGTTAACGACAAAGTGAGTAATAACCTCACCAATTGGAACGAACTCTACATAATACTCATCTTTGTATCGAGAGTTCATATCGGTGCGAATTTGAGCAAGCTTATTAATGAGCTCAGGTGTCATATTCATACCGACTATTTCACGAAGAAGCTTGTAAGCTTCCTCTTTAACCTGTTCGTGTTTATTATACATCATTTCACCTTATGCATTATCGACGATGCCACGGGAGCATGAGCTTAGTTTTCTTGACAGTATAACTTCTTTCAGGATTAGCTGCTCGAACTTTTAAGCATGTTTCCCAAGCAGCACCTTCTTCGCCATATACGCAATAATGATTATCAAATATAACTACGCAACCGGTGCTGCTATTAATGATAGCCCAACATTCATGATAACCCATCAGAAATCTCCATGAGCAACTTGCCAGCATTCAACACCGATACGACGCCACATTTCAACTACTTGTGCTCGGTCATCTACTGCAAGCTTAATGTTATAATGAGGAGCAATATCGCGCCAGAAGATTTCTTCTTTTACGATATCATCTTTACGAGAATCGCCCTGCTTACGCTGCCAATGCCCATGAGTTTCACCGACATGGTCTAATACCCATTTCTGAGTCATGCGACGATAAACAGTTTCATCTTCTTTTGTACCAGATTCGCGCCCAGATACAGTAAGAATTTTAAACCCTTTCTGCCGAAGCATTTTCAGGAGTTCAATAACCATTTCTTTTGGAGCATCTTCAGCACATTTATCAAGGTCAAATGGTGAACGATGATGGTTATCTGCAAGAGTTCCATCAAGGTCAAAGATAACCGCTTTTGGCTTAGACAAATCAGGAACGTAAACTTTCTCAACTTCCATCAGTGTATAAAAATGGCGCAGAACATCAATCGGGACTGCTTTATCGCCACGATATTGGTTGCGCTTAACCAGTTCAGTCCAAGGAACATGGAAGTCCTGGAAAGACATTTCATACAGACCTTTGAAACGAAGTTCCCATTTCTCGACGGTTTTAGGGTTCAAGTTAGTGTCGCAGACTATAACACCTTTGGTGTGTTCAAGGTCAAGCAGAGACACTGCAGCAGAAATTTGAGCAGCTGTTACTGCACGCTCTTTATGCTTAGAATATTTGTAAGCATTGCGAGCATCAAGGCCAAACAGCTTTTCACGGAAATCATCACGAGACAGAATGTACCAACCAGGATTTTTAGCGACATATTCATTTGCCCAAGTTGACTTTCCACAACCTGGAGCACCGCGAGTCAAAATAATCTTTTTCATTCAAGTTCCTTTACGAAGTTATCAACATCAGCCTTAGCTTTATTATAATCAGCTAGAGTTTTAGCTAACCATTCTTCTTTGCGGCCTTTAAGCAAAGCAGACAAATATGAACCCTGAGCAAATAGCTGTGTAGTCATTAAATTTGACATAACATTTGCTAGTTCTGGCGCTTTAGCTTTTACGGCGCGTCGTAAATTTGCTCCAGCTTCGTCTAAGTCTCTGGCGATGTTTTCAAGTTCTTGTTCTGCGCGAACTGAACCATCATCTACACGAAGTCCATACGAATAAGCATATGAAGCTTTGCGGTATTTTTCGAGTAGAATTTTAATGGACATTAGCAATTTCCTCAATAATGACGTTTACACGCGCAGTAGCTTCATCGTATCGAGCTTTAGCTTGCATTGTTTCTACAACAAGGTCTTCGTAAGTCAAATAACCGTCTTCCATTTGCATACGAGTTTTAGCTGAACCATAGTCAATTGCGCGAGCCTTAAGTTCAGAGATAGCGCCTTCAAGAGCCATTTTAGCAAATTTGTTCATAGTCCAAGTGCCTCATATAATGATTTACGAATATCACGAACATCTTTACCTGCTGGTCGCATTGAACCCTCGACATCCGAAATAAATCCGTTTGCACAATTGGATTTAATTTGCCCGTAAATTGAAGCTGCTTCAATAAGCTTGTCAATCAAATCACGTTTATAGTCTTCTTCCATGCGAATGCCATACCATTCATCGTAATCTTCAACAGGAGCAAATATTTTGAACCAAGTTTCTTCTGAAATATAAGTTTGTTCTTTGAGCTTAAAGACATGAGATGGAATAGTTTCAGTTCCAGGAGCGAATACTCTCACAGAAACTACAGTAGGCTTTCCACCAATAATTTCAAACCAGGGACTCACAGTAGCTTTACGCATCAATGGAGTTTTGTGACGGGCACCCTGCATACACAATTTGCGTAGCTGGGTCTTTTTAATTGCAGATAAGAATGAGCCATCTTTTACAAAATAACGCATATTATTTTCCTCAAAGTTTATTATCCCGATGAGGCCCGAAGGCCTCAATTAAAACGTAACTACCATTGCAAGAGCTACGGAACATGCAACTGCAGCGATGAACAGACCGAAACAAAACAGCTTTGCACCTAACGTGAATTTACGCATTTTGGTTCCTTTAATTCGTAGCGATAGTAACATATCATACCATTAGCATCTTTGGTATAACGAAGAACATCATTTAACCAAATTCTAAACTCCTGAGAATCAGAATAAGGCATTCCCACGAATGGACGACCATCAACTTCAACGATAGTCCAATGCCCGTTCCAAGGCTTGATTTGGTCAGGCCAAGATGGATGCACTACCGTTGGCTGGGGTAACTCTGGTGTCTTCTGGGAACATCCAGCCAATAGTCCAATTGATAATACAGTGGCTACTAAGAGTTTCACTTGGTGGCCTCCTGAAACTCTAGAGTCAATTTGTTGAAAGACTCATTTAACTGCTTTTCAACCAGCTTAGGCTTAGCTTTGACCACATGCTCACGCTTGGCATCTTTAGCCATTTTAGCGTCAGACTTATCAGCCTCTGCTCTGTTTTCTTTACGAGTCTCATCATACTTATTGAGATTCACAAAGTCTGTTTTTAACTTTTCAATAGCTTTGCCATTAGCTTCAGCTATTTGTTGCATTTGCTTAAGGTCTTCTTTTAAGCCATCAATCCGTGAAGATTGATATTGAATGAACCCATAAGCTGTTAATCCGAGCGCCACTAAAATGACGTGGATGTTTGTTATTTTGAACATAATTTGATGATTGCCTGTACAATATCGTCCTGAGAAAGACCATTGATAAGAATATGATGTTCAGCAGGAGAGTTTTGAATTTTGAAGCAAGGGTCCACCATCTCTGCCATTTCTGAAGCAGAAAGACGAGGATTTGAAACACCCAGACGATGCTTTCCATAGATTGGGTCTACGATGATGTAGCACTTACAACCATTTACATGAACGTTTGGTTGGGAAATGTTAATCATCACTTCTGCGCCGTACTTGGTCAGATGATTATCTAAGAAGCTGCGCATTTCTTCTACTGCTTCAGGCATCTTCTCAGCACGTTCTTCATTTACCCGATTGCTGTATTCTTTACGAGCCTTTTGACGCTTTTGGTCGCGAGAGTAAGCTACACGTAAATCAGTGATGTAACCCAGAGGACGAGAATTTTTGAAAATACGAATCCCGTCATGGTGTGTACCTTCGTAAATTTCTACTAGCTCTTCGGCAGTGATTAAGTTCAGCATTTCGTTTTCTCCATTTGGTTAGTGTAGAGACATAGTAACACAATCAAATGGAGATGTAAACGGTTAGATGTACTCAGCCGGAGTGAATGGCTTTGTGTTCTTCAAGAATGCACAGTTGAGCTTGGTGATGAGCTGGTCGTCATCAAGGTCTCCTGCATACATTTTCATGATGATACCGAAAACTTGAGGTAGACCGGCCAATGCGGTTTCAGCTTGAGCGTTTGCTGCGTAAGACTTACGGTCTTTACCACGATGAGTAGCATAGAAGTCCTGGCACAGCTTAAGAGAAGAACGCAGATAGTTCAAGTACTGAGTTTCGAAAGCATTGATTTTACCCAACGCAAACTCGTCAGAATCGAACATACCACGAAGGTCATCTGCCGCGTTATTCACGATGCACTCAAACAGACGCTCGTTGTTGATAATGGAGTCTTTGGTGTGGTGCAGAGCCGTGTACCATTCGGTTTTCAGCTTAAAGCGTAAACCATCTTCCATAACCATCACGTAACCTTCGATTTGCTCTTCAGCTCGAAGCTTGGAAACAAAATCACCTTTAGGAACTTCAAAGGCTTCTACCAGATACTTACGAAAAACTGGATGAGCCAGAAGGTCTTCGTAGTCAACATACTCACCAGTATCGTTTTCACGAACGTTCAGAAGAACAAGCATCTTTTTAGGATAGCTCAGAACAATTCGGTTCTGCGGAGAGCAGTATTCGAAGTTAGCGGTGAAGCCATCTTTTGCTAAATCAATCAGAGCTTCAGCCAAATCCAAATGCTCAATACTTGCCAGCATTGCAGAAGCTTCAACAGCCTGCTCAGATTTGATAGAAGTCTTAGACTTAAAGCGAATACGATTTTCGCCGTCTAGATAAGTAGAAACCAAAGAACCATCTTCTTTAGCCAGCATGTACTTAACTTTGGAAAGGTCTAGATTCATTGTGAACGGAGTTTCATTCAGGTTGAAGAACTTTTCCATTGGACGAGATGCAATACGCACTGGGATGTCATCAACATCAAGTTCAAACATGATGCCACGGCACTCTAATGCAGACGGCAGAAGCCAGTCAGAGTAAGATGCGTAATGGTAAGAAAACGTGCGGTATTTGTACCCCATTGGAGATACATCATCACGGTAGAAGAAACGAGTTTCATCGTTACATAGAGTCATGAGCTCATTGAATAATTTTTTCACTTTTTACCCTTATGTTGAGTATTCCACGGAGGATTGAATTTTTTGATGAACATCGGTTCTTCAAGGTCCATCGTTGAGATTGACATTTCACCGAGTTCGTTGTTTATCAGGAGATTAAAGCACTGTCGAGCATAAAAGCTAACAGTCTTTCCTGACATCAGAGCATCGTAAATCTTAGCTGACTTAGTTGAGTCTGACGTCTGGTCTTTGCGATTAATCGCTGTCCTGTAATAATTTATTCTCTTTCTGAGATTCTTGGTCTTACCGATGTAGACCAACTCATCATCAACTGCAATTGCATATACCACGTTCAACTTGTTTGGAACTTGGACTTGGTCTATAGTGCAATCAGGTAGCAGCTTCAGTTGAGTGTATTCTATAAAAGAAAACTCGTTAGCAATATCTTTCATAACAGAAGGGCCCGAAGGCCCTCTCCTTACAAATACTTTCTGAATTTCAACAGCACATCAGCATCGACATCGTTGTCAATCTGAGCTACAAGGTAACTTGAGATTTCAACTTCTTGTGGAGCAGATTGTACCGCATCTGAGTTTAAGTATTCACGAATCCATGGGATTGGGTGACGAACAGGAGCGTCAGTAATCGGGCATGGAAGACCACAGCTACGCATACGTGAAACTGTCAGATAGTCAATGAAGTCATGAAGGATTTTCACAGATAGACCAGGAACCCCGCCATCGCGCCACAGATGAACTGCCCATTCTTTTTCTTGGCGGTTGATTTCCATGAAGATATCAACTGCTTCTTGTTCGCATTCACGAGCAATCTGAACCCATTCTTCGCCATCAGTACCAAGCTGAAGCTGACGAATAATGTACTGTGTACCCTTAAGATGGAGCTGTTCATCACGTGCGATGAACTTCATAATCTTGGAGTTACCTTCCATGATTTCCATGTTCTTATGGAAATTGAAGGTACATGCGAAAGATACGTAAAAACGAATTGCTTCAAGACCATTGATGACATGCAGACACAGATAAAGTGCTTTCATTAGTTCACGTTTAGCATCAATGACATATCCTTCATACATTTCAATGTCATTTTGTTGGCATGAACCAAGAGATTCTTCATACCGCTCTTTAGCGTTTTCCCACAGACGAGTCTTCAGAATTACATCGTCATAATAATGACCAATTGTCTCAGCTCGTTTCATAATTGCTTCATCGAGAACAATCTCATCAAACACCTTTGCCGGGTCATTCAGCAGGTTACGCATGATGTGAGTATATGAACGAGAGTGAATCGTTTCAGAGAACGTCCAGGTCTGGTTCCATGTATCGAGTGATGGGTCAGAAATCAGAGCAGAAAGAACAGCAGCTGGAGCTCGGCCTTGGATTGAATCCAGAAGGCTTTGATATTTCAGATTATCAAGGAATACGTTTTGCTGGCCAACTGGAAGCTTTTCAAATTGAGCTCGGTCAGTCATCAGGTTAACTTCTTCAGGACGCCAGAAGAACGAGAGTTGTTTCTCAATCAGTTCTTCAAATGTACGGTGGCGCTGAATATCATATCGTGCAATACCAAGCCCACTTCCGAAGAACATCGGCTCGGTCATCAAATCTACTTGTTGCGTATTAAAAACTGTGCTCATTATTTACCTCTTAAGACCATCCGTGGTCCAATTATAAACTGAAAGAATTAAAGCTTACATGCAGAACAATCTTCGGCTTTTGGTTTTTCGATTTCAAAATCGTCGTTACCAGAACCATCACGAGTGTTATGATAGTACAACGTCTTACCGCCAAAGTACCAGAAGTAAAGCAAGTCGTCCATCATAACAGACATTGGCACTTTACCTTTCTCATAGTTCTGAGGGTCATAGTAAGTATTAGCTGATGCAGATTGGCATACCCACTTCAACATAATAGCTACTTGAGTCAGATAAGGTTTGTTACCCTGTTTAGCAAGTTTCCATGCATAATCATAGAGGTCAGCATTCAGTTCAACATTCGGAACTACTTGGTTGAAGCTTCCTTCTTTAGACTCTTTAATAGAGACTGGACCTCGTGGCGGCTCAATACCGTTTGTGCTGTTGGAAACCTGGGAGGAGGACTCACATGGCATGAGTGCGGACAATGTACTGTTACGGATGCCATATTGCTTGAGTTCTGCACGGAGTGCTTCCCAGTCACAAACGTAATTCGGCGCCGCGAGCTGGTCAATTCTCTTATTGTACCAGTCGATAGGTAATTCGCCTCGAGACCAACGAGTGTCTTTATAATACTCGCAAGGTCCTTTTTCTTTTGCAAGTTTAATTGATGCTTTAATGAGTGCATATTGCAGCCTTTCAAACAGTTCATGAGTCAGGTCGTTTGCATCAGCGTATGTAGCAAAGTTATCTGCCAACCAAGCAGCATAGTTCGTTACACCAACACCCAATGCTCGGCGTTTAAGAGCTTTCAAAGCTTCTTTAACTGGATAACCTTGATAACTCAAGAGGTTGTCGAGTGCTCGGACTTGGACTTCTGCGAGTTCGTTAATAGTTTCTTGGTCTTGCCAATCGAAGTTGCCGAGCACGAACGCAGACAACGTACACAGCGCAATTTCTGCGTCTTCTGAGTAGACGTCTTTAGTAGGTAACGCAATTTCTGCGCAGAGGTTCGATTGCTTAATCGTAGCCACATCACGAATAAAAGGACCATAATCACCAACGTTATCTACGAAGTAAGGATAGATACGAGCAGTACCCGAACGCTCAGTCAAGAACAGTTCAATTAATTCACGAGCTTTAACACGTTTCTTACGAACATCTGGGTTCTTTTCAAGAGCTTCATATTGTTCACGGAACGCAGCAGCATCTTTGAAATAGTTCTCATACAAACGACCCGCATCAATATCCGGAGAGAACAGAGTGATGTAGTCGTCTTTAATCAGACGTTCAAACATCAGGTCGTTGATTTGAACACCATAATCCAAGTGACGAATTCGGTTTTCATCTACGCCTTTGTTGTTCTTAAGTACGAGGAGGTTCTCAACTTCAAGGTGCCAGATTGGATAGTACAATGTCGCCGCGCCACCACGGACTCCGCCTTGGGAACAAGACTTAACTGCTGTTTGGATGTGTTTCCAGAAAGGAATAACTCCAGTATGCTTGACTTCTCCGAAGCCGATTTTTGAACCTTCTGCACGAATCATACCTGCGTTAATGCCGATACCAGCACGTTTAGAGATGTACTCTACAATTGATTCAGCTGATTTGTTAATTGACTTCAGTGAATCACCAGCTTCAATAACAACGCAAGAACTGAATTGACGAGTAGGAGTACGAGCACCTGCCATGATTGGAGTTGGCAGAGAAATTTTCTTAGTTGACACAGCATCATAAAAACGAATAGTGTTAACCAAGCGATTTTCACCATCATCCTGGTGCAGAGTCATACCGATGAGCATGAATGCAAACTGAGGAGTTTCGATGATTTGACCCGTGCTGCGGTCTTTAACCAGGTATTTTTCAATGAGCTGCATTGTACCAGCATACGTCATTTCAAAATCACGGTCATGAACAATTTTACTTTCAAGCAGAGCAATTTCTTCAGCAGACCATTTGGCAAGAACTTCTTTGTCATATTTGTTGTGATTAACACCAAATGAAATCTGGTCAATAAATGAACGAGGCTCAAACTGCCCATAAACTTGCTTACGGAGATTGAACATCGCCAGATTACTTGCGACGTACTGATAATCTGGTTCTTCAATTGAAATCATTGAAGCTGCAACCTTAGTAGCTGCGCGTTGAATGTCATACGTCGTCATTCCATCTTGCAGATGTGGAACGATAGCTTGATATAGCTCATATGGGTCAACTCGGGTGTTTTCACAACCCCATTCCAGAACCTTAATAAGTTTTTCTGGAGTAAATTCCTGAGAGGTACCACTGGACTTAATTACTTTCATGCAAATCCTCTAGCGTAAATGTGTCTTTGAATAATCTGTTTACTATATGAGCTATTATATCACCATGGCAAGCTTTAGGTTTACAAGTGCATCCTAATCTCATTCCACGGAGAGTCTCCAGGTGCTCACGTTTTATTTCACCACTCCTAATACGCTTAATGAAGTCCTCTTTAAAGGCTTCAATGGCAGCCTCCCGGCTGCCAGCATTTTTACCAACGTCATTACCCCACATTGTACCTCGTTGGATATTAACGTCGAAATCGGAATGGTATTTATTAACCACTCGACAAGCTCTCATTTAACTTCCACAATAAACCATGTATCATGAATTAATTGATTAGATTCAAGTCCGAATTCTTCAAAACCGTGCGCTTTTTCGTATGCATGGACAACGTTACGAACATAGAGACGCGCTCCACGAACTTGAATAATTGAACCGACCTTTGGAATTTCAGAATCACGGATGTTATAAACTTCTGCGATAGGGTCTTCTTCATTATTTTGAATTACAATTCTAAGATGTGGCATTATGCTTTACTCACAATAACAACGCGTTCAGTAGATTCACCAACAATTTCAATGTGATGAGCCAGAACTATATGAAAATAGCCATTAATCATAATAGAAGAGTTTAATTTGAAGTCAGCATCGCACAGTTGCTCATCAGTTTGAGCATAAACGATACTTCCCAAAGCATTTGTAAATTTAGTAATCATACAGCCATTTTTTCCTTTGATTGTTGGGTGACTTTCATAGTTAACTAACTTGAAGTCTTCGATAACAGCAAATCGGTTTATCCACTTAAGCTGAGATGAAGTTTGCCAGCGCTCAAACTCAATTGGAAAATCAATTTCAAGATTGCAGAGTTCTTTTGGCTCTCGACGAAGAATTTCTTCGCACTGCTCAATATGATTTGAATAAATGTGAGTGTTGCCGCCAGTAAATACCAAATGACCAGGTTTTAAGCCAGTCATTTTAGCTACGATATGAATCAAAGCAGCATACGACGCAATATTGAATGGTAGACCAAGGAATACATCTACCGACCTCTGGTACCACTGGAGGTCCAGAAGCCCATTGCGTACGTTGAACTGATATATCATATGGCATGGTGGAAGCGCCATCTTAGGGATGTCTAGAGGGTTCCAGGCGGTCACAATTTGACGGCGGTCATTAGGTAGTTCTTTGATTCGGTTAATAACCAAAGTCAATTGGTCAACACCCATAAAGTCTCGCCACTGCTTACCATAAACCGGACCAAGCTCGCCGTCGACATATCCCATTGAACGAGCTTGATTTTCGTAGTTGTCGTCCCAAACAGTTTTACCATTTGTCGGAGACCCATGCTGACGAAGACGCAAATCGTTTACATTCGTTGAACCGGACAAGAACCACAGAAGTTCTGCAATACATGCTTTCCAAGCAAGCTTCTTGGTAGTCACTGCTGGAAAACCTTCTTGCAAATCAAATCGTAATTGAGTACCAAACACAGCACAAGTGCCAGTTCCTGTGCGGTCGTCAGTTACATAGCCTTCATCAAAGATGTGTTGAATTAGTTGTTGATATTGTTTCATTGGTTTCCTGGACGAAAGAAGATTTCACGGCCTTGTTTATCAAAACGACCAAAAACAGTCATCGTATTACCGGAGATAACAACGTTACCTTTAGCAATATGATGAATTGTTTGACGAGTGTTCATCATAATTTTAACACCTAAACCATGAGCAATTCTGATGCCTTCATCAGCTGCCCAAGTGTCATTGATTTCAACGTCAATACGATAAAATCCATGAGGAATTGTTTTGTACAGCTCAGGTTTACGCTTATACTGTTCAATAGTAGGAGGATTACCCTCGATTACTAAAGCCCAATTCTTTTGGGCTTCTTCTTGTATCAACGTCAAATGATTATTGATTTTCATATTGTTCTTCCAACGGATTGAAGAATACTTGACTTCCGCTTTTAAAGAAGTCTCCAATCATTGTAACACACCCATTTGAAAAGCTAACATTACCGTTCATTGAAGCAAGCAGTACTGATTTCATTGAACGACAAAGCTCAATTGGATTATTTCCGGTGCCGTCATATATAGTGTACTCACCATTACGGTATTCTCTGATATCTCCAACCGCAAAGGATAACTCATACACGCCGTGTACTTTGTTCCAGTTCTTCCATTTCTTTTGAGTTTTGTAAGTCTCTAACAAACGAAGATTATATCCGTTCATAGACAGTCTCCGTTAATGAAGTTAGTTCATCACAACGTACCCAAGAAGTTTCTACCATTTGGAATGCGTTTTCCCATGCTGGATATGAAATGAAGCTCATGTCCAGAGTGACATCAGAGTTAACGCGATGCTTCTTCTGTATTGACGTTTGGACTATACGGTCTGCGTATGGCTGAGCCGTCTCTAGAATCCCCTTACCACCAATAACAGAATAGTTATCATTCGGAAGAAGACGAATACGAATGCCACCATGATTTGTGTAGTAGTTATTAGTTTTGTCAAGGAAAGCTTTAAATTCTTCTGGGCTCATGTAGCCATCAGGAAATAAACCATCTTTTGCTTGAGCAAATGGACGATTCATATCTTGGACAACAATGCACTTGCGACCTTTAAGAGCAGTAGGCATGCTCATCCAAGTTTTTGCACCCATGATAACGACAGTGTCTTTAGTGCGTTTTGCAAAGTTTTGCATATCACGCTTGATATGACCCCAAGGCAAGCCATCTTTAAGACCAAAAGCATATTCGTTTTGACCGTCAACGGTCTTGGTTCCGCAATAAGCATATACGAGTTGTAGCATTATGATTTCCTGCATTTGATGAGTGCGTTGTAAAGGCGACGAGTAAATTCAATATTAGCTTCACGACCAATACGAGAGAAGAAGCCTTTAGTCATATCATCATATGATTGCTTTAAGCCAGTAGTGATTTCATCGACAGCCTTATTATATCCGGATTTATGAGCTTTGGCTTTAGCTTCTTCAAACTCTTCAAGAGTCATTGTGATTTGCATTATCGCACCTCAATATAAGCGACATACTTAGGAAGAATATAACCATCATCACCAGAACCAATAGCAAAGCGATAATTTTTATTGCGGCCCTGTTCCCAGACTAATTCAACCGTGTGAACTGTGCCATAAGTAGTTTCAACGATGAATGGCTTATCATATGCTTCATTTGCATAAAGTGTATCAAGGCAAAAATCAGGACCAATTTTAACCAAACAGATGTCTTTGTATTCAAGTTCCATTACAATAATCCTTTTTCTTCAATGAATGCAATATCATCTGGGTCTATACCATAATCCATATCTTCACCAGGTTTCACAAAGCTAAAATGACCATCCTCCTTGCAAAGTTCTGCTTGGAAAATAGAACCCCATTTATCTTCAAGAACTAAAAGGCCACTGTAATGCTGGCTTTTCATCATTAGCCCGAGCTCATGAGGAGTTTTGTATTCAAATTCTTTTAATTCAATATTTTTACGTTTCATTAACCTTGCCTCATTCCGCATTTAAAGCATTTACCGCCAAGTGACCACAAACCGGCACCACAATACTTGCATTCCCAATCAGAAAGAATTCGAATCATAACCAGCAGCCCTTACAAGACGACGCATCAGTTCCATTCCGTCTTCAACAGCACAAGCAAGTTCTTCAAATGCTGCTTTAGTGAAGATGAAAGCCGCACCTACTTTCTGGCGTTGAAGATAACCGTTGATGATTTGGTCATCCAGCGGGAAGGTGCCATATCCAGTTTCAATTATGCCTGACACTCGGTTACCACGGGAGTGTGGGTCATACTCCATAGTAATCCAAGATACACCTGGAAAATTCTCAAACTGACAACGTACTTTAACTTTAGGATACGCAATTGAGTGAATATGGTTAGACATTATTTTGGTTCCTTTTTAGCAATTTTCCAGGCCGCTTTGAAAGCTTCGACTTCAGAAATTTCAATCCAAAAACCGCTGCCAAAGCCATCGTTATAGCAGGGACAGCCATCGCAGTAATTGTCCCAAGTAAGTACCAGACCATCACCACGAACAGCACCAGTTTCCATTTCGCGAAGGCGATCTTCAGCAGCTTCAATAACTTCTGGGTCATTCCCTTCAATGATAAAGTACCACTTGCCATTGTATTCGCTTCCGAGTTTAATTGATTGACGTTGAAGTTTCATTTTGTTCTCCTTTGTTTTGATAGGGCTATAGTAACACACCATAGCCCTGATGTAAACGGTTAGTCGTCTACTTTTAGCAACTTTTTGAAAGCATCAAATGTTTTCATATGCTTAGCTTCAACATAAACATGCTTAACCATCTTGCCTTCAAGTGAGAAGACTTCAACTACCAAGTCATAGCACTCATCTTCAACGAGTTTCATGCATTTTGGAGTAGAAGCTTTGTCAAACAGCTGTACCAAGTTGTTGCCAGCCCAGATGTTTTTGCTGCCATCATAGCTATAATCTTCAGAAAGAACATAAAACATTTCAATCTCCAAAGGGCCCGAAGGCCCCATTATTAAGCGGTGTAATCTTCCATCATTTCCATGATGTATTCATAATCTTCTTCGTCTTGAGCATAAAAATTCTTAACCCAAAGACCGATGTCTACTTGATGACCAATTAATTTAATTTCTGGCCATCCGTCGCCTTGACCACTTTCATTTACAACTTCAAATTTCAAACCACTAAACGGGCTATTGAAACGAGAGCCATCGTCAAACTGCAAATCAACTACTTTACCATTTTCTTTAACGAGGTCGCATACGATGTCAATTACAAGTTGTTTCATTTTGATTTACTCTCTGTTGTTTTGATAGTGCTATAATACCACATCCATGTGGTGATGTAAACGGTTAGTTGCAAATTTCAGAAATAGTGTCAGCCAAGAATTCGCCAGTTTCGTCAGCGCCTACGCAGTAAGATTCAGTTAAGAATTTTACAATTTTCTCACGAGGACCGAATACTTTGTATTCATATCCCCATTCTACATCGCCTGCTAATTCGCAGTTAAGACCAAATTGTTCAACTTCAGCTTCGAAATGTTCTTCATCTGCAACGCCGAGATAGATATGTGCCATTTTGTTTTACTCCGTTTGGTTGGTGTAAGAGTATAGTAACACAGCTTAAAGCGGATGTAAACGGCAGAATTAACGTAACGTATAAGTTACTTTAGGTGGGAATTGGGAGGTTAATGTAACGTATAAGTTACGATTCCAGAAACAACAAAAGGAGCCCGAAGGCTCCTTCTTTTATTACAGACCGTTCAGCAGTTCGTCGAGGTCTTCATCACCGCTGGAGGCAGAACCGCCAGTTTCCATGAAGTCTTCAGCTGGTGCTGATTTCTGAGAACCTGCGTTAAAGTTCGCGAGGTCATCTTCAAAGTTGTCCAGGTCTTCACCAACTTTATCAGCCTGAGCAGAAGCGCGAGACGCGGCAGTACCCATAGCAGCTGTACCCATAACCTGAAGGAATTTCTTCTGGTTATCTTCGAAAGATTTGAACTGGTCTTTCGCAGTCAGAGTGGTCAGGTCGACCATTTGTTCCTGCAGTTGTGCCTGATAAGCTTCATCTTCGATATTAGGAATCTCAGATTGACCAAGGAACTTGGATTCATCGTAGTTGCTGAAACCAGATACTTTCTTAACTTTCAGAACGAAGTTAGCACCTTCAAACGCACAAGTTACGTCGATTGGAGTTTCGCCCATTTCAACGTCAACGGCAACCATTGCATTGATTTTGTCCCAAATTTTCTTACCGAAACGATATTTGAAGACTTTACCTTCGTTTTCTGGAGCAGCCGGGTCTTTAACAACCAGGATGTTCGCGTAGTAAGAAGTTTTGCGTTTCAACAGCTTGTATTCTTCGTTGTTGGTGTTATATGAATCATTCTTGGACAGATATTGACATACTGGGCAAGAATCATAATCACCGTGGGTAGAAGTACAGTTTTCAATGTACCATTTACCGCCTTTCTTGAAGCCGTGATTCACCAGAACAGCGAATGGTACGCCTTCATCACCTTTACCTGGCAGGAAACGGATGACCGCTTGACCGTTACCAGCATTATCCAACTTCAGTTTCCATTCACCTTTATCTTCGGAATTGAAACCTTTAGAACCAGACAGGGAAGCCAGTTGGGAAGCCAGGGCAGCAGGATTTTTACGCTTAAACATAGATTTTACCTTAATATTTACAGTTTTTGACAGTTTTTATGAACAGTTGTTTTGCTTCTTCGCGGTCAACATTAAGTATCTTTCGATACGCATGTAACTTTGTAGAGTAGTTTGACCAGACCAGATTATCGGTTGCTTGGTCATGTTTATTTATAATGTCCAGAAACGAGTCCAGAATTATAAAAGTCTCGAAAGAGATGATATTACTTTGAAGTAATTTGAATATGTATGACGAGTTAACCTTATCATTATAATCAAATAACTCATTAAGCGATTTAACTTCAACTTTCTTGCTGAAATAGTAAATATTGCGAACGTCTTCTTCGAAGTTCGACTTGATTAATTTCAGCTTACCGATATATTCACGATAAAACACTAACGCATCAGCATCGGAAATTTCACCAATCCAAGCGTCCTGGTTAGCTACCAGGTTACTGATGAATATCAAGGTCAATTCTTTTAATGTGTACTTCTCAGATAACTTCTTGAAGAAGTATTTGTCACGACGTTTATCGTAAGCCTTATCTGATACTCGCATGCACCAGTTGTACTTGACAACATCATATCGACCGTTGAAGTGATTCTTCAACATCAAGTACAACTTGTACACAGACTTACCGTCGATATATCGTCCACCATTTGGTGGCATGCGCAATTTAATCATAACAGGAAATCGAGTGTATTTGTCTTTTGCTGTTTACTAAAGGATGGACGCAATAGATTATCGTCCAATGCTTCGCTCATAATCTTTTCAATTATATTACCAGGAATATATTTAGCGAATGCAGTTTCAGGGAAAGAATTTTCTTCTAACCAGTGTGTAGCAGCTTCAAGATAACTCATTCCATGTTCATTAACTAAAGCTTCGATAGCGAAGCCATTGTTCTGTTTATCTACTAATGTAGTAACAGAATCCGGCTTTTCAGCCGGAGTTTCATCATTTAGGGAAAACAGTGTCATACAGCTCAATCGCCTCTTCAGTTTCGGCTTCAAATTCATCACGAGCAGATTTGAAGTATAGAGTCAGCAGTCGGTTAAACATCTTACCGTCAACGCCAAGTTCATCTTTAGCGCGAGTACGAATATCACCAATTAGGGTCTGGAAACCGGAGATTTTCAGTTTATGGTCGGCAGCTTCAACAATTAGTTTCTTGAGGTCAGCACCATGCACTGCTTCGTCAAATTCAACTGGTTCTTTCTTTTCTTTAGCCATAATTTCCTCAGAAATCGTTAACGTTTTTGGTTAATTTTGAAAGTCCTGATTTCACGAAGTAAGGATAGATTTTACCACGTGGAGGTACTTTATAAGAGTTATAATAATCCAGAATTTGATTAGCAATATCTTCTGGAATATAATCGAAGTCGATAAGCACTCGGTTTTCATAAAACCGTTTGAGCTGCTCACCTTCAAGAATAGTTGTGATATCTTCTGCGTCACAACACTGTTCAACAAAAGCAGTTTTAGTTGGTGGAGTACGTTCACCATCTACGCGAGTATACCAGAAATCAGAACGCACAGTAATTGCTGCCACGTTATCTTTCTTATCGCCTTTGACTACTTTCATCATACAATCAAGTGCAGGAGAACCTGTCTTCGCTTTAACGAATTTCTTCTGCATCGGAGACCATTGAGTTACATTCGGATATTTGTGCAACTGAGTAAAGTCACCATCTGATGAAACGATAAGTACTTTATTACCTTCTAGCGAAAGCTTTTTAGTGAGGACCGCAATATGGTCATCCGCTTCCATTTTATCAATATTCATCATATGATAAGGCATGTACTTTTCAAATTCTTCAATTACAGTACGAATACCTTCGAAATAGCCTTCCCAGTCCCATTCAGACTCTTCGCGACCATCTGCACGGTTCTTTTTGTAGTAATAAGCTTTATCACGACGCCAATAGCCGGACTTAGCATTATCACAACAAATAATTACCTTGTTGTAACCGTCTTTGCGGAATTTGAATGCGTTAAATTTCAGAGTGCTCAATACCAGATGACGAAGCATCGGAGTAGTGATTTTCTCTTTATCTTTGAAAGTGTGCATCGCTGTCGCCAATGCGATTTGAGACAAGTCGACTAGAATGTAACCATCTTTTACTTGGTCTTCTTCGTCGAAGAGACAGTTTAAATTAGACATTAGAACCTCGTTCATTTAGTAACAGAGTCATTATAAATAAGTTCTATAATAGCAAATAGGAGCACCATTATGGCAGATTCAATCAAACGCAAGTTTCGTGGCGCTGAAGGCTTCGATGCTGCGGGTGAAAAAATAGTCAACGTTGCTACTGCTGACCGCACGGTGTTATCCGATGGCGTCAACGTTGAATTCCTTATACAAGAAAACACATTACAACAATATGATGAAACACGTGGCTACACTTCTGGCTTCGCAGTAATTTACGACAACCGTATTTGGGTTTCAAATCGTGATATTGCAAAACCTGCCGGTGCATTCAACGAACTCTTCTGGAACTCAGTACGTACTGACGCCAAGTGGCGAGTAGTTTCAAGCGGAACCACTACTCTGAAATCAGGTGAATTCATTTCAGTCGACACCAATAAAGGTAACGACATGGTATTCACTCTGCCGAATAACCCACAAGACGGCGATACAATTATGCTGAAGGATATCGGGAACAAAACCGGTACTGTAGGCGTAGTTATTAACGCATCAGTACAAGATATCGTTCTGCGTGACCCTACGAATAAAGTTCGTTCTGTTCGTATGACTCATCCGTTGTCTCAGTACGTGTTTGTGTTCAGTAACAGATTGTGGAACCTTTACGTTTCAGATTACGCTCGTTATGCTCGCATTGTAACTCCAAGTGCAGTTGTACAAGCACAATCAAACGACTTTATCGTTCGTCGCTATACTTCTCCAGGTCCAATTCGTATCACTTTACCTAAGTTTGCGAATACCGGAGATATTATCAACTTTACTGACCTTGATGGAAAGAACCCTCAATTCCACATGATTGTTAGTACTTTTGATGATAACACTAACATCGGTACTGTTGGTCAAAAATCAGTAGAAGTTCGTACTTCAGGCGACGGATTCATCGTATATGATGCTTCAGAATCTATCTGGAGAATCTGGGAAGGTGATTTACGCCCACGTATGCGTATCATCACTGATAACGTAACTTTAATTCCAAACGATGTTGTTACTGTTTTTGGTGTAAATAACACTACCCAGAAAACTATTGACATCACTTTGCCTACTGATATTGCTGTTGGTGATACCGTCACTATCGCAATGAATTATATGCGCAAAGGCCAAAAGGTAAATATCAGAGCAGCTACTGGAGACAAAATTGCTTCAAGTCTTCAATTACTGCAATTCCCTAAACGCTCAGAGTATACGCCTGATGCAGCTTGGGTAATGAATGATGTTCTTACTTTCGACGGCACTACTTCTTATGTTCCAGTGCTTCAGTTATCTTATATTGAAAATGCTGGTTCAAAATACTGGATTGTAGCAGATAATGCTCCGACGGTAGAACGTGTTGATTCAAAAGATAATGAAACTCGTAAGCGTCTTGGTGTTATTGCTCTTGCTTCTCAAGCTCAAGCTAACGTTGATTATGAAAATAGTCCAGAAAAAGAATTAGCAATTACTCCAGAGACTTTAGCAAACCGTATTGCTACCAAGATTCGTCGTGGTATTGCTCGTCTGGTCACATTAACTGAAATTCAGGCTCCAACTTCTGGTCCGCATCTGGATGATGTTATTGTTACTCCAGCTATGCTGAATGAAAAAACAGCTACTGAAGAAAGACGCGGTGTTGCTGAAACCGCTACTCAGGCTGAAGCAAATGGTTCAACTGATGATGAAAGAATTGTTACTCCGAAGAAGCTGCATAACCGTATTGCTTCTGAGACGTTGACTGGTATTCTTAAATTAGTAAGAACTGTTGGAACTGCGGCGGGTATTGGACGAGATACGAAAGGTACTAACATTTATGACTATGATAACAACATTGATGCGGTAACTCCAAAATCACTGTTCCAATTCAAGTCTACTGAGCAAGCTCAGGGCGCTGTTTATCTGGCTACTCAAAACGAAGTAATTGCTGGTGGTCCAGCTCAACCTGGTTTCCCAGTCGTTGTTACTCCACAAACGCTTCACGGTAAAACTTCAACTGATTCAAGAATCGGTTTGATTCAAATTGCTAAACAAGCTGAAGTAGATGCTGGCACAGATTACACAAAAGCAGTTACTCCTAAAACTCTGAATGACCGTAAGGCTCGTGAAGATTTAAGTGGTATTGCTGAAATTGCAACTCAAGCTGAATTTGATACTGGAACAGACGATACTCGTATCGTAACTCCATTAAAGGTTAAAACTCGTTTCAATTCAACCGATAGAACATCTGTTGTTGCTCTGTCTGGATTAGTTGAGCAAGGAACCTTGTGGGACCATTATACATTAGATATCAAAGAAGCATCTGAGACCCAGCGTGGTACCGCTGCTCTGGCTACTCAAGTACAAGTTGATGCTGGCACTGATGATAAGACGATTGTTACGCCTAAGAAATTACAGGCTAAGAAAGCGACTGAGACTACCGAAGGTATTATCCAAGTTGCTAACCAAACTGAAACTGTAGCCGGCACCATCGCTATTAAAGCAGTTTCTCCGAAGAACTTGAAGTATATTGCTCAGGAAGAAAAAACTTGGGAATCTACTATAGCTCGTCGTGGTTTTGTTAAATTGTCAGAAAAAGCACTTACCTTTAAAGGGGATGCTACTAATGGTTCTGGCCGTCTGCTTCCAGGTGACTTAATCAACGAACCTGCTTTGACAGATTTGCCTAAAGAAGGATATGCAGTATCTCCATATGAGATGAACCGTGCGCTGCAATACTTCTTACCGGCTAAAGCGAAAGCTGTTGATTCTGATTTGCTTGATGGACTTGATTCAACTCAGTTTGTACGCCGTGATATCGACCAAGTAGTTAATGGTAAAATTACGTTCAAAAAGGATGTTACTCTAGAAGCTCCTCTGGTGTCCTCTAGTACGGCCAAGTTCACTACCGTGAATGCTACTATATCTGTTGATATTGGTGACACCCTGGGTAATTCTAGAATCAATTTGAATACTCTGGCGAATGGTTGGAACATCGAGACGCTGGCGAATGGTTCAACTCTTGATTTTACTGCCGTAGATAAAGTTCTGACACTTAATCGTAATGGAAACGTAACGGTTGCTCAGACTCTGACTGCAATGAACAAAGTTGATGCTAGTAAGGGCTTTTCAGTCGAAGGTGGTACAATGGTTATCAATCCTTCCTCTACTGAAATTGTCATTGGTACTCAATCTAAGCAAGTAACACTGCAGAACAAAGATGCTAAGACATTCTCAGTTGTAGACCCTTCTGGTACTTACACCATTCTGAATACCAAGAATGCTTTTGAAATAACGGCTCAAGGGTTCGTTAAGAAAGCTGGTGATTCAATGACTGGACCACTTCAAATTCAAGCTCCATTAACTGTTCAGATTCCTGAAGGACGAGTTGCTCCTGATGTTAAACCATCAGATGATAACCCAGCTTCATGGTCTGCATCAATTACCACAGCAACGATTTACAATAAGTTGCCTGGTTATGGTGTTCCAGTTATGGAAAAAGATTCTGAAGGACAAGATACTGGTTTCGTAGACCATTACGAATATGTTAAAGGTCCTGGTGTATTAACTCAACATGGTATTGGTAAGACTGCGGTCTATCAAATTTGGGCACCTCGCCCAACAGTTCAAGAGTTAAACCACAATGCTCAGACTTTCTGGATTCGTAACTTCAACATTGTAACTAATGATTGGGACGAATGGGGTAAGATGTACACCTCAGTTCAGAGACCTACTGCAGGCGAAATTGGTGCTGTATCAACTTCTGGTTCGGCTTTCAATAACTTAACAATTCGCGACTGGTTACAAATTAAGAACGTTCGTATTGTTCCTAATGAAACCACTCGTACTGTTGACTTCATTTGGGTTGATGAATAATGGCTAAAATGATGGCGAGTTTTGGACAAGGATTTGTCCAAACTCAAGTTCTTTCTGAGAACAATTCCGTCAAGTATAAGCTAGCATTTGCGGCAGGGGTAGCTCAGTCTACCCCTTCTGAAGCTTATTATACTTTCCAGGATGAACCTGCTGGGGTTCAATATGACGGCCCAGGTATAAACCTGAGAGAATTTAATCCAGCAACTAATCAAATGCTTAACTTCAAAACTTTTAATTTAAATCCTGAAGACGCAAACGCGGCTACTAAAGCATTTGTGCAACATATGCAAACCCTCCCGGCTTCTGATAATTTGCTTATCATTACATCATATGAGAGGCTTTATTCAAGCCCTTCTGTAGATGCTTTGATGAAATCTCTTGGTTCAGTTATGTGGCCAAGTATATTTCTTACTACAAATTATGGATGCAATTACTGTGCTTTGTACTCTATTAGAAGAAAGAAAATAATTGCTGAAAACACAACATATTCAGATTTCAAAAAAGAGAATAGAGACATACGTCCAGCTTTAGAATTCATTTATGATAAAGCAAATGATATCGGAGCTACTGGATATTCACAAAAAGCTATTGATGATTCAAACACATATATCATTGATAAAGATAATCCAAGTAAAAGATTTCCGCAGCAGCTTGAGCAAATATCTCCAATAAATCAATACGGAATTGCTCCTGGAGATAAAATGCAGTGGAACTTTGAAGTAAAAGGAGATTCTTCTTTAACAGCTCCAGGACAAAACATTAGAGTAAATCTTCGTTGGTTCCAAGGCACTTCATATCTTTCTGGAGCAGTAGTTGAAACACAACCGACTGACGCAGATAAATGGATGTGGCACCAGAGATATGTAACCGTTCCTGATAATGCTGATGGATTTACAATAATTGCTTCTCGTTATCCAGAAGTAGCTGGTTCTGAAGGAAGCGGTGCTATTCGTGAAATGATGCTCACTCAAGTATCGAGAGCTGTAGAACCTCTTATGGACCCGGCTGGATTTGGTGTAAACGGAATCAGAATGAACAATATGATTTCTGATGGTGTAGATGAAAATACACTGTTAGTTCTTCCTGATACAGAAGACGATAAATCTGGTAATATCTACTCGGCTGACTTCAGAGAGTATAATGACTAAAGCCCTTCGGGGCTTTTGTTGTTTCTGAATAAATACAACAAACATATAAGGGGAAGGCCATGGCTGATTTAAAAGCTAACAGTACAATTGGCGGATTACCGATTTGGCACCAGGGGAGTTTCCCTCTTTTTCCAATAAACGATACTCTGCTTTACAAGACTTATAAAGTCTACACAGAATATGATAAGCCACAAGCTGCAGATAACGACTTCGTTTCTAAAGCTAATGGCGGCATTTATGCAAAACCAGTTCAATTCAGTCAGGGATTAACTTTCCTGGATGATAAAGGAGCGACTGTTACAATAGGCAAAGCCACTGGAACAGCTGGAGCAACTTATACTGCTTCAATCAAAGTTCCTGCTCAATTTGCTTTTGAGACTGGCGAAGGCAAACCATTTGTAATTTTTGACCCAGTAACTGACATGACTAAGCCTCGTCTTGTTGTAATGGGAGATGTCTTAGGCAAGTTTTTATACGACGAAGCTGGTCGAGTTTATTCACCTGGAAATAAGCCAAATAACGTTGACGTTGGTTTAGGAAATGTAAGTAATGACGCCCAGGTGAAAATAAATACAACTACGTTACAAACAATGGCTGGTCCATTGGCTGCACCGAACTTAAGTTCTTTAAACGCAGCTTCTGCACCACAACACGTTCCACGTTTTGACCAGATTGTCGTAAGAGACTCTATTCAAGATTTCGGAACCTATTGAGGAATTTATGGCAACTATCAAACAAATTCAATTTAAGCGTTCTAACGTTGCTGGTAAAAGACCGCTTCCAGCTGATATCGCTGAAGGCGAATTAGCAATTAATATCAAGGATTCGACTTTATTCACTAAGAACGCTGATGGGCAAATCATTGACCTCGGTTTTGCAAAAGGCGGCAGAATCGACGGTGACGTTGTACAAGTAGGTAATTATACTCAGACCGGTAATTACATTACTTCTGGTGATGTCAGTGCTAAAACTATTTTAGCCTCAGCAGGTGTTTCATCAAATGGTGATATTGTTGCTGAAAGAGGCGTAATTCGAACTCGTGCTGCTTCTTCAGGCAACGCTCATTTGTGGTTTGAAGGCGAAGAAATTACAGGTGAAAACCGTAATAAAGAACGTGGTGTTTTATATGCTACCCAACAAACAGATACAGATGGGCGAGTAAACCTTCGAGTTTACAATGGTAAAGCCCACGCGGCTAATACAAACAACGCGCTGTTCGTGTTTAACGGTGCCGGGGATTTCGCGGCTCCTAAAGATTTGTATGGCCAGCGCTCTCGTTTAAGTATTGAGTCTATAGCCCCAGTAATGAATACAAATCGCCTTTTAACGGCGAATAAACCATTCGCAAACCAAGTGTATAGCTTTGATGATATAGTCAATTATAAAGCCGGCGAGAATGGCGCTCTTGCGTTAAACTATGTGTACAAAGGCCGGGCGCATCAGACCGGCACGATTTGGCATCATTTAATCGACGAACGCGAAGCTCCTGAATGGGCTCTTTATACTGGTTCGGGTCCAGCAAATAAAATGTTCGCGATTCGTTCAGTTGGTACATTAGGACATGCTCAATTCACTGGTAGCTTATTCTTAGGTTCTGGTAGCAGTGGAACTGGTTTTGTATCTGGAATGGGTGAAGGTTCTTTAGCATTGGGTGATAATGATACTGGTTTCCGTAACGATGGCGACGGGATGTTTAGTGTAATGGCTAACTCTCGGGCTCTTGTTAATTATAATGCTTCAGCCCCGAAGTTCCAAATTGAGCACAGAAAAGCTACTAGAATCACCCACACTGATAATACAAACACAACTATTCTTCCAAGTAACAACAATTCTTTATTGGAAATTGACACTTCGTTAGATGGAAATAATGCTGGTGGAAACGGGTTAACTCTTTTAGGTTATATTTCAAGCGGAAAATATTATCATTATTTCAGAGGTTCTGGATATGTAGCTTATGATATGGATGAAGGCGTTAAAATTAATAAAGGTGGCTTGAATGTAGGCGGTAATACATCTATAACAGGAAATACTTATGTAACTGGCGCTGTTACATCAAATGGACAGTTTAAAACTTCCGCAAATGATGGTTTAAAAATTTGGAATGGCGATTATGGTATGATACTGCGTCGTTCTGAAAATAACTTTTATCTTATCCCAACTGCGCAAGGTCAAGCCGAAAATGGTGGTATTAGTAATTTGCGCCCGTTTTATATTGATTGTGCTACCGGCAACGCTACTTTAGGACATAACGTAACAATTAATGGCCAATCTACGTTAAATGGCAACGTTACTTTAGGTTCGGGTCAAATTAACTTGCTTGGGGGTTCAGGTAATATTGGATTTGCAAAAGCAGGTACAAGCCCTTATTCAATGCGAATTTTCTATGCTGGGAATACTGAACGTGGCAACAGACTAGAAATAGCTGATGATTCGTCTTATTTGATGTATATTGAACGTCATCCATCTATAGGTATTCAATTAGTTACTAATGGTGGTCACATAAAAACTAATGCTGGTAGCGTTTATACTGAAGCTATAGCGTTAAATAGCGGTGCAAGATTTGTGGCTGATGGAAACATTTATTTACCAAATGCTACTAACGGATTTTCTGCTGGTTGGGTATTAGGTCAAATTAACAGCCGTCTTAACGCTGCTGTTCAAAAATCTGGCGATACCATGACTGGTACCTTGACTATTAACAACGGTGCAAACACTGGTGTAATGGTTTCTGGTATTACATCTGGTAGTGATAAAGGATTAATACGAGGTAACGTCGACGGTGGCGCTCATGATCAATGGGAAAACCGTTCTTCTGGTCTTCAATTAGATTGCCCGAGTTCCGATGATAGCGCATATAACGTATGGAAAGCAACTAAATGGGGAGCTTATCATATTGCTGCAATGGACGTTTATGCTCCAAGTGGTAATGGTTATGTTCGCTTAGTTATTCGTAACGGCGGAGCCCACATTTGGAATAACAGCAGTTATACTTCTCCAGTGCAGATTAATGCTCCAGAATTTTATCTGACTTCAGATATTTCGTTGAAGAAAGATATTCGTTCAATCGAAGATTCTCGTTCTAACTTGCATAAAGTTGAAATTAAACGATATGCAATGAAAGATGGTTCTAACGATAATGCAATCGGTGTTATTGCACAAGAAGTTCAAGAAGTTTATCCAGAACTTGTTAATGAAAATAAAGACACTGGCAAATTATCTGTTAACTATCGTGGACTTTCTTCTGTTCTTTGGAAAATTGTTCAAGAGCAAGATAAAGAATTGGAAGATGTTAAATCTCGTTTAGCTCGCATTGAAGAACTTTTGTCTAAATAATTTAAGGGCCTTCGGGCCCTAGAGGATTTTTATATGGCTATAGCTGGTCCTAATATTGGGACATCATGGTTTAGAGAAACCGGTCAAAGACCGATGTCTGCCGCTCGAGTGGCAGTAAGACTTCCGGCAAGACCTGGAGGCGCTCGACAAATGGTTGGCTTATCTAAAGAAGTAAATTATAACATCGGCGCAAATAACTCTTACAATAAAGACACATTAATTAACTACTTACGCTCTCAAGGCTCAACACCTGTAGTTGTTACTATCACTGGTAATTTAGTAAGTTATAGTTCTGGTGTAGCATGTCTTGAATTTCCGGCTAATTTACCAAATGCTTATGTACATCTCATTATAAATGGCGGTGTTACTCTTTATGGAAGAGGAGGTAACGGTGGCGTTAAAGGGAATGGAGCTGCAGGCGGTCATGCTATTAACAACCAATTTGGTACTCGTCTTCGTATTACAAATAACGGTGCAATAGCAGGCGGTGGTGGTGGAGGTGGAGGAAACTCTGCTAATGGTGGTATGGGTGGTGGTGGTAGACCATTTGGTTATGCCGATAAAACACATCCGCCTGCTGCAGCTACTTCACGTGCTGCTACTGATGGTACTTTAACATCTCCAGGTATTGGTGCTGAATATAAAATTGGTACTGCAGTTCAATATACTTGTGGTTCTGGTGGTAATGTTGGAGCAAATGGTGGTGCATCTACAGGAAGGTTAGGAACAAACTATGGAGGCGGATCTGCCGGTAGAGCTGTTATAGGTAATGCTCCTACATGGAATAAAGTTGGTACCATTTATGGGTCACGAGTTTAAACATAAATACCCTTGAAAAGGAGGGTATATGACCCAGAGAACACCACTACCAGGAATATCTGACATTTTATTTGGTGTTCTAGACAGACTCTTCAAAGATAACGCAACCGGGAGGGTACTTGCTTCCCGGATTGTTGCTCTGATAGTTGTTTTCATTCTTTCGCTTACATGGTATCGCTTGGATGCTATAATGCAAGTATGGAAAGAGTCTCGTTATGAGACTTACACTAAAGTTTTGCAACAAGATAAAGAGGCTAAATTTGAAGCATCAGCTCTAGAACAACTACAGATAGCTCACGTTTCGAGCAATGCAGATTTTTCCGCAATTTACTCATTTAGACCACGCAACTTAAACTACTTTGTGGATTTAATTGCATATGAAGGGCGACTGCCTAGCACAGTCAACGAAAAAAATTTGGGAGGATTTCCAGTTGATAAGACTTCGAACGAATATTCTGCTCATTTGAGAGGTGCATATTTCTCTTCTGAGGATGAATTTGTTTTCTTACCGACTAAGAAAAAGGATGGGGAGTTGAAGTACATGTACTCGTGCCCGTATTTCAACCTGGACAACGTTTATGCCGGGACAGTTTCCATGTACTGGTATAGCAAACCACTCTTAAATGAAAATAGATTGGCCGCAATTTGTAGTCAAGCTGCTAGAACTTTAGGAAGAGCCAAGTAACAAGGATGTTACGGCTTGCTGTACATCATCATATAGCGATATACTGATTCAAAACCTTCATTAAACTCTTCAACTAGCTGCTGTTTTTCTTCAGCTGTCATTTCTTCAATCATTTTACGGAAGTTACTCTGATTCAGAGGACGACCCAAATCATTCTTAATTCCAATTTCATTCAAAAATGCAATAAAATGTTCGCGTTTTTCAAGAATGTGTTCAGAACCAAATTTAATCAATACAGAAGCCACAGTAACAATTTCACGAACAATTTCAAGTTTAGACATATCAAGTATTTCCTACGACTTAATGGATTGAGATTATAATAACACAGTCTACTGCGAATGTAAACGGTTAGTTCACTACTTCCCAGCGTTGAAGTACATGGCCTGGTAGAGTCACATATTCGTCACCAGAGTCATAGCGAATGGCGTAGCGACCATCAATCAACTCAGCTGATATATACCATTCGGCTCCTACTACACGAACCCTACGTTTCATCCAGTGACAAATCTCCATGGCCTCTTGATAGCTGTAGTCCACCATGTCACCGAGCGCAAGCTTGTTCATCATTCCTTCAAGATAGCGTTGAATCTCTACTGTCTGGTTCATTAAATTTTCTCGTAGTTTATTTTCAATTCAAATTCGTCAGCAACACCTTTGAGGAATTGATAACCTTGCATGACGTCAGAAACACTACGCTTAGAGCTTACGGTGAAATAACAAAATGTTTCTTCACTTGCTTTTATTTCGCAGTGAGTGAGTAGAGATTCTGGATGATTAATAGCGTTGACAAATTTTTGAAAAGTTGTATCTTCAAAATATTTCCAAGAGCAATCTTGCTCCTCTTGGCTCAAAGAGAACCATACCACGAGATGATACACTGGAGTTATTGCATCTACAACACTGGTGTGTTCATCCCATGCTTTCCGTTCGGCTTCGATATGAGAAATCTTATTCATAATATCCTTCTGTCATTTCGTCAATAATATTGTCAATATGAGCAATAGCATCTTCAATTCGCTTATCGGAAATTGCTACAATTTCAAACGTACCATTCAAAAACATACGAATGATGAAATCATTGTCATTAATATCCGATTTGACATCATTTTCAATTTCACTTAGAGTATCATAGAAAATGCCAGTGCCATTAAATTGGTCCTGGAACTCACGGAGTCTCTCGCTGGTATAAGTGACGTAAGGTACCATTTTAATTTCAGATGTGCTCATAACCTTTTCCTTTATGCTTTTGCTTACGACGAGATTCTTTTTCCTGGCGCTTCATATCTTTATGAGCGCCGCCTTTATTGAAATCATGCTTTGCTACTGGATTGTTCATAATGCTCTATAACCTCTCTTAGACAATATGACTCTAAGTTAAATCTTTTAGCAATCCCACACTCTATAATGTGGGACTTCAATTCGTTTGGAACAATATAACCTAATTCAACTATAAAGCGTTTAATCTGAGCCTTCTCTGAACGATTAAGGCTATTGAAATAATCACTCTTTCTGTGTATTGTTCTCATTTAATTGTTCCAAACGTCGTTCGAGTTCTTTAATCATTTCGTTGTTCATTGCTTTGTATATATCAAGCAAGAATGGCTTAACACCGCCGTTATAAGGAGTTTCAAACGGACAGATATAATCTTTACCAAGAAGCTTCTTCATGAAAGGATGCTCTGCCATTCTGAATCCAGGGTCATTTGCATAAGTTCCCCAGTTTTCATCCATCATTTCATTAGCACGTTGCAGAGAAGCAATTTGAGTTTTGATTAAAATGATGTTGTGACGCAGACATGATAAATCAGACATTAGTATAAATCCTCGGAAAATAATGTATCAGCAGGGCCGCCTTTCTGGCGGCGAGTATTAATTTGACCAGCATGAGTTGCAATGATTAATGCTTCTTTGCGAGTAAGATAATTTCCCCATTGGTCCAGGAAACCTTGGTCATCACCATAAACTTGTTCAGAAACTACCTTATCACGCATTTGGTCTAATACTAGAGCCATGTCTTTTGAATAATGACGAGTCCCTGGAATAACTAACTCTCCGCCATCTTTCAATTTAAAACGATTAGCTGCACAGACGATAACTCGTTGAAGTAAACGGCCATCCCACCAGTCAGCTTTAATGAAACAGATTTCAGGAATTCGTTCGCCGATATTCTGAGTTTCGATTAAATCACCATTCATTTGAAGAATCCTTTAATTTTCTGCCACAGAGTTTTTGGTTCACGAATTCCCCAAACACGAAGTTCAGGTTCTTTAACTACTTCGTTAATCCACTCTTCAACTTCTTCAAGCTCTTTCTTTGCGATGACGACAGAACATGAATCAATGAAGCGAGCCAATGCCTGCATGTAAGTTGCACAATCACCACAGTGACGACCTAAAGAACTGTGAACTGCATAACAACCTTTGTATTTACGTTCAATGCTACCAAGATGTGTTCCACGGAACCAGACTTCCCATGCTTCGGTTGGTAAGTAGTGTTCATCTGTTACTCGTTCAGCACAACGCTGAAGTTCATTCAAAATCGCTGGACGGTTCATTGACTTTTTGACGCGGTCGATTTGAGCATTCAGGTTTTTCATGTTCATCTTTAATTTCCTTATTACAGAGTGTCAACAGCGTGGATGATGTTTTCAATGTTTTCCTGAGTACGTGGAATGTCCAGGTATACATTGCCATTTTTGGAATGTTTAGCAACCATTCCGAGGTCTTCGAAGTGTTTAACTTGTTCTTCAGTCATTTTGTAACCAGAGATACGGAAGTTACCTTTGTTTGATACCTCGAAGCTGCGAATACCGAAAGTACGTTTTTCAAGTACCGCGATGAAGTTGCTACGATAAACATCCAGTTTTTTGATTGTGAACAGATTATCTTTAGTAGCCAGAATTTCCATCATCAGATTTTTGTCTGCTTCCATCTGGTCAGTAATCGGACGAGCTTTACGAGTGTTACGTTTTTCCAGAAGTTCTGGTGCATTTTCTTCTGCGTAGATAACTGCTGCCTGGTTGATGATTTCTTGACCTTCAGCAGATACAATCAGACCATCACCTGATTTTTCAATCAGACCTTTCTTAATCAGAACACCGATGTTGCTGTTAACTGAAGCAGCTGAAAGTTTATCTGCCAGAACGTCACGAACTTCGGAAGAAGTGATGAAGTCTTTCTTAGCGACTACAATCAGAACGTTTGCAGCATTTTCAGAGATAGAGTTTTCAGAAGCTTTAACGATATAGATTACTTTAGACATTTTGTTTCTCCAGGTTCCGTATTTGTTTTGATGAGATAATAGTATCAAACTTTTAAGCCGATGTAAACGGTTAGTTTAGCACCTTCCGAAAAAGATGCTATCAAACAGCTTAGCCTCGGAAGAAGTCCGCGAAGAGCTTCTTGGCTTCGTTCAGAGTTTCTGCTACATCTTCAACTTCAGCGTCAAGCACTGCAACCATATCATAGTTGTTGACGTACACCCAGACTAGCACGTAGTTTTCGCTTTCAGTGTTATACCAAATTGTCAGATAACTATTGCTATCAGTGTTTGATGAGTGTAAACGGGCTGCATGCATCGTATCATCAAGGTCAACACCTGAGTTAGCCAGTAAAGCATTTAAGTTATTGATTAAAGTTTTCATATTTTCCTCATTTTGCAACGTAAGCTTCTAAAACTTCTTCAAATGTACCTTCAAGTTCAGGGCATCCCACGAAATCAGCTTCCATCGTTTCCAAATCTACCAGAACTTCAGTTAAAATATATTGACTTTCATTGTGGTCATAAACCATAACCCAGTAGCGTGCTTGTGTGTCTTTATCAATTGACATTCTGTTGAATTTAACATAAGCGAAATCAGAAGTTTCTGTGATAACACCACCATTTTTTAAAGCAGCTACGATAATTGAAATCATTTTTGTTTTACTCCGTTTGTTTTTGATAGAGCTATAATACCATAAGCAAACGACGATGTAAACGGTTGATTGAAAGAATTTTTAAAGTTAACCAGAACGGTTGAGGGAATGTGGGTAGAAAGGATGATTAATTATATGGACTCGGCTCTAGAATTCACTAGAGCCGTGTAGAGTGATACAGAAGCTCTTACAGAGCCTCCAAGTCCTTCATATACTCAGTTTCCGGAGTAGTTTCTTGCCAGTATTTCAATTCAGCTTTCAAGTCTTTAGCCTGTTGAGCCAGTTTCTTGGCTTCATCACTTGTGATGTGATAGATGTTCATTGAAACCAACTTATCTGCAAATGGAGCATACGTTGGACGAGATTCAAGTTCAGAAGTCAGTTGCTTACGAGTTTTGCCTTGAATGACAATACTACCTTCAATAACTTCTTTGATGAACATTGCTTTTGCCAAAGCAAGTTTGAACGCTTCATCGCATTCTTTGATTTTGTGTTCAATTCGTTTAACAATATAAGTCTTACGAACTTCCACAAAGTGTTTGATGAGCTCAGAAGAACTTTGGAACTTATCGTTCAACTTTCCGTTTTCATCAATGACTACGATGAACTGAGACATCTTCTCAACCAGTTTGAAGTCACGCATGATTTTCTCATGGCGATACTTTTCGTCGCATTCACCAAGCATATAGTCTTTTTTGAACTTAACTTTAAAACCAAAACCGGTTTTAGAACAATCATCGACATAAGAGATGAAGTTCTTATCTACCATTGGTTCAAGCACTTTTTCTACATAAGTTTCGCGGTCAAACTTAGCTGGAATCTCACTGATGTACATCTGAGACGCAGAAGTGAACTTGTAAAGACCACGACATTCAATTGACCCATCTTCAAGACGAACTACTTCACCGCGGAATTGAGGAATCTGAACTTCTGGTTCTTTATCCAGCTTTCCTTGAAGAGCCAATTTAGTGCATTCAACTACTGATTCAAAACTATGTGGAAGAATCTTAGTAGCATAACCAGTTGCAATTCCCTGTACACCGTTCAAAAGAACAGTTGGAATAATTGGAAGATAAAATGCCGGCGGAACGTGTTCTTTGTCTTTATGCTCAGGAGCAATTTCAGTATCTTTGTAGACCTTACGGAAATTGTCAGAAATACGACAGAAGATATAACGAGATGCTGCCGCTTTTTGCACCAATCGTGAACCGAAGTTACCTTGACCATCCAGAAGAGGATAGTTGTTGTTCCAAGTGTTTGCCATCAATGCACCAGCATCTTGTGCCGAACCTTCACCATGGTGATAACCAAGGTCAGCAACACCGCCAGCAACAGAAGCAAGTTTATGGAATTTTTCTTTATTACCACGAGACAAATCTAGTGCACGAGCAATAACAAATCGCTGAACCGGTTTGAAGCCATCAATTAAGTTAGGAATCGCACGGTTTTCTACTGTGTAGATTGCGAATTCTTTAGCTTCATTATCAATGATACTCTGAAGGTCTCTCAAATTGAGCTGACCTATTGAGTCATCAACTTGTTTAGCCATCATGTCAAAAATAGTTGTCATATTACCCTACCAGATTAAATTACCGAGGTCCATCATAACACATGCAAGAAAAAGCATTATTTCATAAATAACATAACAGACTCCAACAAATCCAGCTGAAGCTATAATTAAAGCCAAAATAATACTTACAGTAAGTTTCATTTTGTTAGACCTGTGTAGTAGAACAAACGTTCTACAGCCAATGCGGCTACACCAAAGCACATGCTTCCAATGACTCTTGGTGGAGGGGTTAACCCCTCCCAAATAAAAATACCAGAGGCAATGAACAGCGGAGCCATAAGCAAGAACACCAAAGCCCAAATCTGTTTGAATGGACTCATATTAATATGCCTGCAGAATAAATTTGAAGTTATCATTCAGCATACGATTCATTTCTTCAAGGTTCTGGTAAGAATCGTTGTGTTTACGGGTGAATGCCAGAGCCAATTGGCCTTTACCAAAGCCAGTAGTCAGAGGTTTCATTTTGTCAGCTGGAATGAAATACACATCATAGATGACGTTGTTTGAACGCATGGTGCGACCGAGCTGAGAACGGCCTTGACGAATCTGAGACAGAACATTCATGAAACCGGACTTAGAACGTTGACGACCAACGTAGAATCGTGCTGCTACTGCACGCCAAGCTGATGCACCTTTTACCATGAAGTAGAAGCCTGGTTCAGCCAGAACAGATGGGTCAACATATCCTACAGTTTCGCCATTTTTCACAGAAACAACATGAGTACCGCCAGCTGCCAGAATATCACCACGAGTCATATAATCACGCATATCATTTTCCTCAATCAATTAAAAGTTTATCCTCAACGGGCCCGAAGGCCCTGAATTAAAGCCCGGAGCTTTGCTGAGCACCGTTCATCAGAACTTCTACAGCACCTTTCAAACCTTCAGTTTGAATGACGTTAACAATTTCAACAGTCGCCCAAATGCTAAAACCGATTCCAACAAAAACCATAATAGCTATTATGGAAAAGAAAATCCAAAAAATCTTTTGCATTTTATTCATGCTAGAACTATAAACTTTGCGACCCATAATATTTTCCTCAGAAGTTAATCCATGCCATTACAACATCATGTGCTAAGGCGAATGCGAAAGCTCCAAAGAGCACCATCAGAAGAGTTAAAGTCCAGATGGCTTTGAGAATCTTTTTGATGATGTTCATTTGTTTCTCCGTTAGTTGATTTCTAGTCTATAGTATACCATCTAACGGAGGATGTAAACGGTTGAGTTAAAGATTTAGATACCAACCTTGGTAGTTGCTCTTGCGAACCACTGACTTGAGGTCTTCATGGTCACCAGCGAACTTTAGGGTAAACTGGTAAACACTAGGCCCACTTTCTACCACATCTAATATGATAATACAGTCTGCTATCCTGTGTGTCAAGAAGGGTCCTAGGTTTATCCCTGAGCCACCGGGATAGTCACCCGAGTAACCAGTTGTAACTGAAATCCACTTTGAATCTGACTGGTGAGTTTTGACCTCGACCCGGAGTCCACAGAATCGAGGATGAGCAAGAACATCCCACGCGTATGTGTAAGGGTCGTCATGATTTTCTTGACCGCCTGCAACATAGCCGTCCATCCAATCAGCTACTGCTTTTTCAGCTAACTGAGCAATTGCACAACGATTGATTACTTCAGTTTTATCTTGGTCCGGGTCTTGGCGCAGAGAATAAGCGGCAGTGCTTTTAATTTTGACCCTATCTTCTGGAGTTAAATCACTGAACGCCCGGGTAAAAGTCTTCAGGGCTTTCAATCTCAACAGGCCTGGATTCGTCTTTTCCATAAATTCCTCTGATATGTAGTTCACCAAAATAAATGCGGTCATCTTCTTCAAGATATTCTGCATCAGCAGGAGGGATTTCATTCACCACTTCATCACAGTGTAACCAAGCATAATGAACATCTCCTGGATGTTTGACCAGTTTTCTGCAATATACTGATTTTGCATAATGGTCTCCACGAAGATTAACAACAGCTGAATCACTTACGTTGAATGGATTAATCATGACAGCTTCCTCAAAAAGAAAGGGCCCGAAGGCCCTTAGATTAGATATAACAATCAGTTTCTTGGTTGTATTCCGCTTCACGGATTACTTTGTACTGGCAAGTACGCATTTTAGCGTTGTTGTAATCTACCGGGATAGATACTACATCTCGTGGATGTACTTTAACAACTACCAGACGGTCATTACCACCGCGGAAGTGTTTGATGTAACTGCGAGCACAAACGTGCAGACCAGCTTCGCAGGTGCGATTTTCATCTTCAACTACATGAGTACGAGGCATTTTAACTACTCGACCGATTGAGTTATCGAAGCGACCGGTATAGCAGTCAGTGTAATCGTTACGAATAACTTTCCATGCCAGGAAGTGTCCATCTTCAGTGATTTCGATGTCGTTAGCCTGCAGGAAGTCAAACAGACGAGTCACAGCAGTTTTACTTGGGTTTTCCAGCAGATTTTCCAGGAATGGCAGATAGAATTCAAAATCTTCACCATTCTGCATATCGTTAATGATACGGTCTACAAGGCCAGATTTGATTTCAATGTCCTGATAGAACAACTGACCATTTTCAATGCGAATGTTACCATCAACATAAGAAGTGATTGCCTTCTCAATGTTAATCAGATTAATCGCAGATTCAAAATCACCATCAACACAGAACTGAAGAGCTTCTTTAAAGTTTGGATGGTCTTTATCAGCAGCGTAAGTATCACGGCCTACTGTGATAGACAGGAACTTAGAAGAACCAGCCCATACAACATCTTCTGGATTGAAGACTTTAACTGGCGAAGTCACTTTAACTTCCGGTTCAACTTCCGCTTTACGGCTTTTAATTTCATTAACAACACGACGAATAGTATCAACAGAACAAGAATAAATTTCTGCTAATTCGGTTTGAGTATAGCCCTGCATGAATTCATCATGAATGGCTACTTTTTCTACATCATTAAACATTTTAACAACAGAGACTTTC